GCGCTGTGGATGCTGGGAAGGTTCCTTTGCTGGGTGTGGACGGGCGTGTTGCTGCGTCTTGTCTGCCACCGTCGTCGGGTATTGGCTTGGCAAGTGTTGCAGGCAGGTCTGTGATCGAAATTGCGCAGCAGGGTTCTGCATATGGAGCGTTTGCAGCGGAGCTTTTGGCACCTCGAGAGTGGACGGTTAGAACGCGTAGGTGGCAGGCGCAGTGGGGTACGGTCACGCCGCTGTTAGATGGTTTTGACTCAGTGACGTCCGGGACCGTGGCGGCATGTGCGCAACCGTCGGGGTTTCCGTCGAGTATTGAAGCACAACTGTGTAGGGTGAAGATTAGCGGCGCGTCAGCATCAGTTAGTTGCGGCGGGTTTGGGTTTTGCCAGAAGCGAGGCACGTCTACGGCAAAGTTCTTTCAGCAGATGTTTTCTGCGTTTCGGGTTGGGTTCCCAGCCGTGGCAAGGGATAGGTTCTTTGTTGGTTTTTCGCAGGCTGCGGGATTTGGTAGTACAGCATTTCTAAACACAACATATCCGACGAGTGGACTGTTTGGGTTTGTTTGGGGACGGGGGGAGACTCAGGTACGGTTTCTTGCTGGCGCTGTGGTAACGCTGTCTGAGCCGCTTGTTTTTACAGGTACCGGCGCGAATATGTCTGATGTTGTCTACGACTTCGTGATCTCGAGGGGGCGCACGACCGGGTTGCTACCTCCAGCAAACATGGGAATCGCTTGGCGGAAGTGGCCAGATGGTGCTTGGAAATCCCAATCCGTACCCATCCCAGATACGAGTTGGTTGTATGATGACTATTTACACTACCCTATAGTTTGGGCGGGTTCGTCGACCATCGATGTTGCTCATATGATTGTAGAGAGTGATTAGGGGGGTGAACCTATGCCGACGCCGTTCCGCATCAGGAAGATTGTTGAGCTGAATCGGTGGGTGCCGGATTTTCCAGGCCTCGGCGATAAGGCCTATTATGCGGACGATGGCACGGTTCCCTATGACGCGATTCGTGTATCGTTGTTCGAGGCCATAGACGGCCTGTATCCAGACACATACTCGTTGGAGTATGATATTTCTGACCTGCGAGACGAAGCATTCCTCCGCATCGACGCCCGCAGCGACGAGCTGATCAAAGCGGGCTTCGCGTTCGAGGGTTCTGTCTTCTCGCTCTCCGTCGAGGCCCAGGTCCGCTACACGACGATGCTGATGCTCGCGGATGCGCTGCCCTACCCGCTTGCGATCAACTCGCTCGACGACCGCAGTGCGGTCGAGCTGCAGTCGGGCGACCATACACGCGCGTTTTGCATGACCGCGCTTGGCCACGTCAAAGGCGTCGTCGACTCCGGCAGTGTGCAAAAGGCGCTCGTGCGCGAGATGACCGACGTTGCCGAGCTGGTCGCGTACCAGGACCCGCGCTGACAGCCTGCGCTTGAGCTGCTCCCAGTTTGGCGCGACCCTGGGAGGCAGGGCCTCGCGCGCATGGGCATCACCTACCTCACTGGGACGATTCTGACGGCGGTGGGCACCTTCGTGGCTCGGCGCGTCGGTGTGTGGGCGTCGAAAAAACTCGACGAGCGCAAGGTGCGCAAGCTCTATGAGGCGGCCGGGGAGTCTCCTCACGGGGCACCAGGGGTGCAAGCCTTCCCGCCGGCACCATCGGCGCCGCAGCCTCCAGCGCCCCCCAGCTTGGTGCCCTTCCCGCTCGAGGAGGCCACCTCGGTCAGCCGGCGGCGGGTGCAGGTGCGCAAGGTCCTGCTCGATTCCGAGCTTTCTGAGGCGCAGGATGCTCTGGAGTCTTTGCGCTCGCGGCTAGAGCGCGCGCGGCACGAGCTGGCGATGGAGAGGGCAGCGCACGGGGCCACGCGCGACGAGCTTGTGGAGGCACATGGGAACACACACAAGGTCCGCGCGCTTCTGGACGCATCTCGTGCGGAGACCATGCAAGCGCGCGCAGACCTCGCGGCGGAACAGGGCGCGCACGAGACCACCAAGCAGGCCACGACCAAGCTGATGAGCGAGTACGTCGAGGTGCGCAGACAAGGAGAGTCCCATGTCGCCGGAGATCACCTACCAGCTGTGCGCGATCGTGGCAGCCCTGGCCATCGTCGCGGGCCAATTCCTCCCCCGTCTCCTCACGCGTGGCAAGGAAGGTCTGAAATCGATGGGGATCGACCTTTCGCCCGAGACGATCACCGCGCTCGAGAGCCTGGCCCAGCTGGGGATCGCGTGCGCGGAGGAGCGAGCGGAAAAGTGGATCAAGTCCCTACAAGGGGAGGGAAAGCCCCTCCCCGTCATCGCGAATGAGAAGCTGACGTCGGAAAACAAGCAGCAGATCGCAGTCGAAGCGATGCGCACCTTGGCGCCCAAGGCGCAGTTCTCTGACGCGCAGGCAAAGGTGGCGATTGAGGCAACGTTGCAGAAGCAGCGCTCGATCATCCCACCGGCGCTGCAGCAGGAGATCCGGGCCTCCATCCCGCCGGGGACGGTGTATCGCTCGGTTCCCGCAGGGGCGCTCGCGCCCTCCCCCGCGCAACTCGCGAGCTTGGAAAAGCTCAGGATCGAAACCTTCGACCGGTAGCGCCGAGGTTGTAGGCTGTTCAGGCCTGTCGCGTTCGAGTGGCAACCCAGCCGGCGATTCAACCGTGGGCCGCGGGTATGGGGGCAAGGCTCGGATGCGGCAGGCACCCCTTTCGAATCAGGAGAGCGGCCCATGATCAGCCGGCAAAAGTATCGCGACGTTGCGGCGCGGTTTGTCTTCGGTGAGGAGCGCTTCGTCGATGCCACCCTCGCGTGGGTCGAGCGCGCACAACTGCCCGAAGTGGTCGACGACAAGCTCGCACAGTGCGTGAAGCTATCCGCCCTCTTGGAAGTGGCTGCGACGCACCCGCAGGCTTTCGACGAAGAGCGGCACAAAGAGCTCGACGTTGAAGACTTGCGCGATCAAGCCGAGCGCATCGAAGACGACAAGAAAAGTCCGGCCGAGCATGCGCACCGGATTCTTGCCGCAGAGTGCCTCTGGGGGCCAGACGGCTATTCAGCGCGGCAAAACGACTGGATCAAGAAAGGAATCGACGTACTCGAAGGCGAATGTCATGCCCCGCAGATGGTCTCGGAGTTCGCGCCCGAGCTCGCGCTCGCGGAGAGAGTGGCGCTGTACCTCCTCCTCGCAGAGAGCATCGGCTTCTACGACCGGCGTAGCTACGACATCATCGAGGATGGTTTCGTCCTCGGAAGTGCGCGAGCAGTGCACGTGCAGGAAGCCGTGGAGGCGGGTTTACTGGACGTCAGCGTGGCGGAAGCCGTGCAAGGCCTCGTCGACGACAACAACCGCGCGATGAGGCTAAAAAACGCAGAGATTGTGAGTCTGCGTGAAGAGCTCGAGATGCTCAAGCGCAGGTACGTGCTCTGATGGTGCCCGCATGAAACGCGACCCGCCCAAAACCCACAAGCGCCATAGTCGCTACGAAAAGGCGCTGTGCGGCATGCCGACCACGCGCCTTACCGATGTGAACGAGGAAGTCACCTGCAAGTCGTGCCGGTTATGGCTTCCTGGGGGCGAACGCGCGCTGCCGAACTCCGGCGACGACCCGGTTTGAAGCGCGCGTTCTAGATCTCGACCCACGTCTCGCAGTCCAGAGACCAGGCCGCTGCTTCGCGCAGAGGAACACGGTCTGGGACAAGCACCTCGGAGTCGCCCGACGGGCCGCGCGACCACAGGGCTTGCAGACGATCGAGTACGGCGTTCACGTTGGCGCGGAACTCGTCGCGCTTTTTGGGCCGTGCGCATGCGTCCACGAGTGCTTCGACCTCGGCAGCGCTCGGACGCGGCGGGATCAGGGATCGGTCAAAACGGCCTTGGACGACGGCGAGGAAACACTGCCAAGCCTTGGCGGCGTCGCGCTGCGTGCCCATCGAGGCCACCATCTCAAACTCCGGCGCGCGCCGCGGAAGCGCAGCTGGACCTAGCTCGTCGTCCTGCCAGGCGCGGATGAGCTTGCCGAGCAGGCTGTATTCGCTCACCTGGCTGAACTCGCCGGAAAGATCCTTGATCCGCAGCGCCCCTCGGTGGCGACTCCACAGCTTCGCAGCGTCGAACGCGAACGTGGGCTTGCCCCAGACCACGAGGCTGCGCTGGGGACGCGCAGGCGCGAGGAAGATGTACAAACCATCCCCTGCCATGCGGTCGCGCATGCCAGTGAACTGGGTGGCCGAAGCATCTCGGAGGTCGGCGGGCACCATGGTCGCGTCGCGCTCCAACAGGCCCTTCACGAACGCCGCGTCAGCGCCCTCGGGAGCGCTGGTGACCGCGTGATAAACCATCGGCCGCATCATCAGACCGGGTAGCGTGTCTGGACGCCCCACTTCGCGGCAGCGGGACGCCAGCGCGCGCGGACGCGGACGAGCGACTCTTCGGTGCAGGACTTCTGCCACCCAGGGCCGCAGAAGTACATGATGCGGCACAGCTCGCTGTCACCCTTGGCCAGCTTCAACCGCTGCTTGAGGATCAGGCAGCCCCGCGCAATGCTCCAGTCGATGTTCTGGAGCTGCGCCAAGGTCTCTCCCGCCGCCAGCGTCGACGTGTGAACCTGCATCGGTCCGTACGAGGCGCCCTTCAGAGCTTTGACGTCCTTGAAGTTGCTCTCGAGCTCGCAGGTCGCGAGCGCGAGGGCCTCGGGCACCCCGATGGCGCGCGCCGCGGCACGCACCTTCTCGAGGATCGCCAGCTGGCTCGCGTCAAGCCCGCTGGCAGGGTCTCCGCCGCCTGCCGACGCACCGTTTGAGTTTGACATGGCCCACCATAAACCGAGCGCACCGACGGGCAGTAGCCAGTAGTAGGGCTGCATGGTCAGTCTCCGGACGCTCGTGAAGCAAGGTACTTATGATTTCGTGCATATGTGCTGCTGGGAGGGCGGTACGGCTTGCGAGTGTTGTTGCAGACGCCGTCCTTTTCACATCGGACAGTCTGCGTAACTTTTCGGCCGCACTCGCGCATGACCACGACACCACGACGTAGCTTTTTCGCTTCTGCGCGCGCTCGCTTCAAGGCACCGGCCCAGGTTTTAGCTTTATCGAAGTGCAAGAAACGCCTTCCAGCGTAGATCAGAATCTTGCACTTTTTGCTTTTGCGTCCGGGCATTGGGTTGCCTTTCAAAGCGCGTGAGGCGCCAGCAATAGGCGCCATGGTATCATTTTGAGGTGAAAAGGGCGGTACCGGCGTGGGCATGGTGGGCAGGCGGTGGCGCCCTGTTCCTGGTGCTCGCCAGCGGTGGGGCAGCAGTCTTCGGCGGCCCGGACCAGGGCGAGATCTCCCGCGATCCAAAACTGCTCCTGCCGGCGTTCGCAACCAAGCTTGCAGAGCTGTTCCGGCGCATGCGTGCGCGGGGCTTTGACCCGATGTTGCACGAGGGCTGGCGCTCGCCAGCACGTGCCGCGGCGTTGGCCGCGAAGGGCACCGGCAAGGCGATCAGCACGCACACCTTTGGGGCCGGCGCGGACATCGTGAGCGCGAGCAAGCTGTGGTCCAATCCAGCGTTCTTCGTCGCGCTCGGACAAGAGGCCGAGGCCATCGGCCTGACCTGGGGCGGACGCTTCAGCGATGCGGACCTGAACCATGTGCAGGCCGTGAAGACGAACGACGAGGCGAAGCTGGTCGCAACGCCGACGGCCCAGCGTGACGCGTTCGTGCGCGCTCGGCTCGCCTAAATCAGGCAGCTCTCTTGCGCCTGCGCTTGGGCGCGCTGGCCGCCTTCGGCACGCCGAAGCTCGCGCACTTCAGCTTCCCGTTGACCCTCTTCTTGCGGATGCACTTCTTGCCCTTGTTCGCCGGCTTCTTTGCCATGGTCTATCCCTCTGTCTCAACGGCGTGCATCGCAGCCGGTTAAAAGATCTCGCAGGTCGACGTTACGGACTCCATCCCGAGAGATGCAAGTTGCCGTTACGTCGACCTGCGCTTTTCTGTTGCAGGTCAGCTCCAGCGCGCGATCGCAGTGCCTGGTGACGACGTACGAGCGCCGCCCTTGCGAGCCGTCTTTTTTGCTGCCCGCGCCGCCTGCTTTTGGCAGTCGTGCACCGTCGTCATGACCTGGCGAGCCACGCGGCGCAGGCCCGAGATCCGGGTACGCGCCGTGGTCTTGTTCAGACCGTCGCCAGCTTCGACCGCTGCAGCTTGCTTGAGGTAGCTGACCGCGCGCGCGATGCGGGCAGTTCTCTCAGGCGAAGCGCAGCTCTTCTTCTTGGTCACACGGATGAACTTGCTCACGTCTGTGTACAGACGCGAGCCTTTGGTCGAAGTTCGGCGCGCCGCAGTCTTGCGGCACTTGCCGTCCTTGCGACGTCCATTTTTGCATCGCCGTTTTGCCATCGATGAGATCTCCTCTCCTGGTGAAGTGCCGGAGGGAGCTCAACGACGACGCGTCTTGCGGCAGCGACCATTCTTCTTACGCCCAAACTTGCACGTGGTCTTGCGGCACTTGCCGTCCGCACGACGACCCTTTTTGCAACGACGCTTTGCCATGACTACCTCGCTTCGCGATTCGGTTTACAGGTTCAGTCTTCGAACTTGGCGCAGCGACGACCGGCTTTGGTTTGCTTGTAGCGCTTGCACGTCTTGTTGGAGCGCTTCTGCCCCGCGAAGTCGAACTTCGCGCACCGCCGACCCGCCGACGTCCGCTTGAATCGGAGGCACACCTTTTTGTCGCTCACGGCGACCTCCGTGGTGTCTAGCGACGCTTGGGCTTGCAGCGCAGATGTCCCTTGATCCGGACCTTCTTGCAGCTCTTGCGCTTACGCGAAGACGACGACCCTCCCGAGCCGCACTTCTTGAAACGCCCCTTGGCGTTTCGGCAACGACGAGTAGCCATGGATCTCTCCTCTGGGATGAATGGGATGGCCTACCGACGTGGTAGTCACCCGCCCCAGGGAGCGATTCTAGCCCGATCTCAAACTGAAATCGGCGACGATTTTAGTTGCGCCCCCACCTCATTTTCGACCTCGACGTGCTTCACGCCCGTGACGTAGAGCCAGCCCCGGAGCGCATCGGCATGCCCCCATGGCGCCACGCTGCGGAACTCGGGCCAGAAGGCCCGTCGGGTCACAAAGGTTTGCCGGAGGGCACCAAAAGCCGGGACCGCGAGGTCGTACGCGACTGCAACTTCGAGCCGCTCCAGGCGGCGGAGCAACGCACTCTCGCTGCGCAGGAGCGCAATCCCTAGCAGCGGGCACCAGCTGGTGAGCTCGAGGCCCTCCCGGTCCACCAAGCGCATGCCTGCAAGCGGGTGGGCAGGGGTTTCGAGCACGAGGAACCGGTGCGAGATGATCCAGACCTCGTTGCTTGGCACCGCGAAGAGCTGGCTAGCGGCCACGGGGATGATCTCGCCGAAGTCCGCCACGAGCTCCCCCACTTTAGATGAGCTCGATCTCGGGAATCTCGACCGTGGGATCGAGCACCACAGCGTGCCCTGGGTCGGTGATCAGGAGCTGGGCCTCGTCTGGGGCCGCGCGCCCGATGTTCTGGCCGTGAACGTCGGCCAACAAGACACCCATGTCGAGGTAGTGCAGCATCGCGTGGCCTACGCCGTCGACCAGGTACGTGTTCTCGAGACTTTGCATCTCGCCGCGCACGATGCCGATGCGCTCGGCCAGTTCGTTCGCCCAGCGATTGGGGCCGCTTCCGTTCTCGAAGGCCTTCCAGACCTGCCCGAGGAAACGATTGTACGTCTCGTCGTCGGCCTTGTTGCGCCAGCGCTTGAGCGTGTCGCGGACCTTGCCGGCCTCGATCTTCACGTGCTCGAGGCTGCGCAGCCCCTCGTTCGCTTTTCGGCGTTCGTACACGTCCGGATGGAACATCCCGCTCATCTTCATGAGCACGCCCACGTCGAAGGCTTCGCTGCGCCACAGAATGAACAGAGGGCGACCTCGCCGCGAGCCGCCATCGATGGTCAGGATCCGCTTGTAGTCGACGATGCCGTACTCGGGCTTGTCGACGCTGAGCGCCCACGACACGAAGAGTGCCTCTGCGGGATCGCTGGTCACCTTGACGACGAGCCCCGCTTCATCGGTCGGCATCACGCACCCGTAGTGACCGCAGCCGTACTCCTCAAAGCGCACGGGTCGACCTTGTCGCCGCCGGGGCATCCAGCTCGCGGGGACGCGCTCGGCCACACGCTCAAATGACGAGCGCCAAGCGCGATCGACCCAAGGTGTGTCGCCCAGCTCCGCCATGGCGCGACGACTCTACCACGCAACTCAAACTGAAACTAAGATGGGCGGCATGCACGGGCCGGCCGACGAGAAACAGAAACAGCTTGCCGCCCTCGCGTCGAAGGTGTTAGGCGAGCACGTTCCTGTCGTGATCATCTACAAGGAGCACGGGCAAAACCCCCGTCTCGCCTCGAACCTCAAGGCCCACGAAGCGGCACACCTGATGGAGGTGACAGCGTTCGCGCTGCGTAAGCAGTCGCCAGATCTTGGGCACCTGTCGCTCGACGAGATTCCCCTGACCAGGAAGAGCGACGATGAGGTCTCTTGAGCAAGCAGAGGCGCTGCTCGACCAGCTTGCCGAGGTCGAAGGCTGGCCCGGTGATGTACCTGTGCAGGGACCGACCGTCGCCAGAAATGTGCCCTTCTACAGCTTCACGCAGGCGAGCAAAACCAGCGCGCCGACGAAGCTGATCCCCATTTCGGGGATGTACACGAATCAGCTCTCGGTCGATCGCGAGCTCGTGCGCCGCATGTTGCGCGAGCCGTGGAACTCGCCCCCGCTGCTCATGCCGTGGGAAGGCCGCTGGGCGGTGCAGGACGGGCACCACCGCATCACGGCGGCGGTGCTGCGCGGCGCGTCAGGCGTCGTGTGTCGAATCGTCGAGCCAAGCGATCGCGCGCCCTACTACGCACAAAAGCGCCACCTTCACGCGTAGGGCTTCATCACCACGACGCGCACGGAGGCGCTCGACGCGAAGTTTTGGGGCGAGCCGCCAAGGAACTTCACGTGGAGTGCAATGGCGCTCTTCAGCTCGATGATCACGTCGTTGTCGCCAAGTAAAAAGCCGTCGTCGCCGTAGACCTGCACGATCGGATAGTCGGTGTTCAAGTCGTGGTAGACGGCCACGGTGCCCGCACCCGCGGTGATCTCGCCAGCCGAGATGTTGGTCGTGTACGCACGCGGCGCGGCAAGGGTATCGAGTGCTGCCGCGACGGATGCGCCGTCGACGATGGAGTCGTTGGCGATCAAGCTCGCGCTGTAGTCGCCGAACAGGGAGCCGACGGTCCCGTCTCTGCCGAAGACCGAGTACACGAGCGGACTCGAGTTGTCGCCGCTGCCTCCGCCGCCGAAACCGATGAATACGACCTGGCCCATGTCTCCTCCTTCAATGCCCGGCGACGTAGATGCCGGCTGATAATGCGCCGATTGCGACCACTGCGATCACCGTACTGGCGATCGCCCAGCGTGTTCGACGAGTGACCTTGTTTTCGAGCGCCTGCTGCGCACGCCGCGCTGCGTCGCACTCGAGAATCCGAAGATGAAGAGTTTCGATTTGGTTGTCGTAGGCACGGATGGATTTTTCGAGCGCCGTGCGCTGCTCGTCCGCGCGCTGGAGCTGTTCCGCCTTGCCGTGTAGCTCGGCCAGCTCGGCGGCGAGTGAGCGCACTTGCCAGTTGGGCACCCACTGCCCCTGCTCGTTCTTCTGGCACTTGAGCACGTCCGGGCATTTGAGCTCGAACGGACGGCTCGGCTCGGCGGCGCGTGCGCCGGACGTCGCGAGCGTCATGAGAAGCACGAGCAGCAGCGCGAAGAGCCAGCGGATCATGGCTTGTCCTTGAGGCGCGTTTCGGCATCACGCTGGAGCCAGCGCGCGGTCTCCTTGTCAGTCATCTCGAGCGCTTCTTCGTGCTCGTCGGCAGCGCGCTCGCGGATGGCCGCGCGTTCTTCGTCGAGCTCGGCAACGTCCTGGCGCGTGAGCTCGATGGTCGCATCATCTTGCGCCGCGTCGCGGTCGAGCTTGGCCTCTGTCGCTTCGCGTTCGGCAGAGGCCACTTGCTCGTCCGCTTTTTTCATCTTGAGCCAGAAAAACGTGAGCGTGCCCGCGCCCGCGACGGCGCCCCACAACCACTCGGGCGTCGTCTTCAGGCGGTTCCAGATGGTGGCCAGGGGGATCATGTTCAGCACCCCGCGCGTGCCTGATAGGCGTCGATCTGCACGATGTCCGGCCACACACTCACGCCCGTCGTACTTCCCTCGGTGATGCGCTGTGTCGTGCGGTCCAGCTGAAGTTCGAGGAAACCCCAGCGGACTTCTTTGACGACCATGATGTAGACCTCCTGGATGCGTCGCGCCGACAGCCCGTAGTGAATGGCGTACTCGCCCTCGGGAATGATGTCGGGCCGATCCTTGTGGTGCAGGACGTCTTCCTTTTCGACGCCGATGACGACGCCTGGCCGTCCCATCGCGGGCTTGTACACCCACGGCGTGAAGCCGCAGGTGTAGTAGACGGCGCTGCCAGCTTCGCCGAAGAAGGTGTAGTTCTTCTGGCTGATGTTGTAGTGCCCCATCGATCGAATCTCGCAGCGCTTGCGCGTCTGCACCCACTCCTCCCAGCTCATGCCGCGATAAACGAGGCCGGGGTCAGGTTTGATCTCGGCGATCGCACCCTTCGGATGCTTGTAGTGAGTGATCCTGTTCTCGACGTCGTCCTTGCCGTCGACGAGCGGGCGTATCTGGTACCGGATGGACAGCCAACGCCCTTGTTGCTCTCGCACGCGGTCGAGCACGAACTTGTAGCGGCCGGCGACGTGCACGAGCTGGTTGAGCCCCAGACGGTTTTTGAAGTACCGGACCACGGTCTCAAGCGCGAGGGCGTGCTGCTCGTGCGTCGCGTCGCACCCGTTGGCGAGCAGCAGCGTGCTCATGAGCAGACGGCCTTGACGAACTTGTTCTTTTGCTTGCAGACCTGCCCGGTCTTGGTTTTGTGGAGCGTCGCGCCGGACGGGCACTTGCAGCGGGACCAATCCACCTTGCCCTTGCTGGCCTTTTTCTGCTGACCCAGCCGCGTCCGCTTGCGCGGCGGCGCGAGCGGCCCCGAGTCGACGATCAGCACGTCGCGCGGTGACAGCAGCGTCTCGGCCTCGACCGCGCGCCGACGTGCCAACGCGTCACGTTGGCGGACCACGATCGCGTTCTTGGCGGGGCCATCTTCCCCTGACGAGAGCAGCTTCGGGCGCGCGCGCGGGCGCACGATGATCGGCGGTTTGTCTTCCCGCGCGCTCGAAGGGAGCAGGTGCGCGCCCGCGCCCGCGACCCGGCACACGGCCTTGACGAAACGCGACCCCTTCGCGGTGTTCTTGACGCAGCTCCAGCCGCGCGTGCGTCCGCGGGTCGAGACGTAGCGCGTGCCGTCAGGGCACCCACACCCCGCCCAGTTCGCGCGCACGCGGCGATGCCGCCTTCGAGGTTCCCCCATGAGGCGAGAGCCTATCATGCCAGTTTGAGTTTCAGGTGCTCTGGGGCGCGGGCGGCGCGCCCCCCGCGGCTGGAGGCTCTGCGGGCGGTGCGCCGGCCGGCGGCGGAGCACCTTGGCCACCGGATGGGGGTCGCATCCGCTGCGGCGGGGCGGCGCCAGGTGGCAGGGCGGCGGCAGGCCGCGGGGCGGCGGCAGGCCGCGGCGCGCCTTGGCCACCAGATGGAGGCTGTCCCCCCTGCGTGGGCGGCCGAGCGAAAGCGCCAGCAGCTGGCCCCTTCGTTGCGGCGGCCGGCGCGGCAGCGGGGCGTGGTGCCGCTGCGGGCGCGGCAGCGGGGCGTGGTGCCGCTGCGGGCGCCGCAGCCGGGCGTGGCGCACCCCCTGCTGGGGGCGCTGCAGCCGGACGCTGGGCAGGCGCGGGGCGTGTCGCGGCGGTGCTCTGTGCCGCGGTCAACGCGCTCTGCAGGGATGCCGCGCGCCGCGCAAGATCCTGCACGATCTGCGGCCGTTCGGGCTCCAGGCACTGTTCCAAGGTCAACCGGTTCGGACCGTAGGTGAGATGAGAATCAAACATCGTGGCTCCCCTTTCAAATCGTAGGGAAGCGCCGAGTTTACGATCGCTCTCGCCGGAAATCTCGGCTCACGGTCCGAAGTAGTTGCGCGTGTACGCGTCGAAGACCGCGCGCAGCGTGGCGCGCAGATTGCGGGCCTCCGTGAGCTCGATGCGCGCGTCAGCGAGACCTCGATGGGGCATCGGCGCTGGCTCGATGAACGGGATGTCCCACTCTTTTGCTTGTTCCCGAAGAAAGCGTCCGATCGCGCCGAAGTCCATCATCCGATGGCTCAGCCACGTTTCGAACGCCGGCAACTGCTCCTGAATGAAGCCGCGATCGAAGTGGATCGAGTGGCCGCACAGAATTACTTCGCCAACGTCGTAGCCTGTATCGGACAAAAACTCCCGCACCGTGTGTGACGCCTGCAGATAGGCATGCGCAGGCTCGGTGTGTCGCGCGCCTCCTTCTGCTTGGGCCGCCCGATACGCAGCGTCGAGCTCGTCAAAGAGGCCGTTCTTCGTGTGCATCTCGCGAACGGTTGGATGCACACCTTCCATTGCCAGACTCGGCGGAATGTGGACGAGGATGTCGGCCTCTGCGAGCGTGTTCCAGTCGTCGTCGATCGCGATGAGGCCGATCTCGAGCACGAGGTTCTTGCGCCTGTGCAAACCGTTGGTCTCGAGGTCACAGAACAGGTATCGAGGTGCGCTCACTTGGATCCTCCTGGGCCGAGTAGAAAACCATCCATGCTGCCGGTCGAATAGACTTCCGCGATACGCGGCATGATGGCTTCGCCCACCGTCTGGTTGTCGGCGAGCAAGATGTCCGCGAGGAACTCGCCCTCGAAGGTGGACCCGCCGGAGGCGATGATCTCGAGCTTCGCCTTCACCACGAGCACGAGCGCGCGCCAGCGCCTACGCCACTCGGCATCCTGCGCGCGCTGGGCAACGTCCTGCAGCGCGCGCCCGTGCACTCTGCGCACGCTCGTGAGTTTGGGCAACGGCGGCACGAGCACCTTGTGTCGAACCATCCGGCCGTGAATCCGATACAGAAACATCGTCTGCTCTGTGCCGGTGTAGATGCCGAACTCGGTAGCGCCGTGGCGGCGAAGGAGGGCCTCGAGCTCCGCGCGTGACTTCTCCGCAGAGACCTCGGTGCCTTCGGCGTACTTGCGTGGTTGTGCATCAGCCATCGGCCTTCTCCTTGTCAGATCGGAACCAGCGGACGCCTGCACACGGCCCCTCGTGTCCTGCACGCCGAGTGCACCGCCAACCGGATGGGGGGATCCGGCATCGGTCCGGGTCTGCGCGAGGGCAGCGACGTCGCAACTCTTCGGCGACGAGCACGGCCTCATGACTGGGATAGGGATTGTCGGGATCGCCGTCGTTGATGCCGCACAGGATCGTCTCGATGGCGTCGTCGACGTCCTCGTCCAGTGGCGGAAGGGGATCAGGCACGTGAGCAAGCGCCGCTTGAAGCACCTGACGCATGCCGAAGTGCGCAAGGAAGGTCTCGCCGACTTGATTGCGAGACACCCAGTAGTCCACGGCAGCGTCCACCATTTCGTCTGTGATGTTCATACCGTCCTCATTTCATGGCCCAAGCCCACGTCTCTTTTTCTCCTGCGCGAGCCATGCGTTGCGCAGCCATTCTAGGCGCTCCGTCAACGCTGCTACGTCTGCAACGTCGTGGGCGCGCAGGATGTATTCCCCGTGCAGGTCGAGCGCCAAGAGCAAGATCTCGACCTCGGCAAGCGTGAGCGGCAGGGCGTTTTCGGGTAGATCGTCGGGCACGGTCATGGCTCCTTCGTGCACGTGTCCGCGTGATTCGTGTAAACAAGGTACTGCGCCGCGGCCATGGGCAGCGTGCCGACGTCGAGCACGAACCCGCGCCGCGGAGCGTGATCGAGCGCGATACGCGCGCCGCTCGGGGTGTCGACCCACAAGAGGTGCGCGCCGCAGTCAGGGCAGGTGGCAAGCTCGACGACTCTACGGGGTTTCATATCGTCCTCATTCGTGGGGGAGCAGGCCCCGGCGCACGTCTCGCCACGTGGTTAAAAAGCGTTCGTCCGCCGTACCGTGCAGATGCGAGTCGGCGCGAAAGCGCTCGAATGCAAGGCACACACGGTCGCGGTGCAGCGCGAGCATCAACGCCGCCTCGTCTTCGATGGCGCGCCGAAACATCTCTGGCAGGTAGAAGCGCTGGTGCTGCAAGGTCTCGACCAGCTGCGCAGCCTGGAGCCGCTCAGTGGGTGAGATGTCGGGAAGAGGCCGGATAAGCTTCATGGGCCTGCCCCTTTCAGCAGATGATTTTGGTGCTGTCGTGTTCCTGCAGGCATCGCGCGGCGACGCGCTCCAGCTGGTCGCGAGATGCGCCCATGCTGATGGCGAGGCCGTAGGAGACAGCGATCAGGACGAGGCCCATCTCCGCTGGGGAGAGGACGACGTCCCCTTGGTCGTCCGCCGGCATGGTGCTGATCACCGTCCGGGTGTTCACCCTCATCCGATCGAACAGCGTATCGAGTTGGTCCATGGCCAAGGCCCCTTAAAAAGACCCGAAACACGTGCAGCTGTTGCACGGCGTTCGCGCCCTCCTATAGGACTTGCATCCCCCGGCCTCTCAAACTGAGTTTTGCTCAGCAAGCGCGCGGAGTTATATGCGCGGCTCTCGCTTTTTGCGGGCATGCCACGTGAGCAGCGAGGTCACCGCAAGCGCCCAACAGAGCCCAAGCCAACCATCCAGGCTCACGCGACGAGTCTCGCCACACGAACTTGCAGAGGCCCCTGGTATCCGTGGTCGACGATCTCCAGATAGGCGAGCGCGGTCTGGAGGATCATCCAGTCGTGCAGGAACGGCGCACGATACCAGGGCACGTGTACGGCAAGGCAGACCACGCCTTCGCTGTCCATGGACACCTCGTAATCGTCGATGTCATGGCCAAATGCCGCGCACTCGACAGCGTCCACAACCGAGTGCACGGGGTTGTCGTTGACCGGGGTCACGAGAGCTGCTCCTTGCCCTTGCCGCACTGACTACACGAGCACAAGGCTTTGAACGCTTCGTACTGCCTCTCAAGCCGCGTGGTGGCTTCCGCGATGGCCTTTCGGCGCTCCGCGTCCAGGCCGAGTTCCGAGATCAGGCTGCGCTCATCGAGCGTGACCCAGCTCAATCCGTCGCGGGCATAGGTGATGTGGCGTAGCTCGTAGACCTCGACGCCCTCTTCGAGCGACTCACACACGTATGGCCGGATCACCTGGATCGCATCAAAGCGCATCCCGTTGCTCTTCATGCGGCTCAGAACAGCTTCCAGATCCTCCAGCGGGACATGCAGCCCCTGTCCCTCGAACACGCGCACACCGCGGACGTAAGCCTGCACGTTGATCGGGAGCTCTGAAACCGACTGACCACTGGCATGGCTGTGAATCATTGTTGTGCACCCCCTGAAACTGGCGTGGGCAGCCCGCACTGCCGGCACGAAACAGTTTCAAACCTCGCTTTCACTCCATTTTAGAACGCCCGTCAAGAACTTCGCACTGAGTTGAAGCCGCATCACCTGGTCGGCATGCACTTCCGCGCAGTTTGGGTTGCCCAGCTCCCGGCTCTGCAAGATCCGGTTATCGGAAAGCAAAGCGAAAACGTGGCAACCTTCCGCGGACGCACTGATCACACGCGGCTGTTCTACTGGCTCGCTGACACCATCCAACATCACGTCGTCTGGATCGCGTGGAGCAAGCAGGGCCTCCGTGATCTCCGAGAGCGTGCGAAGAGCGTCAAGGGCGTCGGAGAGCAGTTGCCACTCCGTCACCGACATCTGGCGGTCACCGCCGCAGTCGGCGTTCTGATTGGCCGGCACGATCTCCTCGAGCAGCCCCCGTACCGCCATGGCGTACGGATTTTCGAGGTGATCGAGAGCGGCGGTTGCGCTTTGAAGGTCATTCATGAGCTCGTATCTCCTATTTTGGCACGTTGCTTTTTCCGAAAAATGAGAGGGCTAGAGGTCACTCCCCTGGGTGCGCCTCGTTCCAGACCAGTACCTGCGTCTGGGCGTCGCGTAGGCGCTCCTCGAGCTCTTTGCCCCGCACCTGGGTGGCGGCGTCTTGCTCTTGTTGCCATGCGTTCGCGAGCAGCATCGCGGCGCTGAACGTCACGCAATGCTGGCAGCGCGTGCTCTCGAGGGCGTGAGCGTGCTTTACGACCTCTCGGTAGTCCCTGATCAGGCGGCGTACCTGCTCAGGGGTCCAACCCTTGTCCATCAGGTCCAGTTCCTCCATCGGGAACTGCGGTTTGAATGTGTAGTTCATGGTCACCCCGTTTTGAGCCTTCCCTCGCGATCGAGAATCTGAACCTTGCCGCCGTAGACTTGCGCGATGTCCGTGCTGCCCTTGTCGCTCCAGACCCCGCCTGCGAAGACGATCGGCTTGCGGAACAACCCCTTGAGCTGCCGAACGTTGACGATGTGCGAGCTGATCTTGCTCCCGGAAAGGAGGCGAATGGGCACGTCGAGATTCAACCCGATCAACGCGCACACGAGGAACAGGCGGTACCTCTCGGCGAGCCACTCAGGCATGTGCTCGGCGCCGTCGACCTCGAGCACGAAGTCAAGGCGCACGCGAAACTGGGTCTTACACGGTGACCCCCTCGCGCGCGCCTTGGACGCCTTGCCCCGCGACTTCATGTCATCCCCGGCCAGGCGCTCGCACGCATGAGGCGACTTGCGCAATCGCGGTACACCCGAGCGCGCTCGGTGGCCGACACAGAGCGCAAGACGTCGAGCTGGACGGCATCCGCCAGAAACTTCTCGGCGAGCTGCTGCGCCCACGGTGCGCGCGTGCCGGAAAGAGCCAGCAACGCGGTCTCGAGAGCCTGCCAAGGGTCGGGCACGTAGTAGACCGCGAAGCACTCCTTGTCATCGAAGCCGTTTTCGTCGACGCAGAACACCCAGCCGTCGACGCCGGCAACGCGGATGCGAAAGCCAGCATGCTGTGGCCACGCTTTTTGGCAGAGCACCAGCAGCCGGTTCATTCGTTCGTCGTGTTGCTCTTCCATCTCAGTCCTCCGTGAGCAGGGCGAGGATTTCATCACCGCGCAGGTGGATGCGCGGCGTGCGCTTGGTTTTCTCCAGCAGGTTCTGGTAGGTGCAGGCCAGCTCGATGACGTGCAGCCGCTCCTCGGCGCGCTTGAGACGGCCCGTTGCCTGCTTGACGAGCTCCGCGGCCTCTCGGTCTCCCCGTTCCATCAGGCTCTCTTGGACCCCGACCAGGCCCTCCTCTTCCTCGTCTGTCAGCACGGGTGATCACATAAAGAACTTGGCATCGAGTCCCCCTTCCTTGGCGCACTTGGGGCAAATGTCTGTCTGAATGAGATCCTTCAGCACGTGTCGGGCATCCCGAACCAAGAGCACCGCGTCGACCTCCATCACGGAGCCGCGGATGCATGCGAGCCAGCCCTTTGCAATCGGCTCGGTCTCGAGGCGCACGATGCGATGCCAGCGATGGTCGAAAGCGCCGAGGATCCAGACCGTGTGGGTCGAACGCATCTTCTGCATGTTCATAGGCTCCCTACAACGGCTGGATGTGGAGCTAGCTCTGGATGCCCTGGCTCGACGACAAAGAGCCAGTGCACAAGCCAGGCGAGAGCAGCCATCACGATCAACATCAGCACTGCAAGCACCACTGAATCGAGTGGATCATTGGTCCCGTCGAACAGCCGACGAACCTTCATGGCCGAAACTCCTTCCACGCTGTGTACTTGCCGCCCTCGAGAAAGCCCCAGTCGTAGCCATTGGAGGGCTGCGTGCGCTTGCCTGGCAAAAACAAGGTCCAGCAAGGGCCGTCGATCAACTGCACGCGATGAAAGTCGCTCTGGCCGATGCGGTTGAAGCGCCCCGGCCGCACGTAGCGCTGTTCGACTTTTTCCGTGCGCGGATTGAGGCGGTGATCGAGGTAGCCCTTCGTCAACACGAAGCTCAGTGCGTCGTCCCACGGGTGGTTGTGCAGCGCGGAGTCTGCATCCGATCGAAAAAAGTAGTGCAGGAACGCGTGCGGCTTGAAGGTGCGTTTGGCGGTTTCATCGCCGCGCCGGCCGAGAAGGTACACGCGCAACAGGTACGGCGTGCCGTCGTGGCCCCAGATGATGCGGACGTCGAAGCGAGCGCTGCGCGCAGCTTTCCAACACACGCGCTCCAACCACGATAGCGGCTGCTCACTCAGGCGCTTCAGAAAGGCGTAGTGCCTCTCGATCACAGAGCGATCGATGTGCTCTTGCCCAGAGCTAGACATCGGGCATCCCCATGACATCGACGGTCGCCAAGAGCGACGTGGAGGGCGTGCGCTCGACCATGCCGTCATGCAGGCGCTCCGCCGTGCAGACGTGCTCGCTGATGTTCACGCGCCTGATCTTGCGCACCTTCAGGTCACGCTCGACGAGCGCGTATGCGGCGGCGCGCTCGTGGGTCATCGTCTCGTCGTCCGCCAGGGGGCGCTGCGCGATGGTGATGAGCGCGCGATGTAGGCTCAAGTCGATCTTTTTGGCCTCGAGCAGCCCCTCGAACATCGTCTCGAGCGCCCGGATGGTGGCGTGCGCTCGCGCCGAGGAAGCGATCCAGCGGCCGACATTCGCCTTCTCGCGGATCAGCTCGGTGCGGAGCTCTTCGACCATGACCTGGGTGCGTGTGCGGTCGCCGAGCTGCCGGATGCGCTCGTTGACCGTCTCGGATTCATCGCGCTCGGCGCGGGCTCCCCACGCGAGATTGTCTGCGAGTGCCCCGTCGAGCACGTGCAACACGGCGCGCAAGTGATGCATCGCTTCGTCGTCTTCATCGGTCATGCGCTCGGCAAACTGGCGCGCTTCTGCAATCTTGTCGGTCACGTCCCCCTCCTCCGTGAAATGCCGCCACACCGAGAACGTGAAGCTCTTGGCCAGTGCTCTGAGGCGCCTCCGGTCAACCTCATCCATAGACGCCTCGGCTTGCGTCCGACTGTTGACGGCGCTCACGCTCGACCGCGTAGGCGTGGTCCTCGAACGTGTTGCCGAGGTAGCCGGGGCGGCCGGCAAGCCAGGCCGCGATCGAGCAGCCGGCGTACGCACACGCCCAGCACGCGGGCCAGAGCGCGGCCATCCGCCAAGACCAGCTTGCAAGCGCGGCGAGGCCCCAGGCGATGCTGACGCCCTCTGCCTGGCGCGTGTGCACAAGCTCGTGCACGAGCACCGCCTCGCTCGCCCTCGGGTGCAACAGAAGCGCGTGCGGCCCGAACGTCGTCGAGTAGTGCCAGTGTCGTTCGAGCCAGCCCCCCGGCACGCCCGACACGCAGAACTTGCCCCGGACGTCGACCCCCCGTGTGCGCCGCACGCGGGCTAAGCGGCAGAGCACGAGCACCCCCAAGACGACAAAGCCGGGCAGGCTTGGAGGCAGCGAGAGCAGGTACAAGAGCCAGCGGCGGGTCATGCGACGCCCGCCCCGTCAAGGATGTCCTCGAGCGGGTTTCTGCCTTCCTTCGCACGCGGACGCTTCGCGCTGGGCTTGACGGCCTCGACGAACGCCTCGGGCGGCGTGACGGCCTTGAGCTCGGAGACACCCTCCCCGCCCTTGAACTCGTCGCCCGCGTAGTCCTCGAGCGCTTCCTCGAGCCATTCGGCGGCGGTCTCGACGTCCTTGAACTTGCGCGGCAACCCGCGCATCCGGAACTCGCTCTCGCCCGCGCGTTCGAGCCCGCTCACGAAGTAGCCGATCATCTTTTCTTTGTCGGCGCCCGTGCCGTAGGTGGGTTCCGCCAGAAAATAGGCCGCTTGCTTGTTGTTGGGGTTGTGCGCGCAGATGAACCAGTCGTCCCCCGCGGCGCGGAACATCATCGTGGCGAAACTCTTGTGCTTGGTGCGTGGGCGATTGACTTTTTTCACGTGTGACTCCCTGCTGCGCGCTGTTTCTGCGCGCGTACCTTCTTCGGCATGACCATCGCGTCATGCACGTCATCGAGCGCGCGACGGATCGCGTAGGTCCCGAGCGGTTCGTCTGCGCGCTCTGCGCCAAGCGAATGCTCGATGGCCTCGACGAGCCGTGCGATGTACTTCTGAAGGGGCGTCGGGTCGGCCGCTGCGCCCTCCAGCTTTTCGTTCCGGCGTTGCAGCTCGAGGTTTTCTGCCTCGAGTTCTGCCTTCTCTGCCCTCAATGCGGCGTTTTCCAGCCGAAGTCTGGCGACCTCGACCTGCAGGATTCTGAGCATGGCTCGGCCTTTCGACGATGCCTGATACTCTTCAGGCATCCCCCTGTACGCCAACACTGAAAATGAGATGTGATATCGCCGAGTTTTGACTTCAGCTCGGGCGCGAAAACCTAGCCGCAACTGCCCTCGCCGTGCGGCCATGCCCCGCATCGGTCGCAGGTGTCCAGTTCAGGCACGGTGATCTTCACGGCCGCGTCGAAGCGGTACAGCTCGACCTTGCACTGGCCGTCCGCATCCTGCGAAAGCGAGATGAGCCCGCCGAGGCCGTTGGGAAAGGAGACCTCGACGATGCGCTCACCGGGGCGCGCGTGTTTGTCGCCGACGCCGGTCACTACACTGGGCTTGTTCTTGGTGGTCATACTGCAACCCTCCCGAGAGACCTCGAACGGAAACTTCATTGCGAGCGCTTGCGCGCCCGTCCGTTCCGAGGGCTCTTGGCAGCGTTGCCGGCCTGTATCGCCCGAAGGCATCGAATCGGAATCCCTGTCGGCGCTAGTCGTGCTCAGCGATCGCAGCGTCGAGCTCAGCTTCGGTCTTGTATCCGTACCAAAACCCGTTGGCTGTCTGTTCGCAGACCCAGTCAGGGTTGTCCTTGGCTGCGAAGAACTCGACTGTCCGCCTCCCGTCTCCCACACCTTGAAACAGGTACACCGTCGCGTCCACGGGCGGCTTCTGGCCTACTGTCATTCTAATCATGGTCTCTCCTCTGCGGCACTGCGCCGCTCACTCATCCTGATTCGCCAGGTACGTGCAGTTTTCCATCGCTTCATTGAGCGATCCGCCTCCGGAGTTGTCCGCGTACTCGCCGAGACGTTCCTCGAGATAGTCACCCAACGTGTCGACGGCAACCGAGCCGTTGCGCTCGTCGAACAGGTGCTCCCAACGGCCGTCCCAAATCCCGACGCCCTCTCCGTTGAGGGTCATGAACACGGCATAGGCCGCATCCTCGCCCACCATGGCCTCGACCCACGCCTCCGCCGAGGCGTAGCCCTCCGGGCGATACCGGGCGTGCGCCGACGCCCAGTCATAGAGTGCGCTCCGGAGCGCGGTCTCGAACTTGATCCAGAGCACCCGGAGCTCAGCGTTGGCCTTGCCGTCGCCGCGCTCTACGAGCTCTGCCTTGTCGATGTCTTCGCCGGTCTCGGCATAGTGGTGGTTGCGCTCGATCACGCCCTCTACGAGCCAGTCAAGCGTCGCGTCGCTCGTGTACAGTAGGTCAGTCACCGGAAACCTCTTGCAGCAGTTCAGCGTGTTCGATCTCGCGCCAGGAATCGTGCGATTCCACGACAAAGATGCGCATCTTGCCGGGCTCGTGGAACGCGTCAAGGTTGTGGAAATAGTCTCGTGCCTGCTGGCGTCCGCGAACCTGGAAGCTGTCTTCGCAAGGGCCGCCTGCGCATTCGTAGAGGTCAAACCGATAAGTGAGCGCTTCGCGCAGGTTCAGAGGCGCGAGCGGCTCTTGTTCGGTCGGATCGCCCCACGAGGGTATGGGCAAATATCGGAAGTTCTTCGGATCGAAGCACTCCGGAACGTACGCCTCTCGTGCCCACGCGAGTGCGCTCTCTTCGCTCGAGAACACGCAGGCGCGACCGTTGTCCGGCCCGTCAGGCATCCAGAAGCCGCGCCACGCAAACAGGATTACGCGTTCGTCAGTCACCGGAAACCTCCGCCGTTACCACTCGATCGTCCGCGCTCTCGTAGACCTCGATCGCGTCTACGATTGCCTCGGGCAAAGTCGGAGCGTATCCGCGTGCCGCGTAGTTGAAAGGCTTGCGTACGCGTTTGGGCTTGCACAGGTAGTTGATGGACACGTGCCAACCCCACTCCCCTCCCAAAAGCTCGTAGCTCAGTCGGACACGATCGGGATTGACGCCTACGCGCTCGGCTAGGTCTGTCGTCACTTTGCGGAGGTATTGTTCGACGTTCGGCAACATGGCTAAAAATCCTTAGCTCTGCCCTTGCAGTTCAGGTGCATCGGGAGATACTTGCTCGCCCAGTACACCTCGCGACACGCGCGACAGGCGCGCGGGTAGGCGTGTACGTGTTCGATCAAGGTGCCGGGACCGGGAATCCAGTCGCCGTCCAGCACGAAGCGCTTGAAGCGCGCGCCGCACACTGGCTTAGTCATCGCTGCGACCTAGCTCTAGGATCTGCGCACGCACAGTGTCTCGTGCATCCGCGATAGCCCTTAGTGCGCGCTTGAGCTTGTCCTCGGCTTCGGCAAGGTTGTCAGTCCAGTCAGACGTGGTCTCAACCGTGCCGGCACACTCGACGTCGCTCAGAGCATCCCGAACGATGTCGGCGATGTCCTCTGCTTCGCTGAATGCCGTTTCGAGAATTTCAGCGCGTTGACTCTCGGTCAGTGCGCCTTTAGGTTTTTTAGCCATGGTCGTCCTCTTCTTCGACAAGCGTGTCGAACGTATCGAAGTCGGCGCCGAACAGCTTCCGAAGCTGCCCGCGCGTCTCTTGGCAGACGCGCCAGGTGCGCTCAGCCTCCCGGCTATCCGTGTCGAGTCCAAACTCGTTCGCGAAGTCTTCGAACAGCATGTGCTCCCCGCTGTGTGCGTCGAGCCCCAGCGACATGAGCACGTCGCCCAACGGTGGGCGAGAGAGCAGCACGAAGCCTTCCGTATCGCTCACGGTGAGCCTTCCGTAGGGCTTGAGCGCGCGCGCCAGCTCGAGAGTCATCGGGACCCGTTGCTCGCCCTCTCTCGGCGCTTCCATGGGGCGGCCCCGGCGCGTGCCGTTGCCCAAACCCGTGCGGTAGGCCGTCATGAAGGTCCGCCCCCGGTAGGTGAGCGTCACGGTCCAGAGGAAGTGGTGCCAGGGCTTGGCATCGGGCGCGCGACGCTTCGGCGCCTCCACACGAAGCCCCTCAAGCGTGCACTCGAAGGTGCCCGCGAAACCATCAGCGAAGTTTGCAAACGTGGTCATGACTTACTCCTCACTCTCGGGTGCAGCGACGATACGTCGCTCTACTTCGCGGTTGACTGCCGTGCAGAGCGTGCAGGCGCGGAGCATAGTCGGGCCTGTCAGCTGCGTCTGCGCCAACTGCGTCGCAAGTCCTACAGCTCGGCCGGCGTAAAAGGCACTCCTTCGTGAGCGACAACTCCACGCTAAAGCTTCGCGCAGTTGTGCCGCGATCTCGTCGATCGTCTGTTGGCGATCCACGGGTTACTCCTCACCCTTGAGCAGGGGCGCGATCGCGCGCATCAGCGCCGCCGCTTTGTCCGGCGCAAGGGAGATGTCGAGCTTGATCCGCACCTTGCCGCCGTAGGCGATCTCAAACTGACCGCCGTGGCTGTGAAAGTAGCCGTAGTGGCCGCGCTGCGTATTCTGCGAACGCACGTCGAAGCCGGCAGCCTTGAGCACGCTTAGCGCGTGGTTCTGCGCCGAGGTCTCGTCTTCGCCGCTCTGCAGTTGTTCTTGCAAGTACGCCCAGCGCACCGCGAACGCGGGCATCACCCGGCGCTCGATCTCGCGCACGATCTTGTCTGCGGCTCGCTCAGGGTCGACCGTGATCACCGTCTTCGGGAGGTCACGCCGCGGCGTGATCGATTCATTGCGCTTGGAGTCGTACCAGCGGATCGAGTCGTCGATCACAAGCCGGGACCTGTACACGTCAAGCTGGAAGCACAGCGAGCGCCCGTCCGTGTGCGTGAGATACGCCCACGTGTCGATACGCCCGTCCTCGCGACGACCCTTGACCGTGTCATAGACAAAGCCCTTGAGCAGCGCACTGTCCCCGATCGCCGCGGCGATCTCACGCACGCGCGCGTGCAGGAACGCCGATTTATCGGCGGAACTCATATCCTCGTACTTCGACTTGGCCATTACTGCAGCCCTCCCGAAAGAGCGCTCAGCCGAGGGCACTGTGCGCGCTTTCGAATAGGCTGGACGGGCGAGGCCCGTCCCTTCTGACACTAGACGAGCGAGGCCCGTCCCTTCTGACACTAGCCGAACTTCACTTCTCCAAAAAGCGCAACCTGCACGACTAGATCGGCCTGCGGGCCGTCGAGTGTATCGCCGCAGAGCAGCTCGCCGAGCGCTTCCTGTAGCCCCTTGAACTCGCCGCGGGAGGCCCGGCACAGCTCCACCATGCGAGCAGGCGCCTTGAGAAGCTTCTCGCGCGTGAGCGTGCCGAAACTTACCTTGGGATTCTCCGCGTCGAAGACCTCGACGCCCGCTTTGTGGGTAAGCGCCTCGACGAAGCTCAGCTCTGTGCGAGCCCAGTAGCCGCTCCCGGACTCGCCCGCAGTGACAAGCGTATCCGCGAGGTCTTGCTCGGAGACCGTGACCCGTATCTCGATCGCCGTATCGTCAGCTTTTTTCATGACACCCTTTCGACGCGCGCCACTTCAGGCGCATTCAAACTCAGTTTCAGATTGCAGGCGCTGTGCACCCGAGCGCCCTTTTGATCTGGGGTGCCGTCGCTTTGCAGCAGAGGTACAACGCCCCTCGATAGTGACTGATCCGGTAGATCCGTTCCCCCGGTTGGACGTCGAAGTATCTCCCGCTGCCCTTTGCGTAGCCTCCCGCGTCGAGCGCAACGCGCTCAACTTCCAAGGCATCACCCTTGCACAAACCGAGGGCAAAGGCGTGCAGGTCTGCGAACATCCCTTGCGACATGCTGTTACGCAATCCGTGGATCGAGGGTTTGCCGTCTGTGTAGTTCATGTGCGTGCCGACTTTCGCTTGCGAGGACGCGCCGCGCGATCGCGCAAGTACGCGGCAACCTTTGCCAGCCTGGCCATGCCCTCGCATGCACAAAGCGCATCGTCCTCGCCGCCGTTGCAGCGCCAAGACTCCAAGAGATCAAATTCGGTCTCTTGTCCGAATGGTTCGCCTTGATAGTGCTCGACGTACGCCGCGAGCAAGCAACCGAGTTGATTGTGATCCCATTCGTCGAGCGGCCCCCACTCGGCCGTGTCGGGCGAATAGAACGAACAGAACCCGCTACGAGATGTAAAGCTCTCCGCCGCGTGTCTCTGCAACGTGAGCGGAGGTGTTTCGTCGAGCATGCGAGCTAGGTCCGCTTCCTCGACAAGGCAGAAGATCCGGTCAGTCGTGAAGTTGTACTCACGAGGCGATTCCAAGGCTTCAAACGCGCCCATCAGCTCAAACTGCGCGAGGAACGCCTCCGCATACGCTTGCGCGTAGCACTGGAACGCAGGGCCATAGTTGACGTCGCCCGTGCGATTCATCAGCCCTTCATAGACAGTGCCGGAATCGTCGCTCAGCATTTGCTCGACGGCGCAGTCAATTGCGGCCTCGTGACACGTGCCGTAAAAGCCAGAAAACGGAATCACTACGGTTTTCATGGGTCAAACCCTCCGAGATCGCGCCAGTCCGAACCGGAACCGGGAGGGTTAGTGGCCCCTGCCCGGACTGGCGCAATATCGCAAGGCTCGACGCGTAGGCGCGCCGCCGCAAGTCACTTCAGGTGTGCCAGCTCCAAGGATCGGGGGATGAATCGATCCGAACAGAGTAGGTGTTCACGCCGTAGCCTTCCGGAATCGTCTCGCCGTTCGGCAAGACCCATCCGCTTTGATCGCCGTGGTAGACGATCGCGCCGCCGATACCGCCGAACACGGTTTGCGCCGAGAACCCGAAACTAGCCGGTGCCGAGTCCGAATAGAGCGTGAAGATCTTGTTCCCCAGCACGTAGCGGCTCCACTCCTCGGGCACCGTCCGCTGGCCAGGCTGCACGAAGGAAAGCGCCTCGTGCTCGCACACGTCCTGATCGTAATCCGCGTAGCGGTAGGCTCGAAAGACGTTGCGCCAGAAGTGGCGCCACGTGGTCTCACCCTTGGACTCGGCGAAAGCCGCGACCTTGGCGAAGTGTTCGTCATTCGTGATCTTCAGCATGGTTCTAACCCTCCGAGCCGCACGCGAGAAGGCTCGCTTGCGTGTCGCAGAGTGCGAGGCGTGGCCTCGCTCGACACTCAGCCTGCACGCTTCTGTTCGGACTGCTTTTCAGCAGCATCGATCGCCGAGTCCATCAGATCGGTATCGTAACCGCTATCTCGCCAGTCTTCGCCGATGAAGCCCCAGCACGAATCCACGTGGGTCCACGCGCCGCAACACGGACAGCTCACGAACGTAACCACGCCCCACAAGCCTTCACGCTCGATCTTGAGGTTCGTCTCCTTTTCGTTTTCATAGTCGCCGTACTGGTACGGCATATCGTCGGCTTCGATATCGAGCCGCACGCGACCCTCGTACTCAAGCGCTTCAAAGCGCGTGCGGATCTTCGCCGCGCGCAACGCCTCGCGAGCAGACCAGTGCATCGCGCGCAGTCGCGCGTAATCGCGCCGTGTCTTCTGATCTAGGTCCATGTTCAAACCCTCCGAACCCCGACGCGAGAGAAGCTCTCACGTGCAGTTCGCAGAGTGCGAGGATTGCGCCTCGCTTCCCGAGTTACAGCTCGATCGTGACACCTTCCGGAAACGTCGCGTGGTCGCGCAAGGCGTTGCGGCGAGCGTTCGCAGTCGTGGGCCAACGGCCGACGATCTTGGTAAGCAGGCGCTTGCCGAGCCCTGGCAATGCCTTGACAGCAGGGTGTGTCTCAATCGCCGACTCGCCCTCATAGGCTTCATCGATGGCAAGCAACGTCCCGATCGCAGGATGGACCACGGCATAAAACCGCCTCGGGTTGCCGTTGCGATCGCGGCCAGCGTCAAAGTGGACGACCGCGATCTCATTCACGTGTACAGACTGCATACACTTCACTCTCCGATTGCAAGCTGAAAACTTCTCAGCTGGCCATCGCAGGGTGCGACGCGCTTAGCGTCTCACGAGTCTTGACGCGCCGTCGGCGCGACCTATTCAAACTGAGTTTGACTTGGGTGCGCGATCTGCCGCGCGTGTCTCACGGATGAAACGTGCCAGCGTGGCGCGGCTCGGCTCGTGCCCGGCGTCGGCCACGTACCTGAAGTTGAAACTCGCGCCGTCGTCGGCCGACTCGTAGCCGTAAGGCGAGTGATCCATGTGCAGGCGCCATAGCTCGGAGTGGTGCTCTCCGAGCCAGGTGACGGTATCGTCCGCGAGCGCGAACGCCGCGGAAAGTGCGCTCACAAACTCGCGTGCTCCCCAGCAATCCCACGACTCTTGAGCGGCTTCGTATTCGCGCTCGGATAGATCGGAGTCGTCGAGTACCGGATAATCGGCGAGCGCGGACTCGATCTGCTCGCCCTCGGCTGCGCGGCTCGGATCAATGATTGCAATTTCGAACCAACCCGGACCCCAGTGTCCGAAACGATGGATCTCCAAGGTTTCGGACTCGCCACCAAGCGACTTGACGGCCGCGTCAAAGTTAGACTCCTCAAGCGGACCACTGTCGCGCGTGCGGATCACGGGCAGCACGAGCCACGTTTGACGATCGTCAAGTCCTAGTCCGCTAGGATCAAAGCCTGTAGGCCGATACTCGCTATAGAGCTGCATTGTAAAACCCTCCGAGCCGCACGCGAGAAGGCTCGCTTGCGTGTCGCAGAGTGCGAGGCTTGCCTCGCTTCCGGCTTACGGCTTACGGCTGCACGAGCTTCTCTAGATCTTCGAATGCTTCGCTGGCCGTCAAGCCGAAGTTCGCATAGTGAAGATCCATGATCTTGTGAGCCCACGCTACCGCGATCGGGTGCTCGCACAGTGCGCGCGTGCCGCCTTTGCCTTCCGCTTCCAGCAAGGCACTCAAGCGCAGCATCGCTTTCGCGAACGAGCGCGAAATCCCCAGCGGATTGCAAGCGTTCTGCACGTCGAGCGCTTCGCGCGCCAGCTGCACGAGCGTGCGCGTGTCCGCACGATCAAGATCACGATCTAGAGCTGTCATGTTCAAACCCTCCGAGCCGAATGCGAGTCATGGACTCGCGCGCGGTTCGCAAGGTTGCGAGGCTTGCCTCGCTTTCAACTTCGACGTGCGCCTCGCGAGGCGCATTCAAACTCCGTTTCAGATCTTGCCGTAAAGCCGACCCATGAGTAGCGCTTTCGGGTCTCCCGCGGACATGCCACGATCGATCGCGCTATCAATGTCGCCTCGCATGTATTCGAGCGCAGTCGAGCCGAGGGCGTTGACCGGCTTCGCAAGCGCTACGGCACGCTTCTCGGGAGCGTCAAGCGAGCGCGAAAGCTTGCGCGCGTTGGCGATCAAAGCGCGGTAGCTATTGCCCGACTCATCCGACAATGGTGCTTTGCAGCCATACCCGTGGCATGCGTCGACGATGGCCAGATCTTGTGTTTCAAGGTCTGCGATCTGATCTCCCGCTTCGCTGAAAAGCAAGCCATCCGAATCGAGGTACCATCCGCACGACTTGAGAGCGTCGGACGTGTCGATCTGGTCTAGATCGATCTCGCTGAGGCTCACGTTGTACGTGGCCCCGATCTCGCTCGCTTCTCGTTCGCCCACGGTTTCCTCCCAATTGAGGAGCTCAATCACGTGGTAGCGACGTTCGCCTACCTTGCGGCACCACTTGCCACCATAGTCCGCGAAATTCACGTCGCCCGTGAGGAACTTAAAGGATCCGAAATTCTTGCTCATACAAACCCTCCGAGCCGAACGCGAGACTTGTCTCGCGCGCGCTTCGCAGAGTGCGAGGACCCTAGCGCCTCGCGTCCGTTTCAGCGCTTGCTGGGCTTGCGTTTGCGAGGCGCAGCCGCCGTGGGCGCAGCCGCCGTGGGCTTGCGCTTGCGAGGCGCAGCCGCCGTGGGCGCAGCCGCCGTGGGCGCAGCCGCCGTGGGCGCAGCCGCCGTGGGCGCACCCGCCGTATCGTTCGCTGGCACCACTTGGAGTAGTACCGCTAGAACGTGCGCGTAAGTCGTGTAAGCGGCGTAAGCCGCTTCGTTGCCCTGTAACACTTGGACGCGAGACAGCGCTTGCTCGGACTCGAGCTTCGCGATCGCCACTTGCAAACTGATACTCATGATTACAACCCTCCGAGCCGCACGCGAGAAGGCTCGCTTGCGTGTCGCAGAGTGCGAGGCTTGCGCCTCGCTTCCGAGCGTCATGTCAGAACGGATTGACCCATGTGCGATCTTGATAGGCAGTAATCCGCCGATCCTTGCACAATGCGTCCGTATAGTCGCACCACGCTTCGCTAATCGCGATGCGATCGTGTCGCCCATACTTGGCGACGACAAGCGGCAAAACATGCTCGCGGAATTCCGCGAGAACTTCCCTTTTCGTGGTCATAGAACACCCTCCGAGCCGCACGCGAGAAGGCTCGCTTGCGTGTCGCAGAGTGCGAGGCTAGCGCCTCGCGTATCAGTTCACGCCACTTTTGCGAAGTAGCCGTGAGCATTGATCATGCCCAGCCTGTAAGCAGTCGGACGCGTATGCGTCGCAAGCGTTGCGAGTGCGAATTCGCGCTCGACTGCGATGGCACCGGCACGATTGACTTTCACGAGTCGCTTGGACACAAGCCCAGCGATTAGCGCGCAGTCCGCGCTGTAGGCGCCTAAGCCTTCTCGCTCGAAAGCTTCCGCGCGCGCAAAAGACTTGAGTCCGATCATGATCGCGAGTGCTGCGCACTCCGCTTCCGTAAGTTGCATGGTTGTACCCTCCGAGCCGCACGCGAGAAGGCTCGCTTGCGTGTCGCAGAGTGCGAGGCTAGCGCCTCGCAATGCAGTGTCAGACTCCGACTAGCGCCTCACGAGCCATCTCGCAATCGCCAGCGCAGCCGGACTCTGTACAGGCAGGACAAAGATCGTCACACCCGTACGCGTCCGAACGCTGGCACTCGCCCGATCCGTCGCATCCGGACTCTTTGCAGTCCGAACAGAAAGCGACGCCACTTTTGCCAGCGATTGCAATTTCAAAGCAATCGCGACACGCACAATGAACATATCCGCTTGGCATGAAACCCTCCGATCGTGACGCGAGAAAGCTCGCGCAACCATCGAAACGTTTCCGAATGCCAGAGCCCGCTTGCTGGGCTCGCTAGTTTCGGACGCTACCCTAGCGCCTCACATTCAAACAACCGATCCGTTTTTCTCCGAGCCCAGAGCCCGCAATACCGCGGGCTCGCATGTTCGGACGCTGGGCTCTGGACTCATATTCAAAGTGAGCCCGCTTTTTCTCCGAGCCCAGAGCCCGCACTGTGCGAGCCCAGAGCCCGCAATACCGCGGGCTCGCATGTTCGGACGCTGGGCTCTGGACTCATATTCAAACTCAAATTGCAGGCTCTGGGCTTGACTCTGCGGGCTCTGGTATGCCGTGCCGCTACCAGAGCCCAGAGTGCGAGCCCAGAGCCTTGCTAGCGCCTCGCAAGCGCACGCAATCGTGCGGATTCTTGGCGAGCCCAGAGCCTTGATCGCCGGAAACGGAGCTTTACGGCACCCCTGGCAAAATCCCGTTTTCCTCAATGATTTCGCATAGTTAGCCGACTTTAGGCCCGGAAGTTCCGTGTAGGATATTTCCGGCGAGTGTCAGCCTGAGCCCGCGGGCTCAGGCGCACCTTGCAGCGGGGCTCTGGCCGCTGTGTACGGGCTCAGGCCGCTGTCAGTGCGGGCTCAGGCGCAGTAGATGCGCACGTAGCCGCGCTCAGGCGCCTGAGCCCTCGGGTTTTTAGGCGCCTGAGCCCTTGGGCGGTAGGCCGAAACGTTGACGCACCGTCGCGCCGATATCACGAGCTTGCTTGTCTGCTGCGTTTTCATCGGTCGTCCACGCGCCTTCGTAGAACTGCGTGGTGACCACGCCGCCTTCGTCGCGATCGACGCGCACGAAGGCTTGAAATCGCTTTTGCCCCAGGACGTTCACCTCGGTGTTCACACCAGGCCGTAAGCGAAGAGAGGCATGTGGCATCACGCTGGCTTCGTCCCCATCTTCATGGGGAACAGACCCTGTGTGTTCACGCCGATCTCGAGGCCTGCCAGGGCGATCGTCTCGCGCTCCTGGTCGCTCATCTTCATCACGTCGACGGTGGTCATGGGGACGAGCTTGCCGCTCTGCAACCGGCTTAGCGCGCCGCAGGACGCGCAGAGGCTGGCATCACCATCCTTGACCGCGTCGCCGTGCGAGATCGTGGCGCCGTTGAGCTTGCCACAGCGCGGACACGGGTGCGTGGCGCCGTTGAGCTTGACGCTGTTGGGCTGCATGTAGATGGGTGCTGTCATTGTGCTTTTCCTTTTCCTCTCATTCGTCCCTCCGCAGCTTGGCGAGGAGAACCTCGAGCAGCCGGTGGTCCGTGCTCTTCGGCTGCTCGACTGGAGCAGCGCGGGGCTGCCTTCTCGGCCCGCGTGCGCAGTCCTCGAACGAGGCGAACAGCACGATCAAGGCGAGAACAAATGCCCACTCCAGGGGCGTGAGGTAGAAGTAGTGTCGGCTCCAGAAGCTCATGGCTCGCTCCGCTGGGTGGCTACAGGCTAGCGCTCTCGTCCGTCACCTGTACCCCCGGAACGTGGCGATGAAGTCCCGGCTCCCGTTGTGGGCGCGCGAAAACACGTAGGGCGGATATTCGATCACGTGTTCACGATCCCAGAGTGGCGTGTCTCTGTGGACCTTCTCGTTACCGACGAACACGTACGTCGAGCAGTGCCGAAGAATGTCGGGCTCATCGATGCCGACCTCGTTGCCGCCTCGTGCATGCTGCTTCCGGTCATACTTGTGCGTGACCCAGCAGCCGATCACGACGTCGGGTTTGAAGTGCCTCACAGCGCGGCTCGCATGCATCTCGACGACTTTGGGACCGTAGGGGACGATCGTGAAGTTCCCGCGCTCATAGATCCGCCGGTACAGCGGCATCAGCTGCTGGAAGCTGTCAGTCCCTGGTATGCCGAGAGCCTCCGCGAGCACACCGTTGCCTGCGCCGATCTCGATCGCGGAGCGTCCTTTGATGAGCTCTCGTAGACGCTCGACGAGCTCGACCGTCGGGAAGCCGTAGATGCCGGTCCGATTGCCAAACGCCGCGCGCTCGTGCGTGGTCGTGCTCGCCCAGAACGAAGCCGGGAGCACCTGCATGCGACCATCGAGACCCAGTACGAGCGGCCGAAGATCGCGGATTTGATTCGGGTCAAGCTCAATGTACTCACTCGACATCATTCGCCTCTCAATCTAAACCGGTGCACGAGCGCGCGCGAGAGCTTCCAAGGCGCCGAACGCGCGCGCTCGCGACAGTGTTGCGAGACACTCCGTACTTTTCGGCGAGCTCACGATCGGGCACGCGCCCAAGTTGTGGTTCCGCATCCCAGTCCACCCACGGCTCTACCGCAGCAAGCCCGCGGCGGCGACGCGCACGGGCGACGGCGCGCTTATCGACGCCGAGCTGTGCAGCAAGCTCGGCGTCTGCCACTTTCCCGAGCGGCTTGTCGTCCCAGAACGCCTCGGGAATCCATGCGTGAAACAGCGGGATTGCGCGCCGCTTTCGCGCCGCTCCCACCACATTGACATCGACGCCGAGCTGTTCGGCGAGCTCACGATCGGGAATCTTGCCGAGCTGTTTGCACGCGTCCCAATCGATCGGCTTCTTTCTCTCGCCACCGTAGGGCGGTATCCCGCGCGCTAGACGTTCGAGGCGCACCTGCGCCGATGACACGCCTACCGCTGTCGCGATCTCGCGATCGGTGGCCTTCCCGAGCGGCTGTTTACTCCAGTCGACCACGCGACGACCGTGCGCACGTTGTGAGGCTTCATCTGCTTCGACCAGGCCGAGAGCGAGCACGGTCGAGGCGCCGCGCTCCTTCGGTGCGGCGCGATACTCGCTCACGTCGTCGCCCGAAAACGCGATCGGCCGCTTGCCGTGCAGGGCGTACGCGCGATCAGTGATCGGCAAGCCGTGGAGGTAACTCGCCCCGGTAAGATCGAGCAGCAAAGCCTCTCGCTTGCCACGGTGCGCGCGAAGCGCACGCCCCACGATCTGGATGTAGGCGCCCGCGAAGCGACACGGACGCGCGAGCACGATCGTGTTGACGCGCGGCACGTCGACGCCCTCTGTCATCGTGTAAAGATTGACGACGACTTGCAGCTCGCCACTTTGCAGTCGTCGCACGATCGCGTCGCGCTCGTCGCGGCGCATGGTCCACATGACAAACTCGGCGCGGACTCCCGCGGCGCGAAGCTCGGCGGCAGTTGCACGACCGCGCAGCGCAGTCGACTCGAACACGAACGCCGACGAACCACGCGCGTGCTGCAAGTAGGCCGCCGCGGGCGACATGGCCAGATCGGCGCCCAGTGGTGCGGGCGCGCGCAGCACACGACACGGCACAAGGTGCCCGTCGCGCACGAGCTCCGAGTAGCTCACCACGTCGATCAGCTCGTCGAATACATCGCCCAAAGGCTTGCCGTCTTGGCGTTGCGGCGTCGCTGTGAAACCGACCAAGCGGGCACCCTTGCCCACGCGGCGTAGCGTCGCGTGCCACTCGTCGGCTAAGTAGTGGTGCGCCTCGTCGACCACGACGAGGCGAAAGCCGCGTGCAGACGATTGCAGAAGAGTTTGCACGCTGGCCACCTGCACCCGCGCCGGAGTATTGGGCTCTTCTGAAAGGATGAGTCCGGCATCAATACCGCGCTCTGCGAGCCGATCGCGCACGTCGCGCACGATCTCACGGCGATGCACCAGAAACAACGCCCGCTCGCCCCTCCGGCTGGCCCTCTCGAGCAGAGCGACCGCCATCGTGCCCTTACCCGCCCCCGTCGGCGCCACCACCAACGACGCGCGGCACTTGCTACGCGCAACCTGCGCGAGGGCGCGACGCTGGTAGTCACGCAAGATCAAGTATCCATCTCGCATTTGCGTGGCATTAGAAAAAAACCTCCCGAACAAGGAGATGCACCGAGGAGTTCAAACCCTATGAGAACCTCAGCACGACGGCTCGGGAGAAAAATCAAAAAGTCGAACAAAGGGACGACCTGAGGTGGACTCGGTAAAAGCGATAACCTCAGATCAACGGCTCGACTCAAACTTCCTTATCAGGCGTCGACCTCTCTGCCAACTAGCCTTTTCATTTTCTTCGATGCCTCGGCCTCAACGTCGAACAAGGAAGCGACAGGGGGCAAACTCCGGTGCTCTGCCAGGCTGAGCTACCACTTCATCTTTCGACAGCGTGGGCTGGATTTGAACCAGCGACCCCCGGACCCGATTGATAACCCCCGATCATCGGCTCGACGTGATCTCAGTATCAGCCGCGCACGAAGTCGGCAAGTATGGAAGGCGTCGCCGTGTCGAATCCCACGATGTCGAGCGAGTTTGGATCGTTCGGGTCGGCCACGGTGAACTCGGTGGCCGTCATCGCGCACACGGCGAGTTTCACGGGCAGCCCCCTCTTCATGCGAAGCATGTGTAACGCCACGTGCGGGTGAGGCTCACCGCACCAGGTCTCGCTGTCCGTGTAGATCACGATGGCCTCGACCGGGATGTCATTCTTGAGCGCGTACAGCATCGGCTGTGCGATGTCGGTCGGGCCGAATGGCAGTCCGCTGATCTTGTCGATGACCTGCTTCAAGGTCATCTCCGGCCGAAGCGGAAGAGGCGAGCACGCCTCGGTCATGGGGTGGCGCCCGCTGAAGCCGGGAAACCATGACGGGGGTCTGTCGCCGCCCGTGAAGGCCACCACGTGATGTTCGGGCTCCGTTCGCATCGTGACCAAGGCCATGGCTGCGCTCGCTTCGCGCGGCGACAGCCCTGGCACGCCTGCGATCTCGCCGTCGCCCATGGAACCGGACACGTCGAGCGCGAGCAGGTGCTTCTTCCCGGTTGAGGTGACGTTCTGAAACGCCAGGTAGAACGCCTCGCCGAGCGCGGCGCAGATGGTTTGATCGGGGACCCACGAAAGGGACCCCTTCAAACCATGGCCTAACTCGTAGACGCGTAGCGCACTCAAGAGCGCGATCGGGTGCAGGCGCGACTTCGTGATCGCGTCGTGCTTGAGCAGCTGGGCTGCGATGCGCCTCGTGTTGTCGCCCAAAGGCGCGATGACACCTCTCGCGGTGAGGTTGGCCAGGTTGCGGACAAGCGCGTGCATGGGCATATGCTCCGAAAGCGCCTCCCAGACCTCGGCGCGGCTCTTCCACGTGCCTGGAATCATCTCGTGCGTGAGCTTGTGCGTGCGAATGGCCGCGAGCACCTTCGGGAGCTCGGTCTCGGTCTTGAGCGCATCGTAGGCCGCGAGCAGCGGCGGCAGCTCCTTGACGACGGGATACTGCACGGTCACGCCCCGGCTCTTGCGCACGACGTGGCGCTCGCCGAGCTCGGCGCCGATGACCCAGCGGTAGATCGACTGGTTGTCCGGCTTGAGGTCACGATCCGCGACGGCCGGCATCGTGTCGGCAAGCTCGAGACTTTGCACGACAACGGGCTCCTGCGTTCGCGGCGTCAGGTGTGCCAGGCGCAGCACATCACGGTGTGACCACTTGTTCCGCGCCTGGTACTTGAGCACCTGATAGGCAAGCTGCTCGGGCGACTTGCCCTCGTACCACCTGCCGAGGCCGCGCCGGAGGCCGCGGCCCCAGCCGCGCAGGCCGTCGACTGCCTCGACGAACTGGAAGAGGTGCGTGCCGATTCGGCAAACCACCGGCAGCACATTGAGCGCGAGCTCGCGAACCGCGGGGCTGGGGTGCGCGGCGGCCAGCGCCAACGCGAAGATCGCGGCGTCGTTCTTGGGCGCGCGCCCTTGCATGCTGATGTCTCTGATGAGGTGCACAGCGCGCACCGGATCCGTGTCGAGACACTTCCGAACGCAGCCGGCATTCTCAATCACGAGCTTGCGCTCGGAGGCGTAATACGTGCCGCCCTCGGCGCCCAAAATTAGAAACCGCTCGAGTCTCTGCAGCGGCTCGACCTGGAAGGTGTACCCGCCCGCGCTGTTCTGAACTTGGCGAGGATCGACCTTCTCCGACTGCGGCGTGTTCTGTGGCTTCAGATGATCTGAATACTTCGCACCCATGGCCCCTCCCCGGTAGGTTTGAAGCCGCTAGCCATCTCATATTCGGACGCGGGCACGCAAGCTGCAGTTTTCAAGCGCCGCGAAAGAAAAGCCCCAGCCGGGTGAGGTCGTCGATGACGAGGTCTGTCGTCAAAGCGTGTGCGGTGTAGCTCCGCCCGTTTTTGAACCGCACGCCGCCCGCAAAGGCCAACCCCTCACAAGGTGCCTGGTACTGACGCGAGCACCTGATGATTTCGGCATCGTGCTGCTTACACCAGCTCTGCAATCGCTCGCGGAAGGCCGCCAGATCCGCTTCTTCGGCGCTCATACGAGCGAGTCCTTGAGATAGAAGGCGCCTTTGGGGTTCTCAGCGATCGCCTTCTTGGCTGCCTCGTAGGCGTCCTTCCGCGACATTCCTTCCTCCACGCAGTGGCGCACGAAGTTCCTAACTGCGGACAGTGCCAAGGTGTAGTTCACGCCTGTGGCCTGCTGCAGCTTGCGAGCGCACTCTTTGGATCGCTGCGTCATGATGCGATGGTCCCCTTGATCACGGCCTCGAGCCGCGTAGACAGCCAGGCTGCGCAGATCACGCAGACCTCGACCTCATACCGAATGGCCCCGCGGCGGGTGTTCGCTTCCACCGCGAGCGTCGAAATCCCGACACGCTGGGACCTGAGCACGCCGCCGGTCTTGAACTGGGCAGTTCCCATCCCTTCAGTCTCATACGCCGTCAGGTGCGGGCATTTGGCGATATACGTTTCGTCGTCCATTTTTTCAACCTCATCGGGCGGACCCTATCACGCGCGATCCAGGTCGCCGTCTGAATCTGTCTGGGCTTTGAGGTCTCGACGTGCGAAAAAGCAACAGCTCAAACTCATCGGGGGCGTCGTGACCTACCGAGCATTCAACGTCGCCATTGCCGTATTCGGCGCAACCACAGGCTGGCTCTGGTACCTCTACACGCTGTCGAAGGACAACACGGTTATGACCTTCGCCTGCGCGCTCACCGGGGCGTTGATTAGCCTCTGCGCGATGGCGCAGGTCTACTGCAAGGACAAGCCCTCATGAAGCTCGAACCCTTCAGAATCCGCATCGAGACCCGGCCCGGCCCAGGCGGGCGATGGGGCTTCCTGTACCTGTTCGACGGCAACCCGAACGAGCCGCCACTGCTCACGGGACCGTGGCAAGACGACGCCCAAGCTCGCAAAAAAGCCGAGGCTTTGGCCGAGCAGTTGGCAACAGCACGGACGGCGCGTTAGCACCCGTGCTAACGTTCTACCATGGGTCGAGATCGACAGCTCGAGGGTGCGCCAGCGATTGCGGACAATGATTCCGACGAGTTAGGTGACCTCGAGGGTATCGGCGATGGTCCGGTGCTGAACGCCGACGGAAGTCCGGCCACGAAGGCGGTCGAACGCGCGCTCCGGAGCATGGTCAAGCGCGCACGAGCCAGTGGCATCGACCCAGACTTTTCGATTTCGAAACTGAAACGGGAACTGGGTATAAAATCGCGTCCATGACGCGTTTCAAAACTCTCTTCAGCGGCGCCGCGATCGCCGACATTCGCGCGATCGGCGAGTTCGCTCTCGCATCAGCCGAACGAATCGCGGACAAAGCGCTGACCTCTATCGATGATAACTGTGAGCGCCTCAAGCACAGCCCGCTTGCGGTCGGGCGCACGGTGCTCAAGGATCTCACCCTGCGCGTCACGAATGCCCCCGACTTCCACCTCGTGTTCTACGTTGTCGACAAAGTAACAAAGAAGGTGGGCATCGTTGGTGTCGTGGACGGGCGCTCCCGTTATGCCCTCATCCTCAAGGAACGCGGCTTCGAACTTCCACCTCAACCTCAGCCTCGCCGCAAACGTTAGCGCTGCCCGGATTCTCAACCACTCTGATTTTTTCTTGGTCGTTTGCACCACTCGGCGATAAAACGCGCTTACCCCCTATGGCGCGCGCACCGCACGACCCTTCCACGCTGCTCGTGATGGCCAAGCGCTGTAACCAGTGCTTGTTTTCGAGCGCGCGCATCGTTTCTCAAACACGCGTCGATGACGTCCTCGACCACTGCGCGTCGATGGACACGCACTTCGTCTGCCATAAGTCGTCGACGAAGAACGATCGCGGGGTGATGTGCCGCGGTGACTGGGACCGCGACTCTGATCGCACGCTGGTCATGCGCCTGGCGAAGCACTTGGGCGTCGTCCAGTTCGTCGCCGAGGACGATCTGTAGGCACCTGTTCCAGACCCTTTGGAGGCACCCGGCATGAAGGTACACGTGCAACGAATCGCTGACCTTACCGTCATCAGCAACCTCGGCACTGGCACTCTGACGATGACCATCGAGGTCGGTGGAGACCGCATCGACGTGCCGCTTTCGCAGGAGCAGGTCGTAGAGCTCATGTCGCGGCTCCAGCAGGGCATCGAGCTGGTGAGGCAGTATGATCCTTCCAAGCTGGGCGCGAAGCTGGCTCCACCCAAGGCCAAGCTGCGCACGGCCGAGCTTGTGCGTCGGCGTCGTGGTCGGGCCGCGCGCGAAGCGCCTCCCGTGAAAGATACACCATGAACGAAGCCGAGCAGGTGGACCTGACCGAGGCGGAAATGCTCGCCATCGCCGAAGAGGTACGTGCGGTGCTTGCGCCGCTCTGCACGCGCTATCGGATGAAGTACGCCCTCAGCGCGGCGGTTCAAAAGCGCAGCAACCCCGAGCTGGGCACGCAGTTCGTTCTTACCTCCGAAATGAAGGACCCCATGTGGGCCGTCACCGCTCTCGTCAAAGCTGCCCAAGCACTCAAGCCGAGTGCTGAGCAGGCTTACATCCAGGATCTCACAACGAAGCTGACAAGGAGCTGAGTCACCCCATGCCGAAGCCTCATCCTTCCGAACTCGCCTTCGTCGCTGCTCTCATCCACACCAGGCGAGAGCACCCATACTTCGCAGAGGTCTACGGCTTCCTCGTGGCCACGAGCGCGGTGAAAGTTGCGTGGCCGGTCTTCGATGGCGAGCCAAGTTGGAGGGCGCGCTGCACCGTGGCTCGCTACATCGCTGATCAGGCTCGTCCCGGCTTCGAAGAGATGTTCAAGCGGGTCACGGAATGGCTGCTCGAGGAGGAGCCTACGCGGAAAGACACGCCTACGACTGCGGACGACGCTGTGGAGCGCTTGCGCCAGGTCGTGCTCGGCTTCTGCGATCTTTGGGATGAGCGCAGCAAAGACCTCGCGAAGATCGGCGATCGCGCGGACGACCTCGAGACGATCGGCGAAGCCAAAGCCCAGGCGCTCTGCGCGAAGTACCTGCGCGAGGCCGTGACCGAGTTCCACTGACAGCTGGTAGGCTAGCTGCAGGGGGTCACATGGAAGGAACACTCACAATCAAGAAGTCGCACATCGTGGGGTACTTCGTCTCGTGGGTCGTCGTGTCGATGGCAGTGCTCATCCCGATCGTGTGGTTTGTGCACAACGCCGCGATGGTCCATGGAGCGCAAGATCTGCGGCTGGAGATACTCGAAAATCGGGCAGGTCGCGAGGAACGACGCACGGACGAGATCGATCGGCGTGTCGACGGGCTCGACAAGCGCATTGAGCGGCTCTCGACCACGTGGGTGCGCACGATCGAAGGCGAGGCGGGGACACGGGCTTCTGTGGCACGTCTCGAAGAGCGCATTTCCAAAGAAAAGTAAGGGCCAGCGCTAGCTGTTGAGCTTCAGCAGGCGTGCCTGCGCCTTCCAGTACCCCTCCATGTATTGGACGAGCTGGCGTGTGCGCCAGGCCCAATAGCCTGCGAAAAGGCATGCGACGCCGATGGCCGCGAACAGCGCGCTACTCGGAATGAGCCCAAAGAAGTAGGCGATCGTGAGGATGCCGAGGATCCAGGCGCACCACATGACGCGGGTGAGCAGCACATCGTGCTCATGGATTTGGTCGGTCATCTCGTCGAGCAACTTTTGTTGCCTCTCAAGCAGGGTCAGTCGGTCTGTCATGGCCAAGTTCTCGCAGTTGCAGGGGGTCAAACGAAAACTCTCGACGCGTCTCAACGTGCTGTGCGAATATCACGTTGGCTGGTTCTCACGTTTGGTTGACTCTCACGGTTGGCAAGCTCCGCAGAGGCCCCGGTCGCGTTCCCGCCGACCGGGGCCTCTTTTACGTCAGGTCTCAAACTCGCCGAACGGCTCCCATCGGCTCGGACACCGTTCGCACACGAGCAAGCCCCCTCGGCGCCGTAAAGCGTGCCGTCCCAAGCGACACAGCGCCCAGTGCCACCATCGTCGCATACTGCCTCCACCCCCTCGCCGACTGCCGCGAGTCACGCTCAAACCTTACAGGGTGGGCCTGTTTCAGATCAAGGACGCTGAAAACTGCTCGCAGGGCGCCCGCGGAACAGGTGGATGCCGTAATCCCCTGCAAGCGAGAAGCTCTTGTAGCCACGTCGCTGAAGGTAGAGCACGAGCCGCTCGTTGAGGCAGTTCTGGACGTAGAAACCGAAACGAGGCTCGTACCTGTCGAGAAATCGCGTGAGCGCCCCCTGGCCCGGTTCGTCGGCATCCATGTTCGCGAGGTCAAAATCGACCTCTGTCGGCCGAAACAACGGATGGCTGACGCGCACGTAGATGCGGAGGCCCGCCTCGTAGAGCCACTGATTGCGCGGGGTTCGCGGCTGCTTGATAAGCTCGAGGTACTCCTCAAACGAGAGCACACAACACCGTCTTACGTGGTCGCATTCGCTTCTATATGACCGGCGTTCGAAGAACCCCACGGACTATTTTCGTGCCAGGTCATTTTTCGTCTTCCGGGTCCTTCTTCACCGCCACCGTGATCAGGCTCGGGTACACAGGCTCGCCGAGATCACCCATGGCGCTCACCGCCTCGGTCCAGAGCTCGACGAGCTTGCCCTGCATCTTCTCGACGTAGGCCGGAGCGACGCCGGAGTGCTTGATCAGGGCGGCGAGCCCGTTGCGGGCATCAAACGCGCGGTCCCGCGCCAGCCTGCGGCGATGCTCGCTCACGAGACTCCCAGGGGGTGCTGTTGGGCCAGCTGCGGCAGTTGCCACGGGCGCTTGTGGCCGTCCCAGACCTCCTGCACGGCGCCGCAGATGGGGCACCATTGAATGGTGTGGTCGGCCGTGTCGCCCCCAATGAGGTAGGTCCAGACGCTGTTTCGGTCGTCGTGCTTGCAGGGCATCAGCAGGTGCATGCGCAGAACTCCTTCAGAGCGCCTCGATCGCGGGGATTTCGACCGAGGGGTTCAGGACGATCGACAGGCCGGGATCGATGATCGTCCAATCGCCGGGCGAGCCATAGGTTCCGATTCGGCGCGCGACGTTGGCGCCCCGCACGTCCGCCAAGAGAACGCCCCGCTTGAGGTAGTGCAAGAGCGCCGTGGCGACGCCCTTGAAGCGGGAGCGCGAGAGCTCCTGCATGTAGTGCTCGGCCTTCTGCAAGGCGACGAGCACCACGGTGACGTGCTTGGGCACCTCGAGCGTGCCCGGGGCCTGGTAGGCGTCCCAGAGCAGCGGCAAGGTGCTCAAAAACCCCTCGTCAGACATGCGGGCGCGCCAGCGCTTGAGTGCCTGCCCCACCTGGCGGGCGTTTTCCATCAGCTGGTTGAGGTGCGTGATCTCGAGCTGGTACGTGCGCACGGCGTGCCCGACCCCCCGGCGGCTGACGTCCAGGGCGCCGACGTCGACGGCCTCGTCGCGCCACAGGACGTAGAGCGGCCGGCCACGGTAGGTCGCATCCGGCACGGCCAAGACCTTGTGGAAGGGGATGAGCCCGGCGGCCGGCTTGGGCACGGTGAGCGACCAGGCCACGAAGAGCGCCTCCGACGCGTCGCTCGTCAGCTTGACGACGATGCCGGGCTGCTCGGTCGGCGAGACGCACCCGTAGGCCCCGCAGCCGTACTCCTCGAAGCGGAGCGGGCGGTCGTTTGAGACCCGCGGCACCCACTTCCACTCGATGTCGTCCCGAACCTGCACGCGGTCGACGAGCTTCTTCCAGGTGCGGTCCACCCACGGGGTGTCTCCGAGTTCCATGGACGCGAATCTATCACGACCTCAAACTCAAACCCGATTCAGCACACCCTGCCCTACGTCATGACGCCGTTCTCTCACCAGACGTGGACGCGGCCCTTGAGCTCTTTCAGAAGCTCCTCCGCTCGGACTGTTCCAAGGCTGATGGCGGCGTCGAAGAAGGAGGCTTCCAGCGACGAACGCTGAGACGACGCAGGACCCTGGACTGGCGCGTGCCCATTGCCATTGGTGACGGGTTGAGCAGCTGCGCGCCGAGCGGCAACGTGCCGAGGTGCTGGCGACGTTACTTCGCCTCCGTTGAGGATCGCGAGCGCCTTCGCTGACGAAGGCGGCGCTTTCTTCAACTTCTTGGGCGGCTTCGCGGGCTTGAGGCTGCTGCGCACCACGTAGATATACTGCGCGCCAAGTTTCAGCTTCTGCTTCGCGGCTTCTCGGATGATCTGCTGGGTCGGAAGATCGATGTGCTTGAGGATGAACTCTCGCTTCGACCCGAAAGCGGCTTTCGGTTGATTCGTCTTGGGCATAAGGCGGACATCGCACAAGAGCCGTGCCCCTGCCAACATAAACTCAACCTTGATAGGGGATCTTCAATCCCGAACTGGGTGAAGCGTCGGATCGGGTAGCTCATCGTCGTCGAGCGCGACACGAATCGGCGGCAACCACTTGACGATGCGCCTTCGCTCTTCATTCCGAGGGCCTGCGAGGAAGGTGTGCCAGTGCGGGGCTCGAATATGTCCTCCGACGGTGCGCCCCGTCTCCTCCCCTTCGCTTGGCGCTGCGCGAGGCTCGCGCGACTTACGCAGCGCTGCGCCGAGCTTCACTCCACAATCGATGACGGTCGGCCGCCCCGTGGGTAGGATCTGCCGGCCTTTGGAAGTCTTCGCGATACGGTCGGGCCGCTCTGCAGCCGGCGGAACATCCGTCTCGTCCGCACAGAGGAAAAGCACGATCGACGTGAGGCCCTCGATGAAATCGCGAGCCTTCCAAAGATCCGGGAACTTCGGCCTCCAGTGCTGCTCGGACAGCTCTCTCATACGCTCATGCGCGGCGCGCACACCCTCCTCGAGAGAGCCGCCGAGGCGAACCATCATGGGCACCAGCTGCTCGTAGTCCTCGATGTCGAGCGCGAAGCGAAGCTCCTCGTGTGAATCGATCGCGTCGAACTCCAAATACGCGAAAAAACCTCGGAGAGAACCCGGCGCCCCGAGTAGATCCGACGGCGCTTCGATGTACACGCACCATGCTGGGAGGCGCCGAAGCACATCAGCAGGAATGTCTCCCTTGACCGGCGTCTTGTAGAGCTCCCGAATGACATCCGGATCGAAGCGATAGATTCCTTGCGTCGCTCTCCACGCGGCAACCGCTGCCAGCGCACCTGTGTCCTGGGTGGGCGCCAAGAGCTCCGCGGGGACCTTGTCAGCGCTCGGTATGCCCTTGAGCTTCTGCTTGGCCTCCTCGGGCCGGTTCTGCAGCGTCACGACAGCGTGCGCCGCTGCAATCGGCGCCCAGCACCAGTCCGGCCAGTCGTGCACGCTCTCAAACCCAGGGACCTTTGGCCCGGCCTGGCGCTTCATCAACCGCAGGTGCTGGAAGTTGGCGAACAGATCCCAAGCCATCGGGTACCGTTGCCCATAGGTCGACAACCACTGCACAGCGCGATGTTGCGGCACTTCTCTTCTCCTCGTCCTCAGCCTGCGCCGAAGCTATCACGAGAGAAGGGAACCTTCACCTAGTGCGACTGCGCCACCCGCATGGGACCGTCGTCTTCAATCGCCATGATATCCCGCAAAAACAGAGCCAACCTGTCCACCTCAAGCTTGCTCATACGCCGCCGACGCTGTGCCAACGCAAGCTTTACATCGAGCTGCTTACGCTGTCGGCGTGTCCTCGCTTGCGGCAACGCTTTACGCCTGGCGCGCCACCCAGGCTCCACTGCGATCTTCTCCGCGAGCACTCGACACCGCTCTGCGACCCAGTTGAGATCCTTGTAGGTGTAGCCGAAGTCGCGAAAAATCTGGATAGCGCTCGCGAGCCCCGGCTGGAGGTCTCCTGCATGGCCGGTATCAAACCCCACCCACAAAGCGCGCGTTTTTCGGAGCGCTTTGCCGAATCCCGGGTATTCGTGTCGCGCGTATGTGAGACCGCCGTGAATCACGATCTGCGCCCGCGTGAACTCGGGTCTCACGCTCCAGGGATGTTGCGGAGGAATCTCCACATAGCCGTTCAAAACGCCTGTGCCAGGCATCCGGAGCACAAGGAAACGCAAGCCCATGTGCCAGCCTTCGAGCTCATCAGACTCATCTATCCACGGGCCTTCTCCGTACCGCTGAAGCTTCTCCTCACGGGTACGCGTTGGGGTGAACCAGCGCTCCTCTACGCGGCGAACTGCTTCAAAGTCGATCGGCTCAGCTTCTTCCAAGAGACGCCCCCTCTTTCAGCCTTCTGAGGCAGTAGAGAGCACCTCCGCGCAGATCGCGCAAGGTCCAGCGTCAGTTTCGGGGGGTGGAGCGAGTTTGAGTTTGGAACGCGCTTGTCAGGCGGTGCGATCGAGTGCTTGCACCGCCTTTGCAGCAGCTTCCGGCGTGCCTCTGACCTTGTGGCCGTTCCGAGTCTCGATCACCACCCACTCCGCGTTCTCGGGATCTGGCGAGAGTGATCTCTTCGCCGTGGGTGTTGCAACGCTCACTGCTGCTTTTGACACAGGCGCTTCGGGCGCTACGTCAGGCGCCGCGGGCTTGGCCTGTTGTCTTGGCGGAGGCGCTGTCTTGGCGGAGGCGCCCTGCGAGACGCCTTTGATCCTCGGCGGGACGCCCTTCTGCTCGCGGCGTATCTTGAAGACGCGCTGTTTTGCAGCATCGAGCGTCCGAGTCGGGTACTTCTCCACAAAAAGCCGAGCGACTTCCATCGCGTCTTTGCTGGAGTCCTTGAGAGCCATCTTTTCAAGCGATTGCAACTCTTCTGCGGTCCAACGGTCCAGAGTCGATGGGCGGCCCATAGCTTCTCCTCCTCAGCCTTTTGCGACTTCAACTTCAGCTTCAGCTTCAGCTTTCAAACTCAGACTGGCCGGGCATCCGCGTATTCAAACTTCTTCACCGGCGGTGTCAATGTATATGGCATCCGGTGACCGAGCGCTTGACGCATCGAACGCCTTTGCGAGCTCTCCCACCGCGCCAAAAACAACGTTCCAGTCCACGGGCTTATTACGACTCTTTGGTTTTTTGCGCAAGAACGTTTCGAATCGCTTGACGGCCTTGAAGAGCGTATCCGAATGACGGGATAGCTGTCGCTTGGCTTTCTCCAATTTTTGAGGATCTGCACGCTTGCTATCGGCAAGCGTTCGGCACCGTTCGCGCGCCTCCGCCCAGTTTCGGGCAGCCACAACTAAGTCCCGGACGGCAGTTTCCATCGGCGCATCACCCTGAAAACTGCCTCTGTTCAAGCGCTTCGTAAATAGCCTGGATGCGTACCTGCTCCGCTTCCGTGACTGCTTCACCGGAGGCGAGCCAGAACTCCACGGATTGGACGTAGGCAGCCTCGTCTTCCGTCAGCAATGCCTGATTTTGCGAGAGTTGAACGAGATGGAAACTGAGCTGCTCCGCTGACATGGCCGCCTCCACGGTATTCATTGGATAAAACGAATCAACTCCCTGGCAGCTGGTCAGCCTCTTTCAGCTGCCTCTGCGCCTCTCCTGACGGGCGATTCGGCCTCTTCAGATTGCGCCTGCTGGATGAGGAGCTCCAGGTAGTGCTGCGCTTTCTTCAGATCTTCGATGCCGTTCTTCGCTCGCCACCGTGTGACGTATTTAATCACGTTGCCCTCCGCGAACCCGAGGCCATTCGCGAAGATGTACGTAATCGGTTGGATCGCCAGACCCTTGTAGTGGCCGCCGCCGACCTGCCTCTGAAGTGGATCAGCCATCCGCTTGTCCCTTCCGCTTGTTGCTTCCCCATGCGCGACGCGTCGCGCGATTCAGACGTGTCGTTTTCCGTGTCTGTGGAGCTTCGCCCGCAGATCGTTCCTCGCGAAACCATTGCAGCAGCTTCTCCGCGGCATGGTCGTAACTGGTGCCGATGAAGATCTCCACAGCTCCGTCGTGCCGGAAGATCAGCGCAGGGCCTCCGCGGACGACCCCTGCAGAGACGCAGTCCGGAGGGAATAAGCGGGCCTCCGCGACTCTCCGGATGGCGATTTGTGCGGCCTCGAGATCGCTTGGTGCCAGCTGCGCGACGTAGCGATCGTGCCGAACCCTCAGCACACCTACATGCCACCACCGAATGCAACCGAATGCCCATGCGTGCAGGCGCGATCGCAGCCAGCTCAAGCTGGTTCGTATGAGGGAGCGCCTCACTTGCGTACCGTCACGATCGACCGCGGGAAGATTCGCAACCCTGAAATAACCCTCACGCCGTTGTCTAAGGCTGCCTCTACTGCTTCGACGTTCACCACGATGGCCAAGAACTCCTCGGGGACATCGAACAGGCTGATCACTTCGAAGTCGAGCTTCTCGCGCACGTTGGTTTTCTCAGGTAACCGCGCATCGGGCATCCGAAGCATGGTCGCTCTGGCCGCATCGAGATCTCCGGAGCGCGACTGCTGCGCGATGAGCCGCAACGACTCCGTTTGTAGCCTTTTGAGCTCCTTAATTCCCTCCGCGACTTTGCTTTTGAGTACCCTCTCGCATTCGCTGAGAAGCTTGAGAGCTGGCTGAAAGAGAGCATTGGTCTCACGCAGGGACTTGTTGAGGGGGCCTGTAATCCGCGTTCGGCGCTCCTCGAGCACTTCCCATTTTGCCTTGACGTCTCGGAGGAGTTCGTTGGCGAACTCGATATCCTCTTGAGAGTTGATGGTGAGAGCCGCGAACTCCTGGCGGATGCTTCGTGCCTCCACCTCCTCGGCTTTCAAAACCGCAAGCGACGTCGTTGCCGAAACAGGCACCTCGGCAAGCGTGACCATCTCATTTTGAGTTTCAGTCATGCTGCCCTCTCGTACAGGTGTTTGTCTTCGACGGGGATCAAACGCCCGTTGTGAAAGGCGGGCTTGGCGCCCTTGCGCCAGCGGCGCATCGCTGCGGCTTCGACGTCGATCTCCACGTCGGGCGTGAACTGCCGGTAGCGCTCGCGCATCACGGCGCGCAGCTCGTTCGCGATCTCGTCCGCATCAATCTCGCGCGCTTCCAGCACGACCTCGTCATGCACGGGCGCGACGACACGGTTACCGTAGAGATGCGTGTGAATGTACCCACTCGGGGTTTTCTCGCCGACGTAGCAGCGGCGCTGCACGGCGTTGAGCGCGGACTTGAAGCCCATCGCGGTCAGGTGCTGGAACTGGTGGTTACTCGCGACCGGGTACTGCATCCGGCCCCGGAGCATTCCACTGCCGTACGAGCGGATGTCGCAGAGATTGTCGGGATCACGAGAGCACTGTTCGCCGATGAAGTTGAGGTATTCGCGCACCTCAGGCCACTTCTTGAAGTAGAGCTTGGTGAAGCCCTTGACCTTCTCGTATGCCTCCGCGGGCGTCTTGCCGAACTTCACCTTGTACTGGGCGCGTGCGAACAAGATAAACGTGTCAATGCCGAGACCCCCAGGCTTGCCGAAGTTGAACGGCTTGGCCATCTGCCGGTGCTCGGCAATCAACTCCTCGTGCTTGCGCACGAGCGCTTCCTCGTAGGTGATGCCGAGCATCGTGGCCGCGAAGTCGAGGTGCGGATCGATTCCGGCGTTGAGGGCATCACGGAGCCGGGACTCGCCGAAGAGGACGTAGCAAACCTGTGCGAGGCTCACGAGCTCTGCCATGCCGAAGTCCGCCGCGATGAAGATGCGGCGCTCTTCCTCTGGGATGTGCATCCCAGAGTTGCGCGGGATGAAGCACTCGCGCATGCCGGGCTTACGCGGGAGGTTGAGGATCGCGACGCTGTTCGGGATGATCTTCGAAGAGAAGCTCGACGCGCGTCCCGTCTCGAGCATCGGCTCGAAGCTGGTCTGGATCGGGTACCCGTTCGTGCGCAGCTTCGAGACCTTCGAGATGAGGGTCTGGAATTGGCCGTAGCGCGCGAACTCCATGAGCGTGTCGTTGCCGGCGAGCATGCACGCGTCGGCCGAGAGCGAGACGTAGCCTTCCTTCCAGAGCCTTCGCTTCTCGGCCAGCTTGCGCTCGTCCGTGAGCTGGTTCGCCTTCTTCATGGCGGTCCACCAGTCGCGGTAGAGGTCGAGCCCTTTGGGGGTCAGCACACGGTTGTCGCCCGCTGCCGCCTCCATCAGGTCCTTGGCGTACTTCAGGGTCCGGCTACCGTCGGACTTGACGAGATTGCATTTCTGCAAGAACGTCTTTCGTTTTTGCTGCTCCTCCCAGAGCTGGGCGAGGAAGCGCGTCACCTCCGCGGAGTCGGTGGCGATGCCCCAGCAAGCGATGAGGTGCAGGGAGAATGCCGCGTTGGTTTGGAACGGCTCGGTGACCAGGTAGCTGTCGATGTCGACGCGCAGGTTCTGGGCGAGAATCGCACCCCAAACCTTCTTATGAACGTGGGCGTCGTACTTGGCGTAGTGGATGGCTCCCGGGTGCCACTCGCTGAGGGGAAGATGGCGCAACTTACCGTATTGAAGTCGCCATTGATCCTTCTCCAAGAACTCGCCGAAATGACGATTGTGTAGGTCACTCAATCCGTACTTCATCGACACGAAGACGGGCTCGTCCAAACCCTCGTCTACCTCTTTGATCCGGTAGCAACCTTCGCCAATGTCGCAGAGCTTTTGCGCCATGGAGACGTCATGTCCGCGGCCCTCGTCGAGGCAGTCGAAGATGAGGGGGAGAAGGTCCGGCCACTTGGCGCCGACGACCCCCAGGTCGTAGGCCAGGTTCGCCGCGACGTTGTGCTGAGAGAGCGTCTCCTCGGCGATGCGCTTGGCGGCAGGGTCCGCGTGGTGGACGATCTCCGGGTCCTTGGTGAGGTCGTCGGTCCAGGTGAGGCAGGCGAGCGGCGGGGCGAGGAGCCCGGCCTGGATCAGCGCGGTCTCGGTGTCCCAACCGCGAGGGTTACGCGGCGCGGGTGCGGGCGCTGCGAGCTGGTGAGCGGCCTCCATCAGATGGCCTCCCGGTACGTGTGGCCGCGCAGCGCGCGGGACAGGGTCGAGTGGCAGACGCCCAGATGCTCGCGCGCGACCTTGCGCAGCGAGTGACCCAAATCAAGCAGGGACCGCGCTCGCTCGATGAGCGACGGGTCGAGCTTGGCGTTGTACATTCGAGAGCCCGCCAGGTACGTGCCGTGCGCTCGCTTGTCGCGTTCGTTCTCGACCGGGGTTCCCCACAGGAGGTTGTCCGGCGTGCAGTGCTGCTTGACACCATCACGATGCCGGACGCGGTGCGTCGGAGTCGGCCGCGGGCCGATCCACGCCTCGGCGACCAGGACGTGCACGAACACGCTGCGCTGCCGGCGCCCGCTCTCCGGGCGATGGTGCGGCCAGACGAGCGAGAGCTTCGGGTACCCCCGATGGTCGGGGCACGGCTTCCTGATGCGGCCTGACTTGGCCCACCGGACGCGCGCTCGGTTGCTCACCTCGTACAACGGATTGCCGACGACGGAACGCCACTCCTCACGCCGCTCCGGTGCTCGGTCGCTCCCCTCGTGTAACGGATTGCCTACGACGGAGCGCCGCTCCTCACGCCGCTCCCCCCGGAGCTGCGCGTCCCCCAAATGTCCCATTTTTCGAAATCCCCCGGTACCGCGAGCGCCGAGAGCGATTTGCCCCTATAAAAATAGGGACTATCACGTCGGCTACATGACCCGGCGGGACCCCGAAAAAGTCCCGATCCAAGTCCCGAAAGTACCGAAACAGCCCGTTACACCACGTGGCGCCCTGTGACGCCTAAAGTAACGGAATGATTCGATTAGTCGCGTAGTTCCGAGGGAGATTGCCTTGTTGCCAAGGTCGAAGTCGAGGGTTCGAATCCCTTGTCCCGCTCCGGAACTTTTTCGTGTGATCTCGCCCGGTTAGCGTTGCAGCGCTAGCCGGGTTTTTTCGTCGCTGAGGGCCGAAGTCCCGGCAAAAGTCCCGATCCTGATGGAAAGGGCACGATCACGGAGATTGCGGACTCAGAGTCGGGAAAAAGTCGCAACATCAGGCGACCTCTTCTTCCGTTTGCATGGAAACGATACGCTTCCGTGCACTTGGCGCGTGCGCTTGCGCACTCTCCCTTGATAGGGTCGCGCGTCCCGGTGCGCGTCCCGGCGTTTGTCCCGCCTTTTTCGGCAGAGTCTTCTGCTCCTGGATGCGGATGTATTCGTCGAGCGCGCGGCTTGCTTCGACGCGCTTCTCGTCGACCTGCGCGACATAGAGAAGGTTGGTCGCCGGCTGCGTGTGCCCCATCTGCTGGCGCTGCTGCGCGGGAGACACGACACCGTCCATCAACGTGTTCACGGTTCGTCGCAACCCGTGCACGTTGATACTGGTGACCCCCTCTCCCAGCCCTTCCAGGTAATCGAGGATCTGCTTCAAGGGCTTGCGCAGCACCGAGGTAAAGATTGGAGCGTCCTTCCCCTCTTTGCTGTTCGGGAAGACCCAGCCCAGCTCTCGATAGTGCTCCTGGAGCGCCTTGACCTCGTGCGGCGTCTTCTTCGCCAGAATCGCATCACGCTGGTTGGCGTGCAGCGTCCAGGTTCCGAGGAAGCGACGGTGATGACGCAAAGCAGTCCACAGTTCGTGCTCTGGTCCCACGTAGCAATCACGAACAGAACCTTCGGTCTTGGGATCCTTCAGGACACCCCGATATTGGCCATGTTGCACGAGGATGCGTCCTGGCTCGCCGTTCTCCGGATCAGGCCAGAGCACGTCATCCCAGCGCAGTGCAGTGGCCTCACCAATCCGCATGCCCGTGGTTGCAAGCACGAGAATCAAGATGTGCCACTTGGGTTGAACCGCCTTCGCGCCATCGAGCAACGCTCGACGCTCGGACGCCGTCAACGCGTTCGGATTCTCGCGCGTGTACTTCTTCTTCTCTGCGAGGAACTGAACGCGCGCAGCAGGACTCCCCGCCGCAATCACGTAATCAGCAGCCCCGTCGGCCAACAGCGTCTTCAGAAGGCGAAGACGCGTGTTGATCGTGACTGCTGAATCATCGTTTTGATCGTCTCTCCACTCTTCCACATCTGCCTTCGTAATCTTATCGAGAAACATCTTCCCGATCGGCTTGTCGAGAACGAAGTGGGCTAACGTCCTTGTGTAGCGATCCAAGGTGCTGGGTGAGAGCGGCTTTTTCTTACCGTCTGCGCTTACCTTCTGTTTGTCCAGCAGCCAAGATTCCACGTAGGTGGACAAGCGCGGCATTTCGCCTGGAGTGCTTTCGAGCTTCGCCAGAATCTCTTTGCGAAGTCTCTCCTTCAACTCGTTCGCTTGCTGTGCGTTCTGAATCCCGTCTCGGATGAAGAACGCTTCCTCTCTCAGTTTGTTTTTCGGGTTTACGTAGTAGATGCGGATGGAGGCTCTGCCTCCTCCCAGCATCTTGATCCCCGGGAAGCGGGTGGCCTTGCCTTTCCTTCTTGGTGCCTTCTTCTCTGCCTTTTCCATGCTCATCCTCTTCCCAGGGCGCCACATGGTGTCGCGTTGTATAGCAGGTTCCTGCACGCAGATATGCATCCAGAGTCGCAACCTTGAACATGGCGGCTCCGTTCGCAGCGCGACCGTCAGGCGCAATACGCTTGCGCATGATCGCCATCCGCAGAGCGGCAGGAGTTTTTCGTATGTAGGCCGCCGCTTCGTCGATCTTTACCCATGCGTCGAGAGGGTAGACAACTGGGGGCGGCAAAGCGCGTAGGCGTGGATAACCCATGAAATCACGCGCCTTTTACACAGTAGAGTGCGACCTTTGTGACTCGCGACTTCAAGACACTTGGCGAAGCGATGCTAGAGCCGACCTCATGAGCGACGACACCCCCGCATGGAGCGGAAAAGGCCGCCCCTCGAAGGCTTATCTCGAATGGGAGCGCGCCGAGATGGAATCCGAGTTCGGGCCACGGCCTGAGTCTTACGAAGTCACCCAGGAACTCGTCCGCTTTGCTTCTCTGATGCGGCGGCGCCGAAAACGTTCGCTTGCTCTCACCGCCGAATACGACGTTGCGATCGATCTTGCGTGCGAGTTTTCGCGGTTCTTTGGCAGCCTTGACGACAAACGCGCAGCGCTCATCCGAGATGCAGAGCTGGAATCGCCGCACCTGCCCAAGGCGCGCAGCCGCCAGAAGCAGGCCCGAATCGAGAGCGCGCGACACGTCCAACGAGGCGCCATCAGCTTCGGCGTCACGTATCTTCATCGACAGCTGTCCGCCTTGCGTGAGCTGTCGGTCACACAGAACGAATTGCCCGAAAGCTACATCGCAAGATGGGAGCTGCGCGTCGTCGCGATGGGCGCGTTCCTTGAGACGCTGCACTAGGCCTGACATCACCGCGCCCCCTGAGGCCCAAAGGCGCCCTGACCGTTCGCAAAGGCATCGAGGCGGTCGTACTTCTCGATCGTGCTGTGCCCGTCCCACGGCTGCAGGTTGGCCTGCTGCAGGAACGCGAACAGTGGCAGGTCACCGTCGTGCACGTGCCAGCTGCATTGGCCCGTCGGCAGCTCGACGTAGACGACGTTCAGCCACTCCGGATCCCAGTGGGCAGGGTCGCCCTCATGCCTGCCCAGCCAGGCAAGTCCGCCGGAGTCGACCACGGAGCGCGCGAGCGCAGCGACCAGGCGGTTGCGCTCGTCGTAGGCGTTGTCGAGCTGCGCCTTGGCGACGTCAGCGCGCACCATGGAGTCTTGCCCCCAAGGCCTGTAGGAAGCCAGGGCTGCGGAGTCCTCGCGGTACTGTGCGATCAGCTCAGCAGCCCTGTCATGGGTGGCACCGACCATGGCGGCCATGGCGATGTCTTGCTCGTTCGGCATCCGGGATCCCCTCGTCGCCGAAGGCGCAGCACGCGCCTCCTACAGACTATGCGCATCCCCCTGCACGTCTGCACCGACAAAGCCTTCTCATTTTGAGAGGTTCCCAGCTCAAACTCAAACTGCAGAACCCGGCCTCAGATCCAAGGGTGCAACCACCTGTGCAGCGCGAACCCGATGACGTTGGCGGCCATCACGAGAAGGCCCCACAGCACGACCTTGCGATCGAGAGCGTCCATCTACGGCTTATCCTCTACACTTGCGTGGACGAAGACGATGATCTCCGGGTCGCGCTGCACCACATAGTAGTGCACTTCGAGCGTGATGAGCCGCCGCGTGGAATCACGCAGGCGCAGTGCGCACTGGACATAGTCATCGATCTGTAAGCGCGCGATCACCTCGTCTGCCGTCTCGACATTTTCGCTCAGCTGTAGCCGATGCTCGAGAGACATCGCTTGGGCCTCGGCAAGACCGTGGCCGAACATGCGCTCGAATGCCTGGTTCAACGCGACCACTTGCATCTGCTGATCGGCCGCGAACATGCCCATGATGTCGTTCGCGGTGCCCCAAACCTGGTCAAATTGCAGCGCCCAGCGCTTGCGTGCCTCGCTCTTGAGCGCCTCGTTCGGCTCGGCAAGGCCTGGCTGAAAATGGCCATCAAGAGACGCGAGCCGAAACCGCCCCTTGCCCTCGAAGACCAGCCACCCTTGCTTGGCGAGCGTGTGCAGGTATCCGCTCGCCATGGACTTCGAGATCGACGCCCTCGCGCTCAAGAGTGCCGAGGTCACGACGCCGTGCTGCTCGGCGATCGCAAGCGCTTGGGCGAGCCGCTCGCCGTAACGCGCCCGCGGCGCTGCCGCTGCGATCACCTCCTCAGCGATCGCAGCCTTCGCCAGTTCGGCGCATCCTTCACACAGCAAAAACCCGTTCGTACGGATCACACCCGGTGCTTGGACACAGCGCATGCATGGCTGCGCGCTCATCCCCACTTCCTACACTGAACGCTGCGCAGATCGGCCGCGAGTGACCTCTGCGGGCGACGTGTAGACCGTACGAATCAACAGCGATGGATCAGGTCCCGCAGACGCCAACAGCGCATGAGACTCGGTGAAGAGCACCTTTCCATCGGCGTCGCGGATGCGCGCGGTCCAGTTCGCCTGACCTGTTTTCTCCGCAGCCTCGAGCCCCCGCTGCACGGCGGGCAAATCCTCCGGCAACACGATCTGCGAGAGGTCTAGGGCTTGAAACGCCTCTAAATCACGCCCTGTCACATCGAGAGAGGTTTGGTTGATCGCCAGCGCGCGCTGCGTCCGCACATCGATCATCACCATCGCGTCGGAGATGGAGCCGAAAATGCGTTGAAAATAAAGAGCCGGCTCCGCCCCGAAGTTCATCGGGGTATGCAGGGGCAACACGTACCAGTCCTGAACGCGCCGAAGCTTGCCGTCGAACACCTTCCGATTGAGATAGGTGGTGCAGGCCTGAAGCGTTTTGCCCGTGGCCTCATGGAGCGAGGCTGCATCCACGTAGCCTTGCGCGGCAATGATCTCCCCGACTTCGCGCAGGCGCTGTCCGTGCTTGGCGCGCGGCACCCCGGTGGCGAGCCCCCCCTTGACGAAGATCTCGGTCGATCGCGCGCTCTTCTTCGCGCACCGGGGGCAGAATTTCCAGTCGAACACGGGCACAAGGGGTTCACGGCTAGGCCGCCCACATCCGTTGCATATCATGGCAAGTGACTCCGTTGGCCGTTTCATTTGCAGGGGGGAGAAGGTCGCGTCACCTCAATCTCGACTCAGCAGTTTCGGCTCTCGCGAGAGGTGTCGAAGTGCCGCAATTTGCCGCTCCAGAGAACGGATACGACGCTTTGCCATACGGCGTGCACTCACGCTTGCGGCTTCGAACGTTCCGAAGAAGTTCACGCCCCGGCTCAGTTTGACCTTCGTTCCTTCGGGGGAGCGCCAGATCAAAAAGCGGCCCTCCGGACTCACCGAAGCGTTGAAAATGCCGCTGGTAAGCGCGTATTTGGTGCACCAGCCTCGAGTTTCACGCGATTTCAGTATGGATTTCACTCTTCATTCAACCTGACTTCGCCGACGGCCCGCGGCAACGTGTCCGCCGGATGTATCATTTTTTGATACACGGGGTTGCTCGCGCGGAAGAGGTTCGGCCAGGCAGTCTGGCAAGTCGTGCGCAATTTCGTCGCAAAACGCTGGATTTCAAGGTCGGCAGCAAAGTCGCAGCGCTCGCGGAACAGCTTGTCGAGTGCTTCGGGATTGGTCGTCCAGAAAAAGCTGGTGCAGGCGCTCGCCGGCAGCCGCATCGCCGCGGCCTCGTAGATGCGCTTGCGATTCATGCCCTTGGGCGCATGCCCGTGACGGTGCTCGTACGCGACCTCCGCGCGCTCGAGGTAGCCACGATAGGCCGCGTACGCCTGCCCCATGTCGTCGACGTACTGCAGCTGCTCCTGCGTCGATGCGCCCGCATCCCGTGGGTGCAGCGCGAAGTGGCCGGGGTGCTCGGTGTAGCGGGTCGACTCCTGAGATGGACAACCCTCTTCCGAGCGGTCGGCGCCCACGTAGTGCCGAATGAGCTCGTGGCTCGCACGTCGAGACAATCCTGCGAAAAAGAAGGTCATCTTCGCGTGATAGAGGACGCTCGCGTGCGGGATCTTGCCGGGCTCCCCGAAGAGGTTGGCCACGTACGCATCGTTTTCACGTCGGCCTGCTTTGGTGCCGAAGCTCCGATAACAACCACGACCCGCAAGCTCCACCAGGCACTCGTTGTCGGTCAAATCCTCGCCTTCGCTGCGGGCACCCCCGTGGACGAGCAGCCGGTCAAACGGAGGCTCGTCTTCGCTGCCCTCGAGACATTCAGGGTCGACTTCCTCCAGCCACTGCACGAGCTCGCTTGCCGCCGTCTCGCGCAGCGCCATGTCCGCGACGATGATGATGGTGGGCTCTTTGATGATCCGGACGATGGCCATGGGTGCGTCTCTCCTCTCAGGTTCGCTTTGATTTTCAGGTGCCCACATATCGGCACTAGCCCGCGTGCGTCAGTAGCGGTCTTCGATCTCCTGGCTCATTCGATCAGGTCCTCTGCCGCGACCTCGGGCTCGTCGCCCGCGTAGACCCAAAGCCAGTCGCGGTCGACGTAGCGCGCTGTCGTTCCCCCGCACCTGTCGCAGAGCACGCCCGTGTAGTTCGGACCTTCGGTCTCGAGCAGGTAGTGGCAGCGCGGGCAGAGCCCATGCATGAGTAGCGGCATCGTGCCGTTGATGAGTCCGCTCATGTCTCCCTCCAGACGTGCAAGGGCAGACACGGGACCAAGCAGATGTACAGGTGCAGGTCGCGCGGCGGCTCTTCCTGGACCAGCACGCAATCACCTGCGACAGTGCTCACGCCGTTGATCTGGGTGCTCGCGAGGGGTCCTGGCGCCTCTCCCGAGGCAAGCCAAGCCCTTGCGCACACCTCGTAGATTCCGTTCGCAACAGGAATCCAAGCGCTGCGTGGCTTCAGGTCCCAGAAGACGCCGAACCAGAGATCGCGCTTTTCGAACCTGAGCCGTGCTCGCCACGTCATTGACCACCGTCCTTGCTCGAAAAGGGCCGGTCTGTTCCCGACAGTCACCGCGCTAGAGGCGGCGGGGCGCCCCTGGTCTTTCCCAGCGTCAGCGCGCTACCCCCCGGTGACGCGCAACCCTCTCGTTCCCCCTCGTGAAAAGTTGCCGGCGTTCGTGGGCTTCGGCCGGCGCGAAGTAGACGGACTTCGCTGCTCTCCGCGGAGTTCGAACAGATCACAGCAAAGACCCCACGAAAAAACGTTGCAGGGCGCCAAGGGATCGAACCTTGCGAGCGGAGATTTGGAGTCTCTGCCGGACCCAGTCCGCGCCCTCTACGCCCCGTCATGAACGGGGGAAGCCTTCCACCCGGCTTTCAACCGGCGCTCCGCTTCGGCTTCCTCGAGATCAAGAAGGTGGTCCAATGCGGCGCGGTCCCATTGCATTGCCACCTCCGCGAGCTCCCATGCTTGCTCGCAGACGTGTTCGCGTGCCTCCTGGGTCATGCCTCCGGCGGGACCAGACGCCTTCGATACGAGCGGTCCGATCACCGCTCGAAAGTAGGAGCGCTGCAGCTCCATCATCGCCAGCGTCTTGGGCGAAGGCTCGTCGTCGACTTCGTCGCCGAACTTGGAATCTTCGAACTTCATGGTGCCCCCGTTGTTGGCGGCTGCTGGTAGATGTCGCGCAGTGCGATGGCCCTGTTCGTGAAGAACGCGGCCTCCTCGAGCTTGGTGCGGACAATCGACATCTCGCGTCCTGCCGACCCTGCAAGGGCCTCGAGCTCCTGCAGAAGGTCTGAGTAGAGCACAGCGACGCGCGCCACGCGCTCCATGCCGTCCTGGTTTAGTCGATGAACGATGAACTCCGCGCGAAGGCCGGCCACGACTTACTCCACCGTCTGGACGATGGGCATCCACTTGACGTCCAAGAACGGGTCGCCCGCCTTGGTCTGAATGGTGGTGGCCTGGGCATAGAGCTCCATGCCCTTCATCGGTTGATCTTCACCGACCGCGAGACGCGCAACGTCCGAGGTGATCTCCTCGTCGGCCTGCTTGGAGTCCGGGTCGATGCCCATCGCCGCGGACAAAAAGCGCTTCGTGTTGATGGGACCCATGTCGCGCTGGAGGTTGGTCATCCAAGTGACGCGCAGACCCTCGGGTCGCTCGAGATTGGTCGAGCTGAGGATGTCGAGCTCGACGATGAAAAAAAGCTTGTCATCGCGGCTGCGCAAGGTCGCGCATTTCTCGACACGCAAGTGGTACTGCCCGTCGAGAAGGTAGGGGTTGCGCGCGCCTCGCGAGCTCACGCTGTTGATCTGTGCGAACGGGTCGTTGCGCTCTGTTCCGAACATCTGCCAGCTCCTTTTTTGTCGCCCTTGCACCTCCTATGCATCCCCCTGTGTCTAAAAATGAGATTTGGCAAACGATCCCGAAGAGATCTCAGCCGACTTCTCATTTTCAGATGCGGTCAGCGAGCATGAGCCGTTGCTTTTGTCCGAACGTCTCGAACGCGTACTCGGCTTGCTTGGTCGCCTCGTCGAGGCCCTCTTCCTGCTCGATGCAGCTGCGAAACACGAGCACCTCGACCTCGTCGGCGAGCTGTCCGGAGCGATGTGTGCGCCCGATCATCTGCTCCCAAGTTTTGCCGCTGGGCGCGCACGAGACCACGAGGTTACGGTGCCACGCCTGCAGGTTCATGCCCTCGTTACAGGACTCGACCGAGCAGATCACGTGCTGCCCATCGAGGTCTTCGATGTACCGGCCCTGCTGATCGCGTCCCCCTTCATGGCAGTACGGAAAGCCGGTGATCTCAGCGAGCAGCTCACCCACGGCGACATGCTCGACCCAGATCAGGGTCGGGTCCTCCTTGTCGGTGCAGTGGGTGTGCATCAGCCAGCGCATATGGCTGTCGTCGATCCAGTACGCCTGGGGGTTGGGTTTGAACGTGGGGCGCCAGCGCTGCCACTCGGAGAGGATTTGGCTCGGCAGCATGTCGATGCCCGTGTCCGGGTCGTCGGGCTTGGCGGGGTCGTGCAGGCGAAACTTCTCCTCACGGACGCCTTCCTTCACGTTCCTCTCGACCCAGTGCAGCACCTGCTCGGGCGTGTCGAGCTTCTGGCTGTAGCCGAGCACGTGCCGCACGTAGCGGCCCCAGTTCGAGCGCCAGAACAGCCAGTCAGAGGGCGCCTGAGGCGTCCACCGGTAGTAGAAGCCGCACGCGAGCTGCCGCGCCTGGCGCCACACGTCCACGGGGCGCAGGAGGATGTCGCCGTTGGGCGAAGTGAACGTGGTGCGCACGTCCATCAGGGCTTGGTTGACCGCGTCGCTCGGCGGCGGGTGGATGAGCTCCAGCGAGATGCTCGCGTCGACGTCGGTCTCCTCGGTCATCACGAACCCGGGCGTCTCGCGCAAACGCTTACGCACCGCGAACCTCGCCTTGGTGATCGCGGGCAGCGCCGGATCGAGTCCTTCGGGCATCGGCAGGTCGAGCAGTGCACCAGGCAAGACGCGCTTGTCGGCGTCGACGTTCACGCCGATGGCCAGCGCCCACTCCTGCGCTTCGTCGGCGTTCTTCGGCAGCGGCACGAGGCCCTTGCGCAAGAGTGCCCAGAGGAGCAGGTGCCAGTAGTCCATGGGCGTACGCACCGTGAGCGTGCCCGAGAGCCCGACGAACATCGTGTCTGGGCGTGCGCTCATGCGGCGCGCCACGCGCCTCGTGCGGCCCGACTTCAGGTTCTTGAGGGCGTGGACTTCGTCGCACATCAACAGGTCTGGATCGAGCTCCTCGAGCAGGTCTGCCTGCTTCTTGCGGCTCAGCTGCTGGTAGCTGACGAATTCGATCCGCGGATGGATGATCCAGTGCTCGCGTAGCTTGTCGAAGTCGCGCTTGGTCTTGTCGCGCAGCTTCGCAGGGGCGAGTAGCACGGGGCGCTCTGCACCGACCAACGTTGGCAGCACCGCGGTGATCAACGTCTTGCCGACCCCGAGCCCCAACTGTCCAAGGCATCCGCCAAGATCACACGCCTCGGTAAGCAGCGCGACTTGCGAAGGGCGCAACGTCATCGAGCCGCCCGGTGCGCGAAGATGTGCACTGAGAAGCTCGGCGTATCCCTCTTTGCTGATCTCGTTCCAGTCGCGTCGTGGCAGGTGCTTGATACGTTGAAGCTCGGGCGTGTCGCGCACGCCGACCTTACGAAAGATCTCGCCGAGTACGGAGTTAGAGCGAAAGTCTGCTGCAGCCTTACCCGTTCTTGCGATCAACCTCTGTGCGGCAGTTTGAGCCACGTCTTCCTCCAAAATCTCTTTGGTTTGAATTTGACAGCAGCCAACACAAACAAAAACGGGTTCGTCAGATCAGTCTGACGAACCCGTTTTCATACAAGCGCCTGCAGCGCGTCGCCCTATTCAGGCTAGCGAGGTCACGATCATGGCCGTCCCGCAGCGCGTGCACCACTCGTTCATTTCCTCGAAGGTTTGGAACCCGGCGATCTCTGCCTCCGCCTCGGGCGAGTAGGAAAACAGGAACATCTGACCGGCCCGAAGCTCGTTTTCAGAATCGAAAACCTCCTGAAAGAGCTCTCCGTCCAAGTCCGCGAAGGCGACGGCGTATCTACCGAGATTCATGCGCTCCCCCTCCTCAACCTCATGGCTCCTACACGCCGGACCCAGGAGTTAGTACCAGCTATTCGAGGGTCTGAGCGCACTTTTTATGCTCGAACCTCGCGGAAAGATTTGAGTGCGTTCTGCGCGCACACCTGCGCCTTTCCCTCATCCTGAAACACCATGAGCGCCGCTTCATAGACACGTCCGAAAATGTAACCGTCGTCGGTCAAGGGCTTGACAGTTGCGCTGCCGACAGGGCGGCCACGCTTCTTCTTCTCATCTTCGGCGCTACTTTCACCCTGGGTTTCAGTCGCCGCTTTTTTGCTCTTTGCCGCGGCAGGGGTCTGCTGCGCTAGCACGTCTGGGTCATCGACGGGAGTCTCAGGTTGTTCGGGTGGGTTGACGTCAGATGCTTGAAACGAAACTGGATCCTGGGCCGGCTCTACCTCCCCATTCAAAGCCGCGGCCTCTTCGAGCGCGGCGAGGCCCGCCGCTTCAACGCGGTCTACTGACTGCGCGTCTGCCTCGGCCGGTGCCTCGCCCTGCGCAACGCGCTGCTTGAGCTTCTGCAAGAGGTTGGTTGCGGGCGGCGCGACCGTCGACGCAGCCGGCGGGGCTGCAGGCGCGCTTGCATGGATGTTTGTCACGGTCGCACCCTTGGCTGCACTCGCCGACGCCTGCGCCTTCATCTTGTCGAGCACGGACACCGGCTTGCCCACGGGCTGGCTCGCGGGCGCCGCGGTCTGCGTTGCAGGCGCTTGCTCAGGCGTGGTGGTCTGCGCCGCGGGCGCGGCTTGCGCAGCGGGCGCGGCTTGCGCAGCGGGCGTGGCTTGCGCTGCGGGCGCGGCTTGCGCTGCGGGGGTGGTCTCTGGTGCAGCAGCCTGCGCGCCGCCCACCTTGGCCCGCTGCATCAACTTCTCGCGTAACGAACTTTGCTCCATGATGGCCTCCATTTTTTCTTCATCCGTGAGCGGGCATCGATCCCGATGAGGACATCCGCCGTACTGCTCGCAGGCGAGCGCGTTGGGCGACAGTGCAACTGCCGTCTTCTGCGAGCGCCCAAACTCCGCCATCTCGCACGCTGTCTGCTCGATCTTGTCGAACTCGAACAGCAGGTGATCGAACGTGACGGTCGTCGACACGGGATGGCACCGCGCGCGATTTTTCACATCGATGTAGTAGAGCCAGTGCAGGTCGATCTCGGCCGCTTGCCAGCGGATGGCGGCGATCAATCCGTAGATGACGGCCTGCACGTTCGTGCGCAGCGTGTCTGGGGTGAGAGCCCACTTCTTCGAGGTGGTCGACTTGTGGTCCCAGATCACGGGACGTCGCCGCTCCTCGTCGAACTTCATGACATCAATGGCGCCCGTGTAGCGATGGCCGAGCGGAGAGATGAACTCGAACTCGCGCTCGACCTCACACTGGTTGGGCAGAGGCAGGTGCTTGATCCCCACGCGCGCGAGCAGGCCGTAGCGGTCGTCTTCAGGTGGATCCTGGCCGTAGACGAGCCAGTTCTCGACGTGCCGGTGCACCTCGGTGCCGCGCACTGCGAAACGATTTTGCCCGCGAATGCTCTCGAGCGCGCCATAGCCCCACTTGCGCCGGCATAGGCGCCAGGTGTCGATCTGCGACGCGCTGTAGTTCCATGGGAAGCGCGGCACGAGGCCGAGCGGGTTGAGCTTGAGCAGCGGATGATGCTTGGGCCGGTCGCGGTCCGATGGCGCGGGCGCCTGCACGACGGGCAGCTTGAACCCTGCCAAGTTCGCGAAGGGCTCGCTCATGGGCGCACGTCCATGTTGGGGACGGTCCCCATCACGCGCTCACGTGGATGGGGCTGCACTCTTGGCAGAACGAGGCGCCCAGCGCGTGCTGCTGCATGAAGGCAGGGCACGGCTCGCCGTGGGGACAGCGGTGTCCCCACGGCTCTGCCCAACGAATGAGACGGCAGCGCGGCGGCGCGGGCAGCTCACAGATCGGGCAGCATGGCTTGACCGTGTCGCGATACTTGAAGCGCTGAAGAATCTCAGCGCGCAGGTGCACCTGCTTTTGCCCGAGTGTCATGCGCTCCCCCCGCGATTACACGCCGCCCCTACCACCCTCTCTGCATCCCCCTGCACGCCAACGGGACAAAACCTTGCAGATTGCGTTGACTTGCCAGCCGAGTTTGAGTTTAAGAACGGGGCCTCTCCTACTCAAACTCGCGCCTCGTGGGGTAGGCTCTTTCCCATGGCCAAGCCGGCACGTGTTCGCCACCAGCGCAAAACGCGACGAAAATGGCGCGCAATCCAACGTCACGGGCGCAGCGCCGGTCCCGTACACAAGGGTCGCAGCGGTCGCACCGGTTCGATGCACGCGAAGAAGGAAAAGCCCAAACGGATAGGGGCTAGAGCACCTTTGAGCGCGAGCGATGGCGCGCTCTCTCTGCGCGACGTTCACGCCGATTGGGGCTGCGCCTCACCGGTGTCAGTTTCGGCCCGCCCGTCTTCTCATCGTGCGTCGCGATGAAGTGTTGCTCCTCCGCCTCGCCGGTGGCTGCTGCTGCTGGTTCTGGGGGTGCCTGTTGCGCCCTCACCAGTTCAAGAATTCGGGCGCCAACGTCGTTCAGTTTTCTCATGGCTTGGCTCCCAGCTTGCGGAGCATGCCCTGCAACACATCGAGGGCAGACCCCTGGTATCGGAGCGTGTCGAGCCGCGCATCGAGCGCAAGCACGTCCGCGAGCACGAGCTTCTCTGCATGGTTGAGAAGCTCGCCCCGCGTGAGCTTGACGTGGTTTTTGCTCTCGACGCGATCCTCGACCGCGGACTGTAGGCAGATGAGCCCGCCCGGCGCAGTGTTGGCCATGCGCAGCGCGCAAATCACCAGGTCGGCGAGCCGTGCGCTGACCTCCTCGGTCTCGAAGTTGTCCCGCCCGTGGTCTGCATCGTCGCAGAGCGCAGCAAGCTTGCCGCTCGCCTTCACGACGTGCATCAACGCGTGTTGAAAGTCGAGATGAGGTAAGCGCGCGCTGTTGAACGCATGGCTGTAGGGCAGGTTCCACGGAAGCTGCACCTGTAGCGATCGAAGAGTCAGATCATCGTTGTTTTCCATGGTCAGCTCCACGTCTCGCAGAAGGACAGCTGCTCGCTCGCGCGGGTGATCGCGGTGTAGAGCCAGCGCGCGTAGTCGGGCGGTCGACGGCCTCCCTCGAGGACGACGAAGACCTCTTGAAACTGCGAGCCCTGCGCCTTGTGGCACGTCAGCGCATACCCGTAGTCGAGCAAGACTCCGAGGTGTTCAAGCTTTTCGACCTTGCGGCCGAGCAGCTCTGAGGCGACGTCCAAGTTCTTGGGAACCTTGGCGAGCCCGAACTGCTTGCGCAAAAACGGCCCGTGGTAGGTCAAGCCCTCGTCCGGGAACTCGACGCGTCCCACGCACCAGATGTGTTTGTGCTCGACGTCCGACACGACCACGCCGCGCATCCCGTTGATCATGGGCCGGTCGTTCTTCAAGCAGATGACCTGCGTGCCCTTGCACGGGTCGTCCGCGTGCTGCAGCTCCTGGTGCACCGCGAGGTTGAGCTGCGCGCGCAGCCGGTTGGTGTAGGTGATCATGGCGACCTCGTGCAAGCCCCGGCGCACGTACGCGTCACGAAGGCCGTTCTCCATTGCCTTGAGGCTGTGGAAGTACGGGATGCCGAAGTCCTCGACGCCCGGCGGCAGGCGGCCCACTTCGCGCACGAAGGTCGCGAGCGCGAGGATGGGGTTGTCGGCGGCCTGCCGATGGATCTGCTCGAGGCGGATGTCCGGGCTCGTCATCCACGAGCTCTGCCCCTGCACAGGCGGCAGCTGTCCGTGGTCGCCGACCGCGAGCACGGGGATGCCGAAGGCGAGGATGTCTGCCTCCATCTCCGCGTTCACCATGGACGCCTCGTCGACGATGATCAGGTTCAGCCGCGGCACGTCGGAGTTGCCCTTGGCCATGTAGGAGACGGATCCGTCCGGGTACTCGACCCGCTCGAAGTAGCGGCGGCCCCAGCCTGTCAGCTCTTCGTTCGCGTCGAGAATCGGCACATACATGAACGAGTGGACCGTGCCGATAAAGGTTGCGGCGTAGGCCAGTTTGCCGAGCTTGCGCGTGAGCACCGAGCTGGCCTTGGCAGTAGGCGTCAGGAAGGCGACCGCTAGCCCCCGCTGCCGGCACAGGACGTCAGCCACTGCCGCCATGAGTGTCGTCTTCCCCGTGCCCGCATAGCCGCCCAGGCTGAGCACTGGCTGGCTCGGACGGTGCGCCCAGCTGAGGATCTGTTCGAACGCTGCGCGCTGGTCCGGGGAAAGGTCCTCGGCGCCAACGATGCGCACGCGCGAGGCGGCCTCCGCATGGCGCTCGTCCGAGAAGAAGTCGATGGAGCGCGGTGGCAGCAGCGACGACAAGCTAGCTTGCTGTTGTTCCCGCGCACGTTCCAGCACCGTCGTCGCCGTCTGCTCCATGTTTTCCGCCCCTTATCCACAGGCCCTGTCGGCTCATTTTCATTATGAGAATGAAGACTTGCGACGACCGTCCACATTCCCTCCCCACGCCTCAGATTCACATCGAGTCGCGCGGCGGCGACTTGTAGGTGCGGATCGCGCGAAGTTGCGCCTTCCGAGCCAGGCGTGCTTCTTTCAAACTTTCGAGGCGCGCGCTCTTCTCCACGCGACGCTGCTTGTTACGACGCTTCCTGGCCAGCTCGCTTTCGCGCTCCATCTCCGCGGCGCGGTTTTCTTCGATCGCGCGCCAGTTGCGCTTCCAGATGCGCTTGTACCCGGCGCCCTCCGCGCTGTTCCAGCGGCTCATCCTCTTCTCCGAGGAAACAGCCGCGACAGCCGCCAGCGAGTACGCGATTTCCTCGAACGACTGCGCACTCAACTGCACCGACTGGATGTCCTCGTGGATCTGTGCGCGGCGAGCCAGCAGGGCGAGCGCGCGCTCGAGGTCGGCCGCCGTCCACTGCCCCGCCAGCAGGCCGGCTTCGACAAGCACGTCCAAAACCGTCCCAAACTCTGGGTTTGCGATGTATTCGTGCAGTTCAGCTTGCGTGATCATCTTTCTCCCCCTCAATAAAAATCAGTTTCAATCGCCTTGCTGACTATCCTGTTAGGAACAACGGGCACAACGGAACAGCCCTTCCTCTTTCTAAATTCACGTGAATTACACACGTCCTGTTGTGGCATTGAAAATCATTTTTATTACTCCCCTAGTTTTCATTTTTCCTATCCTTTACCTATCTGTTCCTGTTGTTCCTAGTGTTCCTAGAGAGGTAAGTGGTTATTTTGGTTGATCTTTTTCAGGAACAACAATAGGAACAACATCCGCACCTTCTGTTCCTTCTGCTCCCTTACGGACGAACGTCCGAGCTCGCTCGACGCCAAAGCGAAGGTGTGGCCCCTCCTCCCACCCAAGAGCATTCATGGCTTGGCTAACGCGGCGCCCCATCATCTGGTGGGCGGCCTTGTCAATGCCGAGCGCGCAAAAGACTGCTTCATGAAAGACAAGGAGCTCCCCGCCTGGTTGGCCGTTGTCACGGCGGTACACCTTCAACGCCGTACCAATCGCCCGAAAGACGTTGTCGACCTCCTCGGGCTTGGGCATCGCGATTGGCTCAGTGTGGAGATATCGCTCGAGGAAACCCTCGAATGGATCCTCTTGCCGCCGCTTGGATTGCTCGCGCTGGGCGAGCTTCTCGAGAAAGGTTGTCTCGAGCCACCATGTGGCGCCCTGGTGGTAACGGTGCACCGCTTCGCCCCAGAGCTGGTCGCGCATCGCGCCTAGCTTCTGGATGTCGATGCGCTCGACGGTGATGCGCACAGGCCAGTGGCGCCGCGTGCCCGTCACGTCCGATGTGTACCGGTACGTGTTCGTGGACGCACCGAGGACACAATGACGAGGACTGTCGATGGTGGTCCGCGCGTATGGTGGACGGAAGCAGTCGACTTGGCTCGACAAGAACTTCTTCTGCGCCTCATTGGTTGAGCGGGCTATTGCGTTGAGCTCGCTGACTTCGACGATGAGCTTGCCGCGCAGCGCCATAAACGCCTCTTTGGAGTGCATGTCCGGGAGGTGGTCCGTGAACCACGCGGGGTCGGCGCACAGCGTCCGAAAGGCCGTGCTCTTGCCACAGCCCTGGGGGCTTTCGAGCACCAGCATATGGTCTGCCTTGCATCCAGGTTCGTAGGTGCGCGCGACTGCCGAGATCATCCAGCGGGAAGAGACCGCGCGTGTGTACACGTTGTCGGCGACTCCACCGCACTCGATGAGCCAGGTGTCGAGGCGGGGCTTACCGTCCCACTTCAAGCTATTGAAGTAGGTCTTGACCGGGTCGAACCGGTTTTTGCGCGCCACGGCGGTCATGCACTCGAACACCGCGCGACTCTCCACGGAGATGTCGACCTCTGACTGTAACCACGGCAGGACGTGTGACTGGTCAGCGTCCGTCACCGCGATGGGGTAGATCTGATCGGTGCGCTTCTCCGACGGTGGGCGCTTCATGAAGCACAAGGTTTCTGATCGGGTGTTGTACCCGAGCACCCCTTCCCAGTCGGGGTGGTTATCCAGGATCAGCAGGACGTTGGCGGTCGTGCTCTTGGCCTCGCCATTGGCCTTGAACGCAAGTCGGCCGCGCCATGCGCGCGTCTCTTTGGCGAAGTCAATTGCCTGCTTGTGAAAAAACTCGTGCCAGTGGTGCAGGTTCTTCGTGACGTAGCCGACCTCGTGCTCCAGGGACTGGTGGCTGATCGCGGCCCACGCTTGGCTGCTCTTCGTGAACAGCTCGCGCGCGACGACCTGCGGGTCAAAGGGGCTGCAGTGTTTGGCCAGTAGGCGGCAGACGAGGTTGTTGGTGTCAAAACCCGCACCAGGGGCAGCCTCACACTCGCCGCGCATCACCTTCTGCATCGCTTGAAACGCGCGGTTTTCGTCCGGGTTGTCTGAGTCCTGCCAGCGCTTGAGCACCTTCTTGAGCTTGGCCGGTTGGATGCCGAGCCCGGTTGCGTCGCGCTCGCCGATCTCCTGTAGCTCGTTCGCACGCTCGCTGGCTTTGGCGACGACCATCGTCGGGTCGAAGTACGTGCCTTCGTTGAACCGCATCAGCCACGGCTCTGCAGCCGGCTCCTTGGGAGCAGAGCGCACGTAATACTTACCAGCGAGGATCTTGGCGCCCTCAAGGCCGGCCCGGACGCCCGGGTGCAGCATGCAGTCGCCGAGGATCTCCTTGGCCAGCGCCATGAAGATGTAGCGGCTCCACCACTTGCCCTGGGTCTTGCGCGTCTGTCCGAACTGCGCGGGGTCCACGGGCGCGGCGAAGGGCACGAGGATACGTCCGCGACGCCCCTTGAACTGCGCGCCGTCCGAGAAGCTATTAAAGAAGACGGTCTCGTACGGAAGCGACTGCAGGCGCGCGAGGATGTCGACGAGGTCGTCTTCGGTCAGCAGCGGCTGGCGCTTGTCGAGTGTGCCTCCGCCCTCGATGTCGATAGCGAGGAAGCTCAGGTGCTCGATGTTCTCGTTGAGCAGGGTCGAGCCCTTCTCATTTTCCACCGGTTCGTCGATGAGCTTGCCAGGTAAAAACAGCTTCGCTTCGCCTTTGCTTGCGACGCGCCGGTCCTCGGTGAGGAAGGTGAAGAGCTGCTCCCAAGGCGTGTGCGTCGCCCCAATGGGCCTGCCCTCGGGTTTCCACACGCCTTCTTCGGGTCGGTAGATGTTGCCGAGGAACACGCAGTGAAACGCCTGCTGCGAATCGGTCTGATCAAGCTCCGTACGCATGTGCTTTCCCTCTCCCTCGGAGCAAGGCTTCGCCACGCGTGTCAGTCACTAGACGACCGACACGATCACTCGTACACTTCAGACGAGCAGCTCACTCGAGCGCGGCGCATAACCGCTCTCTTGGCCCCAGCAGCTCCAGAGGTCGCGCCCCGGTTCGGCGGGGTGAGATCTCATTTTGACTCTCGGTTTTTAGTCCCGTCTGCGATCGATGTCAAAATCGAATGAAGAGCTGAAACCGTTGCCAGAGCCCGCTGTTTTACGCAAGCTCCGATCTCAAACTCGTGGCTGCCTACATGGCTCCACCACAAGGGGATGTGCATCGATGGAGCAAGGAAACCAGCGCTGTGACAGCTGTGGTGGGCTGATTCGAGGGCGGCATTTTGGCTTCGAAGCGGTTTGCCGCTGTTTTCGCGGCAAAAGGGCACGGCGCAATCAAAAATCAGAATTCGACCAGGAACCCGAGGTTGTCTCGACCGAACGGTTTGGATAGGCTCGAGGGCACCGATGACCAAAGACTCCCGCGACCTCGCCTACGCAGCCGGCGCTCTGGGCGTCGCCACACTCGCCGTTTACCTCGTGCAGAGGAATCGACCGCTCACCGCGGCCGAGATCATTGCGCAGGCCAAGCGCGATCTCGATCCGCTTCGCACGCCGGTCGTGCTGTCATGACTGACGACAACGACGTGCATATCTGTGCTGCCCTCACGGCCAGCGAAGCGCGCACTCTCGAGGCCGCGCGCGACGCTGCACTCGACAGTCCTCTCGGCGTCGCGCTGAAGCATCTGCTCGAACAGGTGCTCGACGAAAAGGAAGACGGCATCGACGTCTACGATGACGAAGACGAAGACGATGACGATGACGATGACGATGAAGACACGGAGAACTCCAAATGATCGACTCAGCATTGCGATTCATCGTGGTCACCTCGGGAGCGCTCCTGTTCTTGCGCGGGCAACGTCAAATACGGGAGATCGAGAAGGAGCTGCGCGAAGCAGGCGAGCCGCTGCCGCCCGATCCCTTCGACCGCATTCGCGCTCTGCTCCTCGAGAACGCACCTGCCCTGGTAGGCGTGTGGTTTGAAAACCAGCGACAAGACCGCAAGGCTGTTGCGCGCTGTGAGGCGCGGGTGTGGCGTACGCTGGCCCTGCAGCATCGAGAGGCCGGCGCCGAGGCGGAGGCGCGCGTTTGCGACCGCCACGCCATCGAGCTCGAACGCGAGCACGGTTTGGTGGGCGCCGACGCCGACAAGAGCACAGACGGGCCGCGTGCTGTGGCCTGATGCCCGAAGAGCGCTGGCTGCCCGTCGACGGGTTTCGCGGCTACGACGTCAGCGACCGGGGTCGTGTACGTTCGTGGCTGACGAGCATTGGCGTCAATCTGCGGCGCGAGCCGCACGTGATCAAGACGTACGTGAACAAGCAGGGCGAGGTCTGTGTCAGGCTTGCCACGAAGTTCGGCAAGCTCGAGAGACCGGTCGCGGGTCTCGTTGCAGCGGCGTTCGGGGTATCAGGACCGGCATCGTAGCGGTCACCCCGTCTTGCGCGCGCTTCGCTTCTTCGATCGCACATCCTTCGCGCTCCAGGTATCCGGCAGCCCGCACGCTGCCAACGCGCTACGGACGTATCGCTCCGACACGCGCGTGGTACCCGACTCCGCTTGGCTCACCATCGTCTGGCTCTTGTGCAGGCGCATAGCGAGCTCAGCCTGGGTTAGACCCACGCTCTCGCGTGCCGTGCGCAGGTCCTTCGCAATGGAGTCCTGGACAAACGCCTGCGCGTCCACGCCGAGCTTCGAGTCCTGCATGCGCAGGTAGTCAGTCTTTGGGATGATGACGTAGTCCACGCCGCCTACGGTAAGGGCTCCGGCAACGGCAACTTTGGGCTTAGGCATAGCTTTCACTCCTCGTAGACGTCTCGACGATTCGCCACGCGCACCACGATCAAGTCAGGGCGCACCGGCTTGAAGATCACGCGCCAGTCCCCGATGCGAATGCGGTAGTGGCCTTTCCACTCCCCGCGCAGAGGTTTGGCACCTGATACGTTGGGCCAGGCTTCGAGTCGTGCGACGACAGCCGCGAATCGCGCTTTGATCACCACCGGCAGGTTTTCCACGTCGGGGGCGGCTTCAGGTGCGAGTAGGACGCGCATCTATATTGGGTGATATTGGGTAATGCATGGCGACGAGTCAAGGGCTATCGCGAGGCACCACCTGACACGGGCGAGCCTTGGCTTAGATTTGGATCGTCGTCGCCGCGCCGCCGGGCACCCAGCACTTGACGCTCTGGTCCGCGAGCACCGCGCAGCTGTAGCCATCCCCCGCGTCAACTTCGGTTGCACCCTGCCCGAGCTCGACCTTCACGGGCTTGAAGCCGTAGCTCACGCCCCAACACCACACCTCGCCATTCGGCGTGAGCGCGCACGAATGCTCGGCGCCCGCGCTCACGCGCGAGACGCTGGGCAGGCCCTCGATTATCGCCGGCCCGGTTGTGGGCGTCCTCGTAGGCTTCTGCCCGATCTGACCGGTCTCGTTGAAGCCCCAGCATCCAGTCTCGCCTGTGGTCGCCACGAGGCAGCAGTGCCCTAAGCCACAGGAGACCTGCGCGACGTCTGCGGGGAGCACCTGCGTTGGCGGGGAATTCGGGGCATCGCTGCCCCAACAGTCGAGCCGGCCGCCGGCCGTCACGCCGCACACCGTAGAGCCGCCGACGTCGACCTGTTTGACGTCAGGGTTGCCCATGGTGAATGTACCCCAGCATCGTGCACCCCCCGCGATGGCGCACGTGAAGGTCACACCAGCCGAAACAGCGGTCGCGCCGGCAAGTGAGATCACAGGCGTCTCGGATCCGGTGGGCTTGTTGAGTACGCGGCCGTCCTTGCCCCAACACTGCGCCGCGCCCGCAGCGATGGCACAACCGTAATTCGAGCCCATCGACAGGCCGCTGACGTTTGTCAGCTCCGAGAAGACATGCGCCTGCGACATCGCAATGGACCAACACGCTATCCGCTTGTCCGAGGTCACCGCGCAGGTCTGCCCGGCACCCACGCTGACTTTGCTGGCCGTGAGGCGTGCGCTCGGCGCCGCGCTGTCCGTCACCACACCGGCATCCACCGGAAGGATGCGCCCATCTGTTGTCGCTGCCCCGTCTGAGGACGCGTCGAGGACAACGGATGCGTCCACCTGTGCGTCTACCTGGGCGTCTTCTGCGCCCTGCTCACCTCCGTCTCTCTCGGAGGGTCCGTCATCACTCGATTCTGTAGAACCACATGCCGCAAGCAGCACCATCATGTAAGCCAAAGCATTCCGTTTCACGTCATTCCCCGCAGCAAAAACCCATCTGCAATTGCACCAGAAATTGGTGGATTGCGCGAGGGTCTTTGATCGGAGCGAGTGACGTCCCTATCGAGGGTCAGATTCAGCCGCGGCGGCGCGATCGACGTCGCTTGCGACGTGCCTTGCTCTTCACCGCGTCCATCGCTTTCACGTAGCACTTCTTCTTCGTGCCGCCCTTGCGCACGCAGATGCCGAAGACGGCGTAGAAGCGGTTGGGCATGAGTTTGAGAAGGCTAATCCGATCTGGAGTTCGAGAGCAAGCCCGCGTATCGTTTTGAAACTCAGAGGTCGCACAATATGCGCATGCCTATCGGACGAGGATTCCCGTCCACCTCGCTACACTTCCAAGTCCCGAAGGGTGCCGGCGACACCCTCTTTCGCGTGTCGATGTTTGCGCGAACCATCGACAGCGAGGAGTCCGACCGGCTCGACGTGCGGCGAACCGTGACCATCGCGGGCGTCAAGACGTATGAGCTCGGCAGCGTGAGTGTCGTCCCCAATCAGTATGCACCCCAAACGCTGCTGCTCGACTACCCCATCTCCGGCGAAGGCAACTCGGTCAGCGTCTCGTCCTCTCGTCCTTTTCCGATGTATCGCGCATGGGGTCACGTCGAAATTGACGACGTGGACGTGCGTGTTCCAGATCGGCCGTTCATTACACAGAAACCCATGGCGCCTTTTTTGACGCCCTTGTTGAGCATCGGTGTCGGGGATCCAGAGACTGAAGTCCATCGGCTCGCCGATGATTATGTCGATCTCGTCTCGTTGCAGCTCGTCGTGCTGAAACCAGCTCTCGATGTCGAGCTGCGGTTTTACGATGGGCGCTACCAGAACGGCCAGGCTCTCTTCGAGACAGTCGCGACGTCGTACAAGGATGTGAACAAGCCTGTGCGCGGTCTCTTGCTCGATCGACATCCAATGCGCGGGCCAGGGCGTATCACCGTCGTGGCGACCGGCGGAGACGATGACAAGATGGCCCTCGTGCTTGGGACGGTGCTCCGATGAAGATGCTGCTGACGGACAACGGTCATCCGTTTTCAGGTTCGCGTCTCGTGCAGGATCTGCGAAATGCAAGCCAAGACGTTCTTCCTCGCTACATCACGTTGATCGCCGTGAACAATGAGGAGGCCCCGGCAAACCTGGCACTCGCCCTGGAAGGAGAGGAGGTTACCCCCCTACTTTCCATCGACTTGCCAAGCGGTGGACCGTTCACGGTGCTGCGCCGCCTGCCTCTTCTGCCGGGTTCCGCGTTGCGCGTCACCACTGCACCCTCTGTTCACTGCTTTGGGTGGTCCGAGCTGGAGCCGGGCCTTCGTGCGCAAACACCGAGCGCATTCTTCGCATCGAACCCACGCGGTGTGCTCCTGTCCGAGGATGCCGAGGGTGAGCTGCGTACAGAGGCGATCGAGACCCTCCACGTTCTGACCGAGGAAGTTCACGAAGTAAGCCTGATCGTGGACATGACCGATGCCGTTGAGGAGGTTGTGGAGCAGCAGATCGAACTGCGCTTTTACGACACCACAGACACGTACGCATCGCTCGTCGTTCGCGGACCGCAGGTCGCATACCCCGTGCTCGACGGCGTCCCGATGCGTGGACCGGGCCGCATCGAAGCAGCTTGGACGGGCACAGATCAGTGCACGTCCTTCGCGTACGGCACCGTCATTCGACGCTGAAAGGAAGACCATCCGATGCGCATCCCGTTGCAGACCTATGGTTTTTCGCTGAGCACCTTTCGACCCGTCCTCGATCTACGAAACGCAGTCGAAGGGACCGAGGACATTCTCTACTTCCTGACGTTACGGCACCACGGTCGCAGCACGGGGACGAAGAGCATTCGCATTGTCGATGATCGAGATGACGGTCCGATCATCACTTTCCCCAGCGTTCCCTTCGAGCCTGTGTTCGAACGCTTGCCCGTGCGTGGACCCGTCGCCGTTCTGCTCAACGCCTTTCCGCTTGTTTTTTCGACAACGTTCACAGGCCACTTGGAGCTCGAAGGACCAGACGAGCCCACCTTCTTCATTCCCCTCGCAACACAGGTGTTCGAAGAAAAAGGCACGGCCCGCGTCTGCCGCATCGAGTCATCCGTGAACCTGTCGTTGTTCCTCCACTCGCCAGATGTCTCAAGCAAGTGCACACTGCGGTTCGCGCCCGACGAGCCTGCGGACGTTCTTGCCCTTAGGTTCGAAGGACCGAATCTCGGGTCCGCCCAGCCTGACAACGGCTTCGTGCAGGTCTTTGATCGCATGCCACTGTTTGGTCCGGGACGCATTGAGATCGACATCGACAGCGTGGACGGCGGACCGATCTCGCTCTACGGCTTCCTCTCCGACTAGAGCTTGCCGACCTCGAAGTGCTGCCCATCGCAGCGTGCGAAACGTCCGCCCCACACCCAACCGTGACGTTCTGCGATCGGCACGAGGCGCATCACCGAACCCCGCATGCCTTCGAGTGCAGCGGGGTGGTTGAGCCGGTTCCACGGCACGTTGATGTCGAACGCAGACCCCCAGGCGTGCGCAGACAGGCTGGTCGTGCTGCCACGGATGAAGCGCGCTGCGTAGCTGCCGTTCCAGGTGAGGATGTCGGCGGCGACCTCTTTGGCCTGCCACTCGTTGAGCAGCTCGAGAAAGCGGTCCGCGACCTTCACATGAAACCAGGCCGTCTTGACGCCTGCAACGATGGGCCAGGGCATCTCCACCTTGACCAGGTTGTCGCGCGCCCAGGAGTCGGTGACTTTGATGCGCTCGGGACTGTCTTTGGTGGGTGCAGGCTCGAACGCGAACTTGCCGAAGAGCTTGTTTCGGTCGGCTGCTGTGAGCTGTCGAATCGTCTTGTTGCCCGACTGCTGCATGACGGTACTCCTGAGGAATCAACCGCGGCCAAAGTCGTGGTAAAACTGCATGTCGTTGCCCACAGCCACTTCAACCAGGCGCTGCTCGACCGGAATCCATTGGCCCGGGAACTTGTGTGGCAGCTTCGGCGCGACATTCCTCGTGTGAATGATCCCGACGACATGGTCTGTGTTCGAGACTTCCACGAGCGCGCGCGGGGCATCCCACAGAAATCGCGTGTCTTCGCCACACGAGACGCGTAGGAAGCGGTTGGCGCTCCAGTAGTCGCGCCAATAGAAGAACGTGTTGCCGGCGACCCAGCCTGGCTTGTGCTGCACGTGTGGCGGGTACTGGTAGCGCCAGGCCTGGCGACTATCGACGTCAAAGTATAGAACGTTGTCTTGACCGCAGACGTTTGCCGCCGAGCTACACAACGCGGCGAGCTGCGACTCGAGACGTTCCGGGTGGTGCCAGTCGTCGTCGTCCCAATGGGCGACGAATTCGCCGTTTGCCTGCTCGCAAGCGATGTTTCGCTTCTCGCCGACCGAGTGTTTTCCGTGCAGGACCGTGTAACGCACGTTCGCAATGCCCACGCACAGATCGCTGACGCCGTCGATGCCATCGTCCACCACGATCAGCTCGCGATTTGGGTAGGTCTGACGACTGAAGCATCGCAGCGCTTGCGGAACAAAGGCGCGCCGATCGGCTGTGGGCATGATGCAGCTGATCATCGGCTCGTTCATGCTTGCTTCTCGGCTTGCTCGATCAGCAGTGCGAGTGCTTTGAGCGTGTTGGGCTCACTGAACGAGCCACGCTCTTGGCGTTGCACGCACGTTGACAAGCGGACGCCGTCGACCTGCAACACCACGCAGTGATTGCCCTCGCGATTTTCAAAAAGTGACACCTGCATGCTCTTCGGATTCGGACAGCTGTCTTGGGTCACAGTGCAATCCTCCCGTAGTTACGGACGATCAGCTCCCGCGCCGTGCCGCGTTTGCCGGCGCTCACGGAGCGGTGAACCTCGACGGTCTCCACGACGTAGTCGGAGTACAGCGCGCGCGTGTACTCGGTGTCGGAGTTGCTCAGCATCACGCGCGCACCGATGCGCGTGAGTTCGTCGAAGCACTCACGCAGGCGCTCCTGTTCTTTGCGTTGAAACCCGGCGCGGTTGTACGCAGTGAAGCTGCTCGTCTCGGAAAGCGGCTCGTACGGCGGATCGAGGTAGACAAAATCAGACGGTCCGCAGTGCAGCACCGTGTGCTCGAATGAATCCTGCACGATGCGCGCGCAACCCAAACGAGTGGACGCCTCGCGAACCGACTGCGCGTCGAGAATCTTCGGATCCTCGTACTGGCCAATTGGAACGTTGAACTCGCCCTTCCGGTTTTCTCGGTAGAGCCCGTTGAAGCAGGTCCGGTTGAGATACAAAAAAGCCGCTGCGTGGAGCGCACCGGCCAAGCACCCGAGGTTCACGTAGTAGCGCGTCTCGTAGTAGAGCTCGCTGTTGTGCTCGGCCTGAAACTCCTCGAGGTGGTTGATGACGGCGTCGGGCTCGTCGCGCACTGATCGCAGGGTCTCGATCAGGCGCCCGTTCTGATCTGCAAGCAGCGCCGTGGCAGGCTGCCGCGCAAAGAACAACGCCGCGGAGCCGCAGAACGGCTCGACGTGGCGCAGCTCATCAATTTCCACAGGGAGCCGAGAGAGGAGCGCCGGGATAAGCCGTGCTTTGCTCCCGACCCACTTCAAGAGGGCTCTTACGCTGCCGTCCCCGCGGCCTCTTGAAGCTTCTGCTGCCGCTTGCTCCATTTTCGCACCTCGTCGAGCAGTCGTTGATTGCGGATGCCGTACAGGCCGATGCAGAGCGACTCGGCAACGTCGTCGCCGACGTGAAAACCGAACAAGCTGTGCACGTACTGAATCGCGAGCTCTTTGAGCGGCGCGCGCTTGCGAGGGCGATGTGGCCCGAACAGCGCGTCTCGCCATTCATCCGGCGTCGCGCGGCAGATCACGGGCGCCACCAACACCTGACGATGGAGCTTCGCAGCGCGATTGAACTCCGCGGTCCACCAGCCCCACCCTTCCCCGAGGCCGAGCAAGGTCTCGTAGGTGGACTTGCCCATGGGTGTCCATATCTCGGCGTAGATCGCGGGCGGCAGCCCACGCGCGAGCGCCTCGCTGTAGAGGTGGCGCACGCATGCTTCGCGGTCTTCCTGCTCAGTCACCTCGCATCGATGCAGGATCTGAAGGCCGCCGCGCGCCTTTCGGTCAGGGATGACGAGAGACGAGCCAGACTTGTGCTTCGCTGCGTCGAGGCAGAGCACCACGGCATTCACGGGTTCGAACGACGCTGGATCGCGAAGCACGTGCCCTCACCAAAAAGTCAGGCGGCTGATGCTCGATGAAGCACCAGCCGCAACACGAACACGAGGTTTTGAGTTAGCGCTACGCGCCTTCTGCCATCTTCACGAGCTCCTGGAACTCTTCGGGGGATACGGGTGAGATCACGGCGCCGACCTGAAAATCGCCGAGCCCATTCACACCTGATGCGGGGGCCGCGCGAACGAGTGGTGCACGGCGCTTCTTCGTTCGGACAAAAACAGGCTTGTTGCGGTTTTTGGCCGCACGTTTGGCGAGCGCAGTCGCTTTCGCAAACGACCCTTTGAAGCTCGGGATACCGTCGACGGTGAACCCGTCGAGGTGCGTCGGCGTGGCGGAACCGTCGGCGCCGAACACGACCTCGGTTCCTCCACGATAGACAGCGCTCACCGGCACGGCATCGGAGCGCCCCTTGACGGCTGCGGGGTGCAGGACGAACGAGGGCAGGATGTTGTCGCCGCGAAACCGGAGCTTACGCGGATCGACGCGCACGACCGGTTTGCCGGTCCCCCACATCACGGTCTTGAACGCGTTGCCAGTCTGCTCGTTCAGGTACCGCGCCTGCCGCATGGCCGCGTCCATGTCGTCGAACGCGGTCAGATAGCGTGGACCGAGCGCGGTCTCTTGCACGATCTGGTAGAGCGCCGAGCGCGGCGGAGTCTGTACCGCCGAAGAGGTGAGTGCGTCCGCGAGTGCAGCGTCGAGCATGCGCACAGCGTATCACTTTGAGTTTGAGATCGAGAACGCTCTCAGCCGCACGACGCAGGGGAAAGATCGTCACCCCACACGCCTGGTAGTAGCGAGCGCGCCAGACCTGCTGTTCCTCCCACTCGGGGCTGAATAGGAGCCGGGCAGCGGCATCGCATGCCGCCTTGCTTCCCGCTGCGAGGGTCGAACCGTACGGACGTTGCACGACATCGAACCAATCGCGCCCCCGCGAGGTGTGCACGGAGACGTACCATGTCTCGCAGTCGCTCATGCTTCGAGGGCAAGCCGCGCAAGCCGCATGCCCTCGCCGGCCAGCTCCGCAAGCGCCGCATCCTCCCTGGCTGCGGGGGCTCTCGCGCGCCGGAGAGGGGCGACGCTCAGCGCGTGGAGGTCGAGCCCTCTCCAAAGCGCTGTAATCCGGTGCGGCTGGTCGGCCACGTCGAACAAGAGGCTGATGCACGCACCATCCGCTCTCTTGACGACCGCTACCACTCCGGCACCGTTGGCCAGGAAGCGCAGGTCGATCGAATAGCTGCCGAGGCGGCTCTCGAGCTCGGTGACGACCTCTAGGGGCGGCGCGTAACGCTCCATCGGCTCTCTCCTCTCTGTGGGGACTACTCAGACAGGCGCTCTTTCACGCTCTCGATCGCGCCCTCGACCGTTTTGACGGCCCTGGCGAAGAAGCGCCGGGCCTGGAGGCCACGGGTGATGTCATGGAAGGACCGCATGCTCTTGGCCGGGGCCACGCAGGCGGCGTGTAAGAGGACGCGGGAGTGGCCCGTGACGGTCTCGACCGGCTTTTGCTTGCGCGAGGACGGGTCGAAGTGCTCGCCGCACCGCCAGCACACATGCATCCCTTCGCGCTGCGCGACTACCACGAGCGAGGGACCCCATGGGCCGCAAGCTTCTTTGCTGTAGATGAGGTCGACGTCATCGAGGTACTCGGCACCCCGCGCGCGCTGTTCGTCGCCGTCGACGAGGAAGAAGTTGGTCATGGTCCGCTGAGTTTCAGACGGAGGAGACCCGAAACGCAAGTAGCGGAAGCTGCCGCCGGTTTGAGTTTCACGTGAAACAGCCAGAGCCCCGGTGCGAGTTTGATTTTCACGCGAGGCAGTTTCTGCCAATTCAAACTGCGACTCGCCTACACTCTGCTTGTTTCCCATGGCAGAAACTGCGCACGACACATCTGTGGAGGGGTTCGAGGCGTACCTTACGGGGGTGCGGGCGTCTGGGACTGCAGGGAAATACGCGGCTGTGACGCGCCTGTTCCTCGCCCAGCTCCGCGAGTGGGGCATTTCCAACCTCGAGGACGTCCCGCCGAACATCCTCTCGAGATACGCCTCGAGCATGAGCGGGGAGGGGTTCGCGGCGCCGACCACGCACCTCTATATCGCCGCGGTCAAACGCTACCTGCGCTGGGTCCGCGAGCAGGGCGCCAACGTGGTCGTTCCCTACCCGCCCGATCTTCCGCGCGTGCAGCACCGCATGCGAGACATCCTGCCGCCGGAGTTTCTCGTTCGGTACATGGATCTCGCCAACCAAATGCTGCAGGAGCCGTACCGTACCGCGGTGCAGCTAATGCCGTGTGTGGGCTTGCGTGGAAGCGAGATTGCGGGGCTCAGTATGAGCTCGTTGAGTCGTCGCGAGGTGACGCTGCGTGGTGGCACGGTGCGCGACACGATCGTGCTCAAGCTGATCGGCAAGGGAGGTGACGAGCGGATCGTGCCCGTCCTCGATGAGGGGCGTCCGATCCTCAACTACTACTTCCACACGTGGCGTCGCTGGCAGAAGGGACCGTGGCTGTTCCCCAAGGTTCCGGGACGCAATAAACACATCGCCGATCGTACGTTGCGGGAGATGCTGAGCAAGCTCTGCGATCCGCTTGGCATGGATTTCTCACCGCACACGATGCGTAGAACGTACCTCGTAACCTTGTGGCGGCGCGGTGTAGACGCGACGATTATCGCGCGCATCGCAGGGCACAAGAATCTGCAGACGACCTTCCGGCATTACCTGGCGCTCGACGACTCGGACATTCTCAAGTCCATGCACGGTGAGCGCAGAGGAGCGTGAACAGTGGCGAGAAAGACGACCAACGAAGCGAACGTCGACGACAAGATGCGCGAGCTCGGCATGGGCCTCGACGACGACGGAGAAACCGACGGCGACGCCGCGCGCGAAGCGTTCGAGGCACTCGTAGATAGCGAGGAAGAAGCGGGGGAACCTGCACCTTCGCCGGCCCCTGCTCCTACGAGGCGCTCCCCCCTGCGCGATACCTTGTTCGAGCGGTCGGCGGAGGTGAAGCCGCCGCCGGTCGCGCAGTTTGGGTACATGCAGCAGCAGCCTGAACCACGCGCGCCGGTGCCACAGGAAGACGACACGGTCTTTCAGGTGCCGCAAAACCGGGTCCGGAAGATCAAGCCCGAGGCATCACCCGCGGTGAAGCGCCTCGGACAGGCACTGGCCAAAAAGCTTCCTGGTGCAGAGAAGGTCAAGATCAAGCAGCGCATGGTGAACGGCGCGCTCGGTCTGGTCGGAGAGTATTCCTTCCAAGACCTGTCGGCGTCGAGTGATCTCGAAAGCTTCATCCTGAAGTACATCAAGCCAAAATATGGGGCCGGCGAATACAAAATCACCGGCATCGACGCCGCGGGTAACGAGTTGGAAGCTGGCACCGTCAACGTGCTCGACCCCAACCCGGAACCGGAAGGGACCGGCACCATGAACATGCTGCAGTCGGTCTTTGAACAGTCGCAGCGCGCGCAGCGCGAGCTGTGGGAGTCACGTGTGCAGCAGGGAAATGTCGATCCGATCGGGCTGCTTCGAGGCATGCAGGAGGTTCAAAAGGAAATGGCGCCCAGAGAAGATGGAACGCTGGCGGCAGTGATCGCTGCACAGGGTCAACAGATGCAGGGATTCATGCAGATGATGGCCCAGCAGCAGCAACTGCAAAGCCAGCAGAATCAGCAGAACCTCCAGCTGCTTGTCGAGGCCATGAAGCCGCGCGAAGATCTGGAGCTCAAGCGGATGCTCGCCAAGCTGCTCGATGACAAGTCGAGCAGCTCTGCGCCTCTGCCTCCGCCGCTTCCGCCGCCGCCTTCGCCTTTCGAGGGTCTCAAGGAGATCGTCGAGGTCGTGGCGACCGTCATGGGCAAAGGCAAAGGTGATGGCGACGGCGAGACCAAGGATTTGGTGAAGCAGCTGATCGCGTCGAAGGACGCGCAGACTCTGACGCCGCGCGACATGCTCACGCTGCTGCAGGATATCAAGGGCGAAAAAGGAGGCGACGACTTCAGGAAGAGCATGGAGCACATGAGCATGATGTTGAACGTCGCGCAGCAACTTAAGGGAGATCAGCAAGGGTCCTCGGGAGGCTTCTGGGAGGCTTTCGGAAATTTTCTAGGCAACCGTGATGTCGGTGGCGCGGTTGCCCAACTGGTTCGGCAGAAGGCCGAAACCTCGACGCAAGCGCAACTGATCGAGCAGCGGCGAAAGCTGATGGCTGATCAGAAGGCAATGATCCTGGAACTGCGCAAGGGACAACCACCCATCGTTGCAGCACCCGCCGGGCAGCCGGTGCAGGGGGCGCCAGCCCAGGCCCAGACCGTGCAAGCGGTTCCGCAGCCCCGCGTCGTGCGACCCATCGCCGTCGCGCCTGTCACGAACCCCGCTGCGCCGCCGCCCCAGGGGTTCGGCGAAGTGGTCCACAAGCACGTGGTCGAGGAGACCGACACGGTCACCGCGAAACCGAGCGAGCGACCCAGCGCGCGGCCGGCGAGACGTTTGCCGCCTCTGCCAAGCGCCACCTACGAGCACATCAACAAGATCGTCGCCGCGGCAGATGACGGGGAGCTCCTCCAACGCGTGACGAACATGCTGATTTACTTCGCAGAGTTCGACGAATGGCGCGAGACCACCGAGACGTTGCTCGGACTCGTCCAGAGGGGGCGCGCCGACAGGGCGCTTGAGATTCTCACCGTGATCATGCAGGGGCTGCAAGTCAGCGGATTCCTCAGTCCTGAGATGGTCGAGAAGATCGTCACAACCTTCGATAAGAACTTCGACGTGATCCAGAGCGCATTGCAAGGCGTCCCGCTCGGCGACGATTCCAACCCCGTCCAAGCCGCCCTCGATGCGCACGATGAGCACGCGGAAGACGACGAAGAGGAGGAGGATGACGAGGGCGACGAGGAGGATGACGAGTCCGACGACGGGGACAGCCAGGACGAGGACCACGCCGCCGCGAGCAACTGAAACTGCGTCGACGGCGCCCAAGCTTGTTCATTTTGAGAGCGGCGCCTACGATTCATTTTCATGAGCTTCGGCAAAGTGGTCGTGGGCCTGGCGTCGGTGATCCTCGGCGCGCAGGCGTTGAGTAGCGGCGTCGGCGCCCTCGCAGGCACCGATGCGCCCAAACCCCGGCCTGCGCCTCGACGGCGCGGGCCGCCCAGCGGGATCGGCGAGAGTTTGCCGCTGCCTGTGCAAGGGGCCGCGCCACTCCCGCCGACCGCCACGCTCATCAGCCAGATGAAAAAGGCCAGCGTTCGAACGCTCAACGAGCGCGTCGCGTACATCAAAGGCCGCGTCGACAAGGGCCGCAGCGATCCGAAGATCTACGCCTTGGCGCGGCAGATCGTCTCGCGCCGCTGCGGCGATCGATGGTGCGTCCCCGAGAAGGACAACTTGGCTGAAGCAAAGGCCATCTTCGACTACATGCGCTCGCATGTACGCTACACGAGCGACACGCTCGGCGTCGACACGTTCCAGAACCCGCGCCTGACGATCGGGCTGCAGTCTGGGGACTGCGACGACTACACCGCGACCACCTGCGCGCTGCTCCTGACCATCGGCATCCCCGCGCGCATGAAGGTCATTCAGACCAAGGGCTCGCGGGAGCCGAATCACATTTACCCGCAGGCTGGCTTTCCACGCGCCGCACCACAGAAGTGGATCACGATGGACAGCTCCGTCGACGTCAAGTTCGGTTGGGAGGCACCCGCCGCAATGGTCGAGAAGTCGTGGATCTTCAGCGTCATGTAGAGTTTGACGCTGTTTTAGTCCAACTGTAGGCTGATCTCATATTGATTTTCGGTTGCGGCGCAAGTCCATTCATTGGTGATCGATGCGCACCGTAGCCAAAACCTCGCGCCCCCACGGCGAATCAGCGGGGAAAGCGAAGGAGGAACCGATGGGAGCGCTCAAGGATTACGACGACATGATGGGCTACGAGTTCGGGGAGTTCGACGAGATCATCAACCTCGAGATGCTCAAGGAGTTCGGGATCAGCGGCGCCAGTGGTGCCGCTGCCATCCTTCTCGGCACGATCATCACGCAGAAGATCTCAGGGTGGATCCAGAAGTCCGAGACCCCGTTCTTCAAGACCCTCGAACCGGTGAACCGGGCGCGTCTGCTCAGCGGCTTTGCGGTCGTTGCAGGCATCGCGGGCGGGCGCGGGCTCTACCACATCAATCGTGATGCGGCAGCGGGCGTGGCGGGCGGCCTGATCGGCCTCGGCGTCGCCAACTTCATCGGCACCTTCTTCACCGCCAACCCGCTCGGCGTGCCGCTCGGCGAGGCCGACGAAGGCGACGGCCTCTTGTCCGACTACGACTACCAGACCATCAATGGTCTGGCCGAGGCCGCGGTCGAGCAGAGTGATCCGGCGTTCCGCAACCTCGGACCCATGCCTGCGCTCGCGGGCGTGAACGTGTCCAACGAGCAGCTCGGCTCGTACATGCCGTACCTCGCCTGATCGTAGGCGATGCGTGTGTTGCTGACAGGAACAGCACTTTAAATCAGAACCTGTCACGCAAGTCTAGGCGAGCTCTTTGAGCGCGTCCGTGGCGAGCAAAACCGAAGGCAGAAAGAAAAAGAAAGGCTGACATGCACACCACCCACGTTTTCGAGGAGACATCCCATGGCACTCGCACCCGTCGAAGGACAGCCAGGTCTGTTCCGTGACTCTGATAGTGGACAGATCGTCAACATTCGCGATTTTCGCGAGTCAGATAAATTCGACACCGTCATCATCCCCGCAGGCGAGAACCTGGTGGCTGGTAGCGAGTTCGTCTTCTTTTCCGACATCCAGGGAAAGCGCGATCTCGACACGAACTTCAAGACGCAGCGCAAGCTCTCGTCGGGCGAAAGCATGGTGCTCGATCGAATCGGTCTGAGTGTCAGGTTGGCGCTGGGCGACATCCTCGCGCTGCCGAAAGACATCAAAAAGGTCGTAGAAAACGGATATTTTCGCCTCAAGATCAACGACATCATGCAGGACGAAGGTCCGATCATTAAGTTCCCCTCGGGCTACGGATTGTACGGTCAGACCACGGAGACCGACTCCGGCATCGTGTCCATCGGCGTCCCCGCCACAGCTTCTGCGAGTCGGCTCGTCAAGAAGCAGATGCTGAACCAGAACCATGAGCTCGATGGCACCATCCGCTTCGACGCACGCACCTGGACGACCGGCGTGACGACGCTTGGAACTGCTGGACCAGTGGTCTCACAGCCCAAGATCACCAATCCGCTCGCGATCACGGCATTTCTTCACGGCCTCGTTCGGGCCGCCGTCACCAAGTGATCTGACGGTCGAGCAGACACTCATGTCTGCTCGACGGCTTCTTCGGCGCCTTGACCTAACCGTGGGTCGAGGCGCCGAAGAAGCTGGCGCATCGCCACAAGGGGAGAACAAGGACTATGGCTGGTAATCGCGGATACTTGGGCGACATGCCCGCCGTGGCGAATGCGAGCACGCCGCAGGGCGCGAAGGTGGTCGGGCCGCTGCTCGGTTACTACTCAGACCTGGCGTCGGGGTATCTGTTCCCCGAAAAGGCGCGCATCGAGAGCTTGCAGTTTCGCTGCCGTGTCGACCCGTCAGGTTCGATCACGTTTCAGACGCCGCCGGTGCAGATCGTCAGCAACTACAACTTCGTGATCCGGAAAATCGCGGGCTTCGCGATGAACCCGGGCTCGCTCGGCAACGCTCCGGCGTTGATCGACTTCAACCTCGTGGAGCAGGGGCGTTCGTTCTCTGTCTTCAAGCGCAACGTCTCGTTCGCCTCGCTTATCTCGCTCTCCGGCGCGGGAAACGTCGCAGAGTGGGACGGCGCGTACATCTGCGTGCCCGGCACGTCGTTCGATGTGACGTGGGCTGTCGACACAAGCCGCTGGGGACCGCTCGTGGGCGCAAGCCGCGAAGTGGGCATTCAGCTGATTGGCGACCTCGTGTCGGCGACAGCCCAACAGGGCGGCTGATCGTGGCGAGCGGGTACGACGAGTTTTTCGGCGAGGCCGTACGCCGTGGTGCGCGCCTCGAGATCGATCCAGGTGAAGGCAACCTGCAGATGCACGCGTTGATCGCGTCGATCGTCGGACCGTTCCGCATTGCACACGGCTCCAAGCGCACGGTTCATCTCGAGGCCGATGAGCCCAAGCGCATCGCCAACATCGCGCCCGCTGCGCGGCACTGCGCGTTCGTGGCGCTCTTCCTGCCGCTCTCGACCGACGGTCCGCTCGCGATCACGGTCGGCAAGGAAGACTCCCAAGGCGACAGCGCTGGCATCCCGGTCCAACTCGAGCCGCGCATGGGCGCAGGCGCGGGCGTGAGCTTCGGTTGCGTGCTGCTCCCGGGCGAGACGCTCTACGGGCAGTCACCGATCAACGTCAGCTTCATCGTCAGCGAAGTGTCGTTCTGAGAGGTCTTGAATGGACTACTACGATCCCTACCTGCAGCAGCAACAGGACTTGAGCGGCCTGTCGTCCTACTTGGCCGAGTTCGCGCTTGGGATCGGCGAGCTCGGCGCGGCCAAGAAGACCACCCCGGCCAAGAAGACCACCCCGGCCAAGAAGACCGCCGCGGCGAAGCCCATCGTGGTCAAGCCACCTGTGAAGCCTCCGGCCAAGGCAACTGCGACCGCGCAGCAGAAGAAGGCGTTGCCGCCGGCTGTCGCGAGCAACCCGCCTGCTGCAGCCAATGCGGTGCTGTCGCCGTACAACACTACGCTCAAAACGCGGCCCACGCTGCAGCACCCGGCGATCTACGACGAGAAGATCGAGATCAGTCAGTTTCACGTGAACGTCGAGTTCATGCAGAAGCAGCTGATCAAGCACGGCGCGCAGCTCAAGGCCGACAAGACATACGGAACCAAGACGGTCTCCGTGTGGCAGGCATTCGCCACACGCGTAGGCAGGAGCCCGCAAATCGAGCGCGGCGCTGACAAATACAGCGCCGTGGTCGATGCGGCGGCGTGGGGTCTGCTGATTCTGAGCAAGCAGGAGCTCGAGGCGCGGCTCAAGCCAGCCGGTGCAACCACGGCGCCTGCGCAAGCCAAGGCGCCTGCGAAAGGCAAGGCGCCTGCGAAAGGCAAAGCATCCGCTGCGACGGCAGCCAAGCCGACCACAGCGACAAACCAGGCGTACATCAAGATCACCGTCGAAAGCGCGCAGCAGCTGATCCGTAAGCTTGGCGCGAAGCTGACCGTCGACAAGAAATACGGACCGACGACGGCCAAGCTCTGGGCTGAGGCCGCCAAGCGCCTCGGGCAAGACACGGGCGCCGACCGTGCGAGCCCGACGGAGATGTGGGTCCATCCTGCGACCTATGCGGCTTTGAACGCAGAAGCGAGCAAGGCAAAGGGCTCCACGAAGCCTGCAGCGAAGCCCGGGACCGCGGTTGCAAAGCCAACCGACGCCACCAAGGAAGGCATGATGCAGGCGAGCGTCGGCATCATGCAGGACATCCTGAAGAAGCTCGGCGTCAAGCTCACGAGGGACAGCAACTTCGGACCTGCGACGCGCACAGCGTGGATGGCCAAAGCCAAGGCGAAGAAGCTCGACGGCACCTTTGATCGCGCTGGCCCCACGTCCGCGTGGATCGTGCCGGCCACGTACGACGCGCTCGCGAGAGCGGCGCGGATGCCGGGGCTGACGTCGATCACCACGGGGGGTGCGCAGCAAGCGGCCGGAGGCGAAGCGCAGCTGCCCACGGGCGGCGATGCCGAAGAAGGGGGCGGAACGGAGCCCGCGGCGCCGAGCGTCGAAGACCGCCTCGCAGCACAGATGATCGCGCTTGCCACGCAGACGACCACGGTCCAGGCCGTGCAGAAGATGCTGGTCGTGGCACGCCGCGCGACGCCGTCAAAGTTTGCCGGCGTCGAGGTGACCGGGAGCTGGGATGATGCGACGCAAGCTGGTTACGCATCCATTGCGCAGTACGCGCCCGGAATCCAGACCACCGCGTTCGAACGCGCGCTCCCGACCTTGCTTGTAGGACAGAACCTGCGTGTGCCCCCTGCGATGGCGAATGCGAGCTCGGTAGGGGCACGGATCTACGACGAGGGCGCCGCGGGCGAAGAAAAGCAGCAGGCCCAGCAGCAGCAGGATGAACCTGCTACGCCCACGCAGCAACCGCAGCAGCAGGCTCCTGAGCAGCCGGCAGGCGACGCAACAACCGCTGGACAACAGGAGGAGGCGCCGCGGCAAGGCGCCATCTTCGTGCCTTCGACGTCGACGCCTGCGAACTCCGCCTATTACGCACCTGCGATCCCCGCTGACTCGACGGCGATGACGACAGCAACGGAGAGCAGCAGCGAAGGCACACCCACTTGGATGATCGTCGGCTGCGTGGGTGCCGCCGTGCTCGCGGTCTACCTCGTCATGCAGCAGCGCGCGCAAGGGTCGACGCAGCAGAGGGCGGCATGACCGTCGAGATCGCGGGGCTCGCAGCCGCTACGACCGCGGCGACGCCTTGGACGCGGTTGCTCGACACCGTGACCAAAGAGGTCGACCGCTATCAGCGCATGGAGAAGATCGTCACCGACCTGAAAGCGCGCGACGTCGACGTCACCAAGCTCGGCGCCCGCGCTGATGCCTGGGTCGGCGGGCTCAATCGTCTCATCGACATCATCGTCGAAACGATCAAGGGCTTTCCGGCCGTGCAAGCGGCCATCGACGCGGCAGCGACGGTCTCGCTCTTCGCCACATCGGCATTGGGCCTGAGCGAGCTCAGCCCCGTCAGCGCCTGGCAGTCGATCGTCGCGGCGTTGCAGAAGCCGTCGGCAAGTCCCGTGCTCAGCGGACTTGCTGGCCTTGACGAGCTCGGTTGGCTTCTCACCGCCGGGCGCGCGCTCTACGCGGTGGTGAAGAACCCGGTCGTGTGGATGGGCATTTCCTCGGTGCTCTCCGCAGCCGGCCCCATTGTGCAGACCTATCTGACAGGCAAGTTCGCTTCGGAGACCGTCAACGGCAGTGCCGACACCGTCGAAGCGACAGGCGAGGCGCTACAGGCGTGTCTCGAGGCTGCGTACAGCGCGCCGAACGATGTGGCGCGACAGGCCGCGATCAGCGCGTGTCAGGAAAGTCTCGACCACGACAACGTCTGGTTGTGGATCAGCGTCGGTGCCGTCGGCGCTGTCGCTGCGTATTTCTATTTCCGACCCAAGGAGCCCTCGCAGGGCGTCGCGGGTCTGACCAGGAGGCTTTATGCGTAGAGGGTTGGGCGATCCAATCGCTGTACTCGACGGGCTCGATTTGGCGCCTGTGGCCAGGCGGGCGGGGCAACCGATCGTCTCGGCCAACCCTGCGGAAGCGTACCTGGTCGAGCCGGAGGGAGAGTTCCTTCGTTACATGAACGTCGTGGACCTGCCCACGGAGCAGCGTCGCGGCGTCGTCGCTCCAGGGGGTGGCGCACTCTTCAGCGGCGGTTCGAACTACACGCCAGGTCTTCCTCTTCTCACCACCGGCCTCGCAGCCTTTTCGGAGAATCCCATGCCCAAGCACGCACTGATCGATCCTAGCGAAGGAGGCACCTACGGCGGCGGCTCCTCCTACTATCCCGGCGGGACGTTGCTCTCCTCGAGTGCAGGTCTCGCGGCCGACATGGCAGCGCTGGACGGTGGCGCCAAGCACGCGTTTCAGTCGCAGCGCATGTCGCCGATCGGCTCCCCGCGCGAGCTACTGATCGATCCATCAGGCGGAAGCACCTTCATGGGGGGCTCTTCGTTCTACCCCGGCGCGCCGCTTCTTGCGTCGAGTGCAGGTCTGGCAGGGCTGGGAGGTTGCGCCTCGTGCGGCGTCTCCGGTTTGGGCGCTGTGGGTCCACGCGGCCCTCAAGTGAAGAACCACGAGATTCGAAAGCACTTCATCGACAACGCCACCTTCGCGGAATACGAGCGCCTCGGCGGCGATGCGGAGTTACGCAAGCTCGAGAGGGACCGGGACACGGCACAGCGTACCGGCAACCCGAAGCAGGCCGAGATCCAGCGCCGCCTCGCTGTGGTGCGGCTGTTCCGCACCAAGGTGATGGCGGGCGGACGCTGGGACAAGAAGCAAGTGCAGGCGATGTTCCTGGTCGCGATGCGTGATGCGACCACCACCGCGCAGCTGAGTGGCCTCGAGGGATTGGCCAGCCTGAACGGCAACCTCGCGGGGCTCGAGGGCAGGATCGGCCGCAAGCTCAAACAGAACCTGAAGAAGGGCGTGAAACTGGCCGGAAAGGGTCTCAAGACCACGCTCAAAACCGCTGTCAAAGTAGGCATGAAGTTTGGCCCCATGGCGATGGGCTTGCCTCCGCTGCCGTTCTGATGATTGCGCCCGCCTTCATCAGCTGCAAGGACGCGCGCCAGGAGTTACTTCCTCGCGCGCGCGACCGGACCGAGCGACGACGCTTCACGACGCGCCCAGGCAAGCGCATCAGGCGACGCCCACGTTGTTGACGAGGGGAGGAGGAACATGGCCAAAGCCGAGAAGATGACCGTGCCGATTGCGCAGCTCAACGAGTACCTGCGCCGTTACCAAGCAGTTCTCCATCGAGACGTGAGCAACGACAAGGCGCACGTGTACTTCTCTCGCCCAGTCGGCAAGTGGATTGCGGTCCTACGCAAAGGCGACAACGCGATCCTGACCTTTACGGCCGAATGCCCGTGCTCCGACGTGGGCGTGGGCCGCACGCCCTTCTGAAACGGAGCGCCCCATGGTGATGGAGATCAAGTACGGAGGCGACGATACTGCGCACAGTGGCGTGCAGCTCTCTGGACTGGGCGTCGTCCACCATATCACCGAGGCCGCTGAGATTTTTGCCAGCTCAGGCCTGAGCGTAGTGGAGACGGATCAGGCTGCGGGACTTGATCGCGGTGTGTTGCTCGATGTGCAGATGACGTGTGGTCCGAACAAGCTCAGCAAGGCGACGTTGGATGCTGCCTTTGCAGAGGGTCTGCGGCAGAAGGGCTACCGCGTCCTCGACAGCGCGCTCACGAGCGTACCCCTCGTGATTCAGTGGGAGTCTGTCACCGATGGCTGGGAGGCGCTCATTCGCACCGGACCTGCCCGACTCAATGGGTACCAGGTCGGCCAGAAGTACGCGGCGGGCACGCCGACACCGGCCGACAACGTGACGCTGCCACAAACGGCGCAGATCTACACCTTGCGCGTGAAGCCGTCCGACGGGTCGATGACTGCAGCCAAACTCGCGGCGCTCGGGCCGGCGCTGCTTCCACTGCACACCGAGGTCAATCGCGCGCTTCGGCCAGGGCTCAATCTGTGGTCGACGGCGGACACCCTCGCGACCGTGCAGCGCATCGAAGAGTTCAATCTCGGCCTGTGGGCAGGTCTCGGACTTGCGGGCGCTCTGGCCGCTTATGCGTTGACTCGGGACAAGAGCCGGCGCTGAGAGGGAACAAGGCCATGGAAATTGACTGGGACACAGCCGACGCCAAGAACGCGAGCATACTGGTGAGCTCTGCAGTGGGCTTCGCTCGTGGCTCGTTCAACTTCGGTCTGTTCGACCAAGGCATGAAAGAGCTGAAGGCGGCGCTGAAGTTTCTCTTGAAAGAGCCACCTTCCCCGACGCGCACGAGGCTCGTGAAAAAAGTCAGGGACATGGCCACCTACGGCCGGCGGATGATGGATCTCAGCGGGCAGAACAAGTCGGACATTGGGGGCTCTGGGCTCGGGGACCCGGCAAAAGTCGGAAAGCGGAAAACGGCGAAGCGAGCGGAGACTGAGGAGCAAAGGGATATGAGACTCGCGCGCGCATTGCGGTCCATCCTTGTCGATCGTTCGGGTAACGATGAGTGGGAGAGAGTAAACCCTCACAAGTTGATGCAGTTTCTTGACTTTGGTGATGACCTAGAAGCATCAGCCGATATGGTTGACGGGCATGGATGTGAACCGGGTGATTTCCTGGAGTGATCGAGATGGACTTGCGCGCCGTACTCCACTTGCTCGCCACTGCCGCACTCATCGGCATGTCGGCTGCTGCAATTCCGCCGATCGTGCGCGCGCTGCCGCCCTTCGCCGGTTGGACACAGCAAGGTATCAAGCCCTGGGCGTGTGACTTGTGCATGTCGTTCTGGTCGACCGTCATCGCGTCGCTTGTGTGGGTCGGCTTGGGCGCGCCTTGGCCCGGCAGCCTGGCCGCATTCGTCGTGACGTTCGCGATCACGCGGCACAACTCCGAACCGATCGGGCTGCCTCCCGGCTTTCCTGAGCTCCAAGACAGCGGCGCCGACGTCGTTGACGGGCGCGCATCCGAAGTTCCAACGCTCAAGGAGAGCCTCCGATGATCGACATGCTCGACATGACCGAGCCGCTGTTCTGGACGCCTTCGGCCATCCAGGAACTCGCGAAGACCGCGCACGCCGGCTTCCTTTCGTTCAACAACGACATGGCGCGCGCCAAGGACGCCAAGCTGCTGCCTGCCGGCGAGCTCGAAGCTTGGCGTTTGCTTCGTGACCAGTGGGCCAAGTGGTACAACGCGGCCGGCATCACGACGTGGCTGTTCAGTGGGAATGTCTCGGTCATCGAAGGGTTCGTGGACCAGCTGAACGTCTACCGGGCCAAGTACGTGAGCTGGACGGGACGCCCCGCATCTGGCGGAAACGTGGATGTGCCCCACGGAGCCGAGGTCAAGGTCAAGACCGAGGTGCCCCCTGTCGAGTTCGACCTCACGCCCTTGTACTGGGCCGGGGGCGCAGCCGCGCTGGCGGGGGTTGGCTACCTGCTCTGGCAGCACCGCGGAAGTGTCTCCGCCCACGCGCAGAGCTACGTGTCCAAGGCCAAACGCCGCTTTGGCGTCGAAGGGCTTGGCCCCCTTGCTCCTCGGCGACGTCGGCGCCGCTGAGGCCTCTGAAACTGCGCCCGCGCCCAGAGCTTTCTACTCCGCCTCGTTTCATTTTCAGATGTATCCTTCCCCCTGCGGCCTACTCATTTTGAGCGGAGGCCGCCACCGGGGGGTAGCCGCATGGCCGTACCAGCGCCGAGCATCAAGCCGCCGTTGCTGAACGGGTCCGCACAAACACTGTGTTACGCGGGCGCCTGTGGCGTAGGACCGATCGTACAGAGCACGACTGCGATCGTGATCGTCGAGTTCGTCTACGAGGGCGGCGGCTCTCCGCCCACCTACACCAACGACGCAGCACCTGGCCAGAAGATGGTTTTGAACGGCAAGCTCTTCACGATCGAGTCGATCGAGTACGCCGACGGCCCATGGTTCGGCTTGCTGCACGCGGACGATCCGGGACCCGTCGGTGCATTGGACGCGGCGTCTCGATTCACCTTTCAACCCTCGAGCGCAAGCCAGCGTTGGAACGGTGCGAAGCTAGACCAACTGCAGAGCGACGGGCAGCTCGGCAGCGGTTCGAACGCGCTGAACATCGACCTGACAAACTTCTCTCGAGAGCTTCGTGCCAGCCCCTATTTCGCAGACAACCTCATGGTCATCGTCAAAAGTCTGGACGCGGGCCTCGTGAACGCAGGGCCGTTCGGCCTTCAAAATGCCGACTTTCACGGCACACCAATCGAGTACGTGACCGTCGCCATGACGAGCTCCGACATGGCGAACGAGTGTGCGATTCTCATTTACTCGCCGCACAGCACGGGGAGATAAGGCCCCGTGGAGTCGCTCGAAAGCTTCCGGCTTCGACAACCGACGGCGAAGACGAACCCGTTTCTCTACACGAGCAAGGGTCTCAAAGTCGCGGGGGGCATCCGCCGCGAACGTTGCGTCCTCTACGTGTTGACGGGTCTCAACGGCAGCTCGATCGACCTGTATCTGCAGCTGTTCGAGGAAGCACCGAGAGCGGGGCTCGTGCCGGCCTTCGTCATTGCCGTTCCGGCAAACTCACACTTCACATGGGTGCCCGCGAACAGCGGTCGGGTCTTCGAGAAGCTGTTCTTCGGGTGTTCCTCAACTTTGGCGGACTTCACGCAAGCGCCAGAAGGGTCAGGGTTCTGGCTCGACGCTGAGGGCATGGTGTTTGTATGAGTAGCCCAGGCCTGTGGATCTCGCCCGGTGCTGCGCGAGGCGCGACGTCTGGAACTGGAGACGGCGTAGACAAGACTTTCGAGCACGTGCAGTCGACTCCAAGCAATCAATGGATCGTTCAGCACAACCTTGGGAAATACGCATCGATCACCGTGATCAACACGAGCGGTGACGAAATGTGGTGCGACGTTCGGCACAACTCGAAGAATCAGATCACTCTGAAATTTTCGCGCGCGTTCTCAGGTACCGCGTTCTGCAATTGAAGGAGCTGTAGATGGCCAAGATAATTGCCACAGATCTCAACCTGCTCGGTAGCGAGATACAGGATGTCAGGGCTGAAAGCCTCGACACGCCTCCAGTTTCTGCGCAGCCGGGCAGGTTCTGGTTCGATCCCATTCTTGGCAAGTTCATGTTTCGTGGACTTGACGACGCAAACATCGACTCGACAGATCGAGCGACCCATTTCGGAACGCAGGCGGCGAGCACCATCAGCGACCTCGAGGCCGTCGTCAAGGCCTACCCGCTCAACACGCTCGCGGTGCCGGCGAACGATCTGGACATCGGCGGATTCAAGTTGACGAACGCCGCGCCTGGCGTGGCTGACTCAGACGTCGCTACTGTCGGACAAGTCAACGCCAGCACCGCATCGGATCGCGCGTACATCGACGCGCAAGATGCTGCGAACAGCGTGGCAGACCAGGCGTACGCGGACGGGTTGAGCACTGCCGACCGAGCGTACGCGGACACGCAGGACGCAACGCTCAAGGCGTACGTCGACACGCAGGATGCTGCAAACAGCGTGGCAGATAAGGCCTACGCAGATGGCCTCAGCGTCGCCGACCGCGCGTACACGGACACGGCTGTCGCCGGTGTCGCCGACAACAGTCTGAGTGACTTTTCGCCGCCAACAGCCGACTTGGACATCGGCGGTTTCAAGTTGACGAACGTCGCTCCGGGCGTGAATGACTCGGACGTTGCCACGGTGGCTCAAGTCAACGCGAGCACGGCCTCAGATCGCGCGTACATCGATACTCAGGATGCAGCCGAGCGAGTCTACGCGGATGGGCTGAGCACTGCGGATCGGGCATACACGGACACAGCAGTTGCAGGCATCACCGACAACAGCTTGAGCGACTGGGCGCCGCCGACGGCACCGGTTGACGTGAATGGGCAGCCCATCACGAACCTGCCGGCCATCGCCGATCTGAGTGATCCTGCAGCACAGACGCAGGCGATCAGCTTGGAGACGGCCAAGCTGCTGTCGAAGTACCAGATTCGAGCGCACCAGCTCATTACAAGGAAGCCGACGCCCGAGGAGTTGGCGGGGACTGTTCCGTATTTGGGCAGGGACGGCCAAGGCCTGGCAGACGGTGCGACGGTGTTGTGCGCCACGCAGATCGGCGGCCTGGAGGATGGTCTGTACATCTACCAGGGCGGTGGCCTGCCGATGCTGCGCTGGAGTGCCTCGCATTCCGAAACGATCAAGATGGGCGATCTCGTCTTCATCGGTCGCGACATCTATATCTATCAGAACAACCAGGATGTGACGCCTGCAACCGATGGCAACGTCTGGCAGACCTGGTCGTTGCTGAACATCAGCATGGTCGACAGCACCCTGTACAGGGTGGCCGTCGACCTTGTCTCTCTGGAACCTGTCGACACCAGCCTCGTCGGAGATCCGCGCCCTACGATCGATGGGCGGTTGCTCGACCTTACCGAGTCGTGGCTCGTGCTGCTGACGAACCAGCCAGACCCGACCGACAACAAGGTCTGGGAGTACGGCGTCAAGTCGCCGGGGGTGATGTCCTGGCGAAAGCTAGACCTGATGCCCGACGACTACTCGGGGTGGCATGAGGGCACCACGGTCTACGTCAAGGGTGGGCTTCACGCGGGGCAGACGTGGCGCATGAGGTTTCGTCCAGGGTATCCGAACGGCGAAATCTTCGATTGGAAAAACGCGGAAGAGTCGCTGGCCAGGTACGAGGCGAACTGGGTCTTCACGTGGAACTGGGATCTGCAGGGGCCGATTCCGCCGGAGTTAGATGGCCAAGCACTGCTACTGGTCAGGCAGGATGACCCGCTCGAGAACGGACTGTACCGTCTCGGCGGCACCATGCAGCGGATACCGACCGATCGCTTCGGTGAGATGGTGTTCGTGAGCGGAGGCATCAAGCCGGAGACCTGGCAGCTTACCAAGACGGGGTGGATCAAACTTCTTCCGCAGCTCTTTTCAGATGCTGTGAAATTCGTCGTCCGATCGCACCTTGATCTGGCGCCGACACCGTCTGAGGTTCACGGCCAGGGTTTCGACGAAGGCGACCTTGTGTTGCTGTTAGATCAGCAAGATCGTTCCGAAAACGGAATTTGGATCATGCACAAGGGCGAGGTAATACAAACCAGCCCTCCCGTGTATGGCCCAGCCCAGCCGTGGGAAAAGCTGTACTTCAACATCGATGAGAAGTTCGGGCGCGTCGTTATCGCACAGTCCGTCTATCGCGGATTCCAAGGCGTCGAATGGGAATCTCGCCAGCACACGTTCTGGGTCAGCACTTGGTACGGGGATGACTGGGTTGAAATCAACGGAGGCCCTCTCGATCAGCTCGAGGACCTGCGCAAGAACGCGCTGCTCAAGACGAGTGTGGAGGCGGTGTCTACGACGCCGGTGGACCGGTGGGCAAACGTAGATGTCGTGGACGGAGTCACGCTTAGCCTGTCGGCGCAAACGCTTCCTGATGGAAGCTACAATCAGAGCCACAAGCCTGCGTACGTCCTGTTGACGGCGCAGCCCAACGACTACGACAACGGTATCTATGCGGTCACGTACTACAACCATGACGATCTAAGGGCACGTTGGGATCGTGAGTATTGGCGCAACTTCTTTCGCAAGGGCGAGCAGATCTACGTTCGCGAAGGGGTGCACAAGAACACGATCTGGTATCTCGCGACAGATCAGGACGTCGAGGGCGGCGATTCGCAGATCTGGAAGCGCAACAGTGGAGGCGGGCTGGCGAGCTCGGTGGTCGGCCTCGTCGGCGCCGTCAACGTGGCGATCAATCAGCCCGCTGGACGGTACGTTGGCGACTACTACATGACCTTCGCCGAGGGAGAGGGCACGCAGGTCTTGCTTACGGCTCAGGACGTTGCCGCAGACAACGGCCTCTGGGATGTCGTGGCGACCGGTGGCCAGTACGTGTGGACGCGTGCGTCTCCGCGAGAGTTCGCCCTCGGGGAGCAGCTCTATGTCTCGCTGGTGAACGAGACGTGGCAGTTGATCGAGGGCGGAACCTGGGTGCAGAAGTACCAGGAGAAGTTCGACGACATCAGTTACCACTCGCTCGCGAAGATCAGCGTGGTTGCGGCAGAGTCCAAGTTGAACATCGACATCGCGTCCAACCCCAACCAGATCGACGGCGTGATCATCGGTCCGCCGCCGATCTTTTTGGGAGGCGACTTCACCGTCAATCCTAACCGGAAGTCTGAGTACGTCCTGCTCACCCATCAGGACGACAAACGCCAGAACGGCGTCTGGACCTTGGATGGACTGCTCGGGCAGCCGAACGCCTGCGTTTGGCAAAGAGAAGCTCGGCTCAACAGGCTTGCGGCAGGTTCGCAGGTCTACGTCCGCAAAGGGTACAACCGAGGCACGATCTGGCACCTCGACACGCTCGAGGCTGGGGTCGAACCGACGGATCCGCAGACCTGGAACATCAACACGACAAGTGTCACGTACGCGTCGATCAGCGCGATGGGTCAGCCCGTCGGCGACCTGTTCATGAACCACTTCCGCATCACCGGCCTGGCTGGCGCGGTGGATGATGAAGATGCTGTCAACTACGCGATGCTCCAGTTCGAAACTGCGAGCAACAAGGCCTACGCGGACACACAGGACGCAACGCTCAAGGCGTACGTCGACACGCAAGACGCCGCCGAGCGGACGTACGCAGACGGTCTTAGCACCGCCGATCGCGCGTACACCGACACGGCTGTCGCCGGTGTCGCCGACAACAGCCTGAGTGACTTCGCTGCGCCGACAGCGGACCTGAGCATTGGCACGCACAAGCTTGTCAATGTCTTGCCGGGCGTCGCCGACACGGACGCCGCAACGATGGCGCAGCTCAACGCCATCGCGGCGGCGAGCGGCGCGGTGACGTTGGACAAGGTGCCGACCGCTATTGCGCCTGTGGACCTTGGCGGACAGCGCATCACGAATCTGGCTGCGCCGACTGCGCCGTCCGATGCAGTGACCCTCGGACACGTCGAGAACCTGACCAATGGAACCGATTGGAAAGTCAGCGTGCGTGCGAAGTCGACCGCGGACGTGCCCGTCCTCTCCGGTTTGCAGACGCTAGACAATGTCGCCTTGGCCGAAGGCAATCGCGCCTTGTTGACCGAGCAGCTGGATCCAGTTCTCAACGGCATCTACGTCGTGTCCGCAGGACCGTGGACGCGCGCAGCGGACGCAGACCAGGGCACGCTCTCGGCCGCATCTGCCGTCATGGTGGAGGAAGGCTCCACATTCGGCGACTCACAGTGGCGGCTGATCTCCAATGACGCAATCACAGTCGGCACCACGCCGCTTGTGTGGACGCAGATCGGCGCAGCCGTCAGCTACGTCGCAGGCGCAGGGCTCGATCTGACGGGCAACGCGTTCTCGCTCCAGGCCAATGTGCCGAGGAAGTTCGCGGCTGCTTTTGGAAACGGCGCCGCGAGAACTTTTACGATCACGCACAACCTTGGTTCGCGCGACGTGGCGGTCTCGGTGTACTTCGCCGCGGACGGGAGCGAGGTGGAGTGCGACATCCAGCGCTCAGGGCTCAACACGCTCGCGCTCGGCTTCGCCGCCCCGCCGGCCGCCAACCAGCTCCGCTGCGTCGTGGTGGGGTGATAGCCGATGGCCCGCCAGTCACTCGCGTTCGCGCCGCCGCCTGCCCTCGCTCTGGGGGCGGGCGCGACGGAACCTGACCCCGGCGGCATGGGCGCAACCGTCTGGTCGACGGTAGAGGCCCGTGTGCTCGTCTGGGACGGTACGGAGTGGCAACCGCAGGCTGTCGTGCGGGACATCGCGCAGGGCGCGCAGGGCGCCCACTACGTGCACACGCAGGGGGTGGCCACAGACGTTTGGATCGTCACTCACAACCTTGGCAAAGTGCCGTCGGTTACGGTAATCGACAGCTTGGGTGACGAGGTGCGCGGCGACACGCGCCACGACTCCCCCAATCAGGTGACGCTGACCTTCTCATACCCGTTCTCGGGTTCTGCTCACTGCAATTAGGGGAGAGATATGGCGTTCAAACAGCAGACACCGATCGACATGACGGGGCTCGAGATCCTCAACGCACGCGCGCATGTGATCGCGGGCCAGCCGGGGTCGCCGACGCCGGGACAGTTCTGGTTCAACTCGGTCTCGGGCCGCTTGGAGTTCAGGGGCACTTCGGGAACCATCGACCCCACCGCGCGCGCGAACCACCTCGGGTCGCAGCTCGCTGCCACCATCTCGGACTTCGATGCGCAGGTCCGCACGTCGAGGCTCGATCAGCTGGCAACGCCCGCAACCAGCCTGGATCTAGGCGATCACAAGATCGTCAACCTCACACCGGGCGTGAACGGCACAGACGCGATCAACAAGGCGCAGCTGGATGCGGTGCAGTCGGGGTTCTCGACGATGCGCCTCGACCAGTTGGCGAGTCCGACAGGGCCAGTTTCGTTGAACGGACAGAAGCTGACCAACGTCGGCAACGGGACGGTCGCGACCGACGGCTGCACCTACGGACAGCTTTTAAACGCGATCAACGGAACCGACTGGAAGCCGAGCGTCCGCGTGGCCACGACCGACAACCTGGCCGCGCTCAGCGGTCTGCAAGTTGTCGACGGCGTCACGCTGGTTGCATTCGATCGGGTCCTCGTCCGTCTGCAGTCCTCACCCCAGGCCAATGGCATCTACGTGGCGGGAGCGGGCGCGTGGACGCGCGCGGCCGACGCGGACGTGGGCATGCTGTCGGCCGACGCAGCCGTCTTCGTGGAAGAAGGATCGCTGGCGGACACGCAGTGGAGGATCACCACGGACGGGGCCATCGCTGTCGGCACGACGCCGATCACGTGGGCGCAGATCGGGGCGGGAGTCTCGTACACGAATGGTGCCGGCGTCACGCTCGGTGGCAACGTGATCGGGATCGACACCGCGGTCGTGGTGCGCAAGTTTGCCCAGGACGTCGGCGGGGGCGCGACGTCCATCGCGATCACGCACAACTTGGGCACACTCGACGTAACCGTGGGCGTGTTCGAGGTCTCGAGCGGTGCGGAGATCGGTTGCGACAAGGTGCGGAGCTCGGTCAACGTCATGACGCTCGGGTTCGCCGTCGCCCCGACGGCAGGGCAGTTTCGCGTCGTGATTCACGCGTGACGACGCGGGCGTACGGCTTCGAGGCACCCCCTGCGCTGGCGATTGCCGAGGGGGCTACGGCGCCCAACCCTGGCATTGTGGGCGTGGTCGTCTGGTCGACGGTTGAGAATCGTGAACTCTTCTGGAGCGGAACGTCTTGGCAGGCTGAAGGCGCAGCGCTCGCAACTGTCGCTCCGGCAGCGCTGAGCGCCGTATCAAGCGCAGGAAGCAATCCGACGCTTGCACGAGATGATCACGTGCACGCGCATGGGGTGCAGAGCGATCCAGCCATGCATGCAGGTGCCACCGCTGCTGTCAATGGGTTTATGTCTGCAGCGGATCATGTGAAATTGAGCTCACTTGGTGCTGGCACGTTGACGAGCGTGGGCGCGGCCGATGCCGGAAAAGTGCCGCTGCTAGGGGCAAGTGGGGTAGTTGACGCTACGCTCATGCCTGCGACGTCAGGCATGTCCTTGTCCAGTGTGGCGGGCCGTTCGGTTCTTGGCATTGAGTTGCAGAGCTCCGTGTACGGTAAGTTTGCGGGTGAGCTATTTGCGCCAAGGTCTTGGACAAATAGAACGCGCAAATGGCAGGCGCAGTGGGGCACGAATGTGCCGCTGCTTGACGGTATGGGGAATGCCGTCACCGGAGGTACGGCGACGGCAGTGACGCAGGCTGTGAGTGTATCGAGTCCTAGCAACCCAGATTTTGAGCGCAGTTGCAGGATTCACTATGCTGTTCCAGCGGCGCCAACCTTGAGCATTGTACGAGACAACATGGGACCTGTGTATATGGGTCAGACCGTAGCATCTGTCAAAAAGTTTCCGTGTCCGTTTGTGTCGTCTTTTCGGTTGGCGTTTCCAGGTCTGCAGAACAGAAGTCGGTTGTTTTTTGGCTTGGCAGCAGCCGCAGCTCTTCCAAGCGGCTCGTTCTATACGACTGCCTTGTATACAGGGTATGGCGCAATGATCGGGTTCGTTCAGGCGTCAAATGCAAACGCGCTGAGTTTCATCCAGACGAATGGAACCAAGGCTGTCGTGACTGCGTTGGTTGAACCTTTGAACTACAAAGACCTTGCGTATGTTGTGTATGACTTTGTAATACACATGGGGAGGACGTCTGATTCGAATCCGCCGGATAGCATTGGCGTGGCATGGCGTAGATGGCCAAATGGCGGTTGGACATCTCAAGTCATACCGGCGGATTCAAGTGCGTGGTCTATTGCAACGCCTTTGTACTCCACGTTCGCTGTGGGTAATGACGTGAGTGCCGGCTTGGTAACAGGCATGGACTTGGTGCATATGTTTCTTGAGCATGAGGGGTGAGCCTGTGGGTAAAGCCGCATACACCTATGAAGCACTGCCTGCGGTACCGATTGCTGTTGGAGCAAATGCGCCAGACCCTGGAGTTATGGGAGCGACCGTTTGGTCGACTGTCGCGAACTGCATGTTGTGTTGGGATGGCGCAGGTTGGAGATCGGCAGGTCTCCTTGCGTCAGGTGTTTTACCTGCACCATTGGGTGTGGCAGCGTTCGAGGGTGTCAGTCCGGCGGGGGCGGCGGCCGATCATGTGCATGCTCACGGTACCCAAACCGATCCCTCTTTGCATGCAAGCGCGACGACTACGCGCGATGGCTTCATGCCATCTCTGGATCAGCAGAAGCTAGATACGCTGGGGGCTGGCGTCGTTTCGAGCATTGGCGCACCAGATGCCGGCAATGTTCCGGTGCTCAATTCTAGCGGTGTTATTGACGCTACGTGTATTGACGCATCCGGCATGGCCACAGCATCTGTGGCTGGACGTTCTGTTGTGGATATTGCGCAGCAAGGGACAGTTTACGGTCTGTTTTCGCGCGAGCTCGTCCAGCCCCGCGGTTGGACAAGTCGCACGCGCAAGATGCAGGCACAGTGGGGTAGCGCCGCATTGGGACTTAGCGGCTTGACCAGCGCCGTCGTGGGCACGTTGACGGCGATAACGCCTGTGGATCCATATTATAATATTACCGATACGATATGCAGGGTGAAGCTGTCCAGTCCTGCGCCTAGATCTTCGTGGGGTGCATTGTACAGCCCAAGCTGTCCTGTGTACTTGAGGCAATCTGTTAATGGTTCTGGTGTATTCACAAGCTCTGTGCTGGCTGCATTCAGGATTAGCTTTAATGAAATTAACTGGGATCGTATGTTTTTTGGATTATCCAGTGGCGTTCCGGGTCCCAATGTATTTGGTGCAAAGTATTACGAGAACATCGGCTCTGCGATGTTCGGGTTTTTCAAGGTTAGGCAAGAGAATGCCTTTCGTTTTATTCAGACAGATGGTGTAAGTGCATATACTGATACAGCGCTGACGGAGGCTCTTACTTACAGAAGAGGGGAGGTCTACGACCTTGTTATGAGTATTGGTCGTACAGATACTCCGTCTGCCCCAGTAAGTATTGGTATTGCGTGGCGAAGGTGGCCCGATGGCGGTTGGGTGTCGCAGGCAATTCCAGCGAATGTCAATAGTATGGTTCCTGGCGTTGGTGTTCTCCTGATGGCTTTGGTCGGCAACAGTAACACCGGTGATATGGCGTATAGCGTTGATGTGGTACATATGTTTCTGGAGTTTGAGGGGTGACCACGTAATGGCAAGTAGGTCATACAGTTTCAGATCGCCTCCTGCGCTAGCGATTAGCGTCGGTGCAACGATGCCAAATCCAGGCATTGTCGGCGTCGTTGTGTGGTCTACGATCGAGCAGCAGAGACTGTGTTGGACTGGATCGGCGTGGCAATTCTCCAGTCCAGCGCTTTCGTCTTTTGTGCCAGCGCCTGTTGCTGCTGTGAGCGTCTTGGGGGGTGGCTCAAGAGCTTCTCGAGCCGATCATGTGCATGTTCATGGAGTACAAGACGATTCTGCGCTGCATGCCGTGGCCTCGCCCGCGGGTGCGGGTTTCATGACTGCAGCGCAAAAGTTGAAGCTGAACTCGTTGGGTGCAGGTGTTGCTGCGAGTGCTTGCGCTGTGGATGCTGGGAAGGTTCCTTTGCTGGGTGTGGACGGGCGTGTTGCTGCGTCTTGTCTGCCACCGTCGTCGGGTATTGGCTTGGCAAGTGTTGCAGGCAGGTCTGTGATCGAAATTG